AAGCAGTGGTATCAACGCAGAGTACTTCAAGGACAAGGCAGACCGCCTCGAACTGGATGATGATGAAGCGACCGACAACGTGGTAAAGTGGAATGAAGAGCACCCCGGTGAGAAGCCGGACGAGGACACACTGTTCTGGCTGACGCACCGCAAGCCCACGAACAAAGAGGTCATAAGCTCTCTCATGGGACTTGGAGAGGGTATCGGTCGTCAAGGCAAGAACCACCCGATTCAGTCGGCCAACGCGACCATTGCAAAACTGGCGATGGGTTGGGGATTCGACAAGGACGGTATTCCGTTCCTCTGGCACACACTGCCGAAGCTCCGGGCGAAGCTGGTGAAGTTCGTTCACGACGAACTTGTCATCCAAGCGCCGAAGCAGTTGGCGCAGAAGGTTGCTGATGAGATTCAGAGCGCCTTCAAGCGGGCCGCCGCGATGCGGATGGTCAAGGTCTTCATGGAGTCGGAGTTCCACATCGCAACCTACTGGCAGAAGTAGTTGACAGATTCACGAAGTTGTCGTAAGATGGGTGAATCATGAACACGGTAGCGTACAACATGGATGACTTGAGGGAGAGGTTGCGCAGTCGCTTCCATGCTGTTATCATCAGCCGTGGGTATTCGGAGGCAGCGGCTCAAGGCATTCTGGAGGAGTGGCTGCCAAAGTACATGCAGGATGTCGAGGGGTTCAAGAAGATGTTGGAAGAATACGAAACGGGGAAACGATGAATCATGATGTCGTCAAGATCAAATTCGGCTCTCACCTGTACGGCACCACAACGCCGTCGAGCGACATGGACTTCAAGTCCGTGTTCATCCCCACCCGCGAAGAGATACACGAGGCTCTGGAGCTTCTCTACACGGGCAACGTCACGCTGCCGTTGAAGGCGGAGATCAGAAACCTGTGCCTGAAGGTGAAGCTGGGCCAACTTCCCTACCAAGAAGTTGCAGATGTGATCGAGGAGCTTCTTGAGCGCGTCGAGCAGGCTGCGGTCGATTCAGACCTCCGCGAGGTTCCTGACTACGAGTTCGCAGACGAGCTTGATTCTGCAACGTCCACGATGCATGTCGTGACAGGAGTCACGTCCTTGGCTGATAACCTACCAAAGCTGCAGGAGAGACTTTACAGAGCATTCTGAACTTCAAGCCATTTCCGTACCACATGCAGCTTGTGTTCACCAACGACATGAAGGCGTCGATCCACAAGCGGTATCCGAAGTACAAATACGATGACAAGACAGGGGCCATCACTCTGCACAGGGACAGCGCCTCAATGGTTATACTTCCTGAGCAGACCAACATCAACCACATCGCCCACGAGGTCACCCACGTAATCCAGAACTTCATCAAGTACATCGAGGCGAAGAACTGCAACGAACTTGAGGCATACTACATTGGCTGGCTCGTGTACGAAGTGGCAAAGCGGGCCGCGCTTGACAAACCAGCCGGGGAGTGAGATACTTCTTTTAGATCAAGCCCACTGACGGGCGCGTTCGGGACTGGCGTCGTAGGAGAGATACGGACGGGTTTCCTTTCACCTGATTGCAACACCCGCCGCGCCGTTCAGTGGGTTTGACAGAGGAAGCAAGGAGTGGTACCATGCAGACAGTAAGTGGAGAGTTCTATTTGGCGGTGAAGAAGAATCGGCAGCACTGGAAAGGTCTAGCCGCTCGACTCACCAACAAAGCACCATCCTTGGAATCTGGCGAAGTCGCCATCAAGGTCGTGGTGAACGTGCCGGATGCGTTGTTCACGAGCCCGATACTGCAAGCAAGCATCAACGTGCCCGAGGGCGCTGTGTCGAAGCCTGTTATCGACGCAGTTGTCCTTGACAACATCAAGGAATCTCTCAACCAGCAGTTCGGACTCTATGTTCGGGTAGCGTTGGTAGAAAATGACCGTGAATCCTAAGCTGCTGCCTGCTGTGATGATCGTTATTGACGTGCTTGCCGCCGTGGTGTATGCTACGAACAAGGACGTGCGACACACGATCTACTGGTTAGCCGCTGCGGTGCTCACCGCCTCGGTCACTTTCTAGGGGCTTGACAAGAAAGTCGCCCCTGTGGTACAATGTTCTTACGGTCGAGGTAATGCCTCGAAAGTTGCCGAACTTACAATCGGCTGGTGGAGGGTGTTCAGGTGAAAGCCTGACGCCCCCGTTTCAAAGGAGCAACATGATCGTTGAAGTCGCAGTTGTATCGGCTCTTGCAGGTGCGGGAATTTATGCCGCCCTCAAGGGTGTTTTCGGAACCTCGGTGGAAGCTACGGCAAAGGCTGATGAAGCCGCTGTCAAGGCTGCTGTCGCCAAGGAAGAGTCCGCTGTGAAGTCGGACATCTCGAAACTCTAACTGTATCAAGTACGCACGTCAACACTGCATTCTAGCTTATTCGGACAGCGGTTCAACTCCGCTCACGTCCACCAAGAAGGGTACTGATAAGTAAGATGTGCTGCACAATGTCAGCCAGTACCTTTCTTTGTGGGCGTGTCACGGCTTCGACGGGTTTGGGATGATGCAGCTTCGTGCCGGAACTGATGCTCACCGTAACGAGAGTCAAAAACACAACTGCCACCAAGAGTGTCGGTTCACGGATCGCATCTTTCGTCAAGGGCTTGTTCAGCTTCGACGGATTTGCCATCCCGGTACTAGCTTAGTCTAGTGGGGTCTGGCCCACCTTGCAACAGAACGGGCCAACTTTATGAACGGAGATCATGGTAGATAAGGAGAAGCAAAAGGCTTACTATAAAAAGTGGCGCTTGGCTAACAGAAAAGGAAAGCCAAAGTACCGACTGTATGAGATGGAATACCGGAGCACTCTGAAAGTTGAGGTTCTTACTCATTACGGACTAGGCGGGACTCTGGGTTGCTGCTGGCCCGGTTGCACTGAGTGCGACATCGACGTTTTGACTCTGGATCACATCGACAATAGCGGAAAAATCGAACGTAAGAATGGAACCGGAAAGACTGGACAACGCATGTACAGGCACCTGAAGTTGTCTGACTAACCTGAAGGCTTTCAAACCTTGTGTTGGAATCACCAATGGAAGAAGGAGATTCTTCGCAGAAAAGAGCAAGTGAAGCAAAGGTACCTAAACGCTAATTTAGTTTGAAATCTTTTCGCCACTTCAAAAGTGCAAAACACGAAAGTGACAATGGCGACGTAAGACGGACTCGTAGTGCCTGACTCCTCTCAGGACGAGCAACCGCAGTGGCGGCGGAGAGACAAATCATCGGGAACGTCCGGCGCTGTTATGTAGTGGGGCCGGGCAACGTCAGGCGGGTTGAAATGGGTTTCCGTCTGGTAGCGGGGTTGTAGCTCAGTTGGATAGAGCATCTGGTGAGACCAGAGGGTCGCAGGTTCGAGTCCTGCCTCCCCGCGAACGACATTCAGTTTCACCAGCGGGTTACCGAAGTGGGCGGCGATGAGCACACACGAGGCCGGGCAAACCGCGAGGGAGTGCAGTCTGAATACTGCTAAAGACAGCCCGTTGGTGAGAAATAATTGTGGGCAACGCGCAGTGTGACTAGACGCTGCATGACTAGGGAGCTATAGTAATCCCTTATCAGGAGGGTAATCAAACCCTGCTTGCCCAGACCAGTTTGCCGCGCACCCTCCCTTGGCGGGGAGGAATCGGCTAGTCTAACAGTCTACGTGTGTCCGCCAAGACCTCGGGGGACTCGAAAATAAAGCTCTGCCATCCGGCAGCGAAAAGTGGACTAGGCGATCCACCGTTGCGAAAGCATCGTTAGCTTATAGAAGCCAAGCGCGGCGATTAGTTTGTAACAAAAGTAGTATCATGCTCTGGGAGGAGCGAACATGGAAACTCTGTTGAAATTCCTCGGATTCATTTTACTCGCAGCCTTGTTCGTCATTTTGGTTGCGGCACTCATCGCGCTACCTATCATGTGGCTCGTCAACTGGCTCATTGTGCCCAAGCTGATCTACGCCATCTTCGGCGTCTACAAGCTGAACTTCTGGAAGGCTCTCGGTATCGGCCTGCTGTCCGGTTCACTGTTCAAGTCGGTGCAGTCAACCAGCAGCAAGAGCTAACGAAAATCGCGTGTCGCCGTGGCGCATCTGGCGCTTGCTCAAAGGACACGGATCATGCCGGGGAGTGGGTGTAAGGTGCCTCTTGAGGGTACCCCACCCAAGCCCACGAACCGGAACTACATGAATACCAGAGACCCGTAAGGGACTGGCACGACGGTAAAAGCCCGCCACACGCGAGATGCTCCTGTACATCTATACATAGTCAAAGGACACATGGCTGACAATCTAAAGATAGGCAAAGTGGAGGTAGTTCAGGTCTTCAAGACCAAGGTGGTACCCCTCCCATCAGTGAGTGATCCTGCCGGGGTGAACCAAGTACCGCGAGAGGTCATTGCCTCAAAACTTCTAATCATACCGGACGATCCAAACGACAACTGGTCGTTGCGCGGGGAACTAACCATTCCCGGCGCTTTGACATTTGGTGCTATCTATGATCTAATACTCGTAGATCATGTTGAGCCGCCACCCGTGCCGGAAAACTTCCGCAAGTTTCAAGAACCAGAGTTATAGATCGGAGAGCCGTTGTGACCAACTTCTTTACAGCAGACGAACACTACTTCCACGAGAATGCGAGAATGGGCTGGGGCAACGCAGCTAAGGCTCGTCCCTTCACGTCTGCGCTCGACATGAAGGAAGGTCTAATCGCCCGCCACAACGAAGTGGTGCGCCCCGGCGACCACACTCACCACGTCGGCGACATGTTCTGGCGCACATGCACCTACGAGGATGCTCTCAACATTATGAGCAGGCTGAACGGTAGCCACTCGTACGTCATGGGCAACCACGAAGAGGTCATGCTCAGTCACTACCATCTTCGTTCCGTGTTTACGACCGTGGAGGAGCGTTCCTTCATCAACCTGCCGGGAGGCCCGTCGAAGGGCATCGTCCTCGATCACTACTCAGGAAGAGTTTGGAGACAATCCGGCGCAGGCGCGTGGCAGCTTTACGGACACAGCCACAATGAGCTTGAATCGCGTGAGGACTCGAAGAACCTCCTGTCGTGCGATGTCGGAGTTGACAGTTGGAACTGGTATCCTGTATCCTTATCTCAGATCGCGGAAGTCATGCGCGTGAAGAAGGAGAACAGGGATGGCCGGGCCGTGGACAGAGGATGAGCAACTGGGGTTGAACCTCAAGAAGGAATACATCCTGAAGCACCACCCCAGCGCCCACGCGGAGTTCATGGCGGAGGCCGGACGCTGGGTGGTCTTCGGTCGTGGAAAGTACAACGAGTCCCTGACCATAGGAACTGGGGGCAGTGAGCGGGCCGCGTGGCAAAGCGCGTACAAATACACACAAGAAAGTGTCTCTCCTATTCCGGTGTCCACCCCAAAAATTTCTACAACATCTTCCAAGGGATCGCTGGAGTACCCTGCGGTGTGCGACCCGTACACAGGCTTGTGGAAGCCACTCTCGACCGATACGATGCCTGTGGGATGGCACCCGGAGCGCGAGTACACCACTGGTGAAGTCGTCTACATGAAGGACGGAGGCACTAAGGTCTATGCTAATGGCAAGCTGCACGATTTAGTCACTCACAAGCTCATCACGGGCGAGACCATGCAGATGAACCCCATCACGAACGAGGTATTTCACTCGAACGTGTTGTCTCAAGGTGCGAAGACGGCGGCTGGGATCGCGGCGCTGAAGCAGCAGGCCGAGTCCGGCGCACTAGATAAACTGAAGTCCGGCATAGCAAAGAAACTGAACATGCACGTCGGCCAGTACATCCCGGTCGATACTGAAGATGACCTTCAGGTGCTAACCAAGTACAAGGTCAAGTTCACACCGACCTTGAAGCCGATGATACTCCCAAAGAAGCCTGCGCTCGAAGAGGACGATGAGGAGTTCGCCCCAGTGCCGACGAAGAAGGAAAAACCGTTCTCCTCTATCAACACGAAGGCCGACCTGACCAATCAGGCGCTCGTCCAGCACATCGGTGTAGCATCGAACTGCAACGTGATTATCCAGCAGGCGTTCTCTTCCAAGGGTGCGTTTGGTCGCAAGGTGCGGCTGGTCTGCAAGCAGTGCAACAAGGACAAGGTGTACTTCGACGAGGCGATGTTCCACATGACTCCCGAAGGCATCGTCAACGAGTTGAAGGAATTTTGCTTCGCTCATCGGCACGACGGCAGCAAGGTCGAGATGCCGTGGAAGACGGTAGCTATACCTGACCCGAAGAAGTTGGAGAACTACCGACGCTTCAGGGAGGAATAATGCCTTCAAAGCTGATGAGAGAGGCGATATGGGACACACCCAGTCATAGGCGCATAAGCAAGATGCCACCTAAAAGAAAGTACGATCTACACCCGTTTTTCATAACGGACTTTCCGACGCGAATGCCTCACGGCTACATTGAGGAGCAGAGCACAGCAGGAATACCGGGCCTGAGTGGGATTGTAAGCCCTCCTCCACAGCCCGTCGTCAAAGCTAAGGCAGCGGTGAAGTTCCCGCTCACAACCGCAGACCGACGTTTCCGGTCAGAGTAGGGGATGTTTGAGAAGTGCTTTACACAGATGTGTCGTCATACTCTCGCTACTACTCGCGCCGCTGGCGCTGCACGGGAGAGTTGCATCTGAGCACATCGCACTCACCCCGGTAAAGACTGGCCCTCCTCCCGAGGGCTGTCTCGCTCCTCTTGTGCGGGCCAGCTTCTACTCGACGAACTTCGAGGGCAAAGAGATGGCAAACGGGGGTACGTTCCATGAGGCGGTGCCCACAGCGGCAAGCCGGACGTACCCCCTCGGTGCGGTGCTGGATGTGACCGCGCAAAGTACGCGTAAAACTGTGCGGCTGCGGGTGACTGACACCGGGCCGTGGAACCACAAGTTCTGCCTCGATCTTTCGACGGCAGCTTTCAAGGGTCTGGGCCTCGACGAAAAGCGCGGTTGGGACTGGGTGTCGATTACAAGGATCAGGTAATGGCGTACAGCTTGACGAACCAGCTTGATAAAGTCGAGCACGATATGCTGAAGGCTGGCTACCCAGCCTCCGCCGTCTACCTAGCCATGCACAATGAGTGCAAGAAGTTCATGGAGCAGGAACGGGCAGAGCATTACTTCAAGCTCTACCAGCAGCACTATCAGAACGAGAAGGAAGCCAAGCTGAAGAACGACCAGCAGCAGTTGAGCTACAACGCTGCCTCGGTGGTGAACCACTTCCCGCCAGAGACGGCCAATCAGAACGCCATCAAGTTTGTGGAGTCGCAGCCAAACTACTACGCCTGCGTCGAGAACCACAAGCAGATGACTGACCACATGATCGCCAATGGGATCGCACCGACCGTGGACGGCTTCCGCAAAGCCTACTACACACTGCGGGCACTGGGTGTCTTGAAGAGCCATCCTAACCACGAGCCTGAAGCCTATTACGGCAAAGGGCTGGCGGCATCTCTGGGCGGCGCAATGGCGGTGGGCGCACAGCAGGCTATCGGCAAGGTGCCACACATGGACACCGCCCTAGCGCAGCAGCAAGCTCAGGCCCACATGCTTGCGCAGATGGCGCAGGAAGAAAAGATCAAGCGCGACATCATCCGGGCCGCGATGGAAATTGATACATGGGTGAACAAAGACAGCATGAAGGAAAAGATCAAGAGCGCAGTTGTCACAGAACACGTTGGCAGGAAGTTCAGAGAGGACATCTAGTGAAACGCATCCGAGCATTCATGCACCGCCACGCGGCGCTGATCCTGTGGTTGACAGCCGTGATCCATTGAGGTACAATGATCCTATGAGACACGAATGCGAACTCGACGAGATGGGACGCTGCCAGCCGTGCATCACCCGGTTCAACGACCTCATGCGCGAGGTTCACACTCACGAGTGTCATCGCGGCGACACGCGGGCGGTGCGCACCCCGCTGGGGTTCCGGTGTCTTAGGTTACTCCGCAAATTTTTTACAAAGTTCAGGAAGAGATCAAAATGAGAGTCATCATGAAGAGCGTCACCGTAATTGGTCAGGAAGCCTTGAAGCTCGTCAAGGCGGGATACGACAGCGGTATGTCGTGGTCTGCCGTGGCAAAGCAGATGGGCATCCGCTTCCTCTTGGAGCAGCAGCGGGCCGAGCTATACGCCAGCGCCAACGCCGCGCTCTACGACAAGCTCACCTCCCTGCAATCTGACCCGTCCGACTCTGCGGCTGCCCGCAGCTTCCGCCTCACGCAGGATCAGCTTCGCCCCGGCGACCCCCGCCGCGACTTCCTCGGTGGCGTTCCCCACACCATCAACTCCAGCGCCGCCCGTACCGCCGCAACCGCCCTCACCACCGCTGGCGAATCCGTCTACCAGAGGACATACAAGCGCCGGGTGGATCACACCAGCCTGACGCCGTGGACGTTCCGCATGTCCGCTGTCGAGGTAGAGTGGAGTCTGCAAAACTCTTTGGGGATAACTGTCGGGAGAGCCAACGACCCTGAGACAGCCCAATCCATCTGCGACCTCGTGAACGCCGTCCGCGACGCCGCCTACGACCTAGCGCAGACTGGGCGCACCAGCAGCGAGACGCCATCCGTATCAAATACGCCCAAGGAGGCCAAGAATCGCTTCACCGCGACAGCAGAGAACCTCGTGGACCGGACTCCCTTCGCTGACTTCCCAACCCAGTCCCCCAAAGACTCCCTGAGCTTCCTACCCTTCCGCACCGGGCCGACAACGACCGCCGTCTTCGACGGGCATCCCGGCCACCGCGCCGCGCTGGATCAAGCTGGCCGCCGCGACGACACCACTGAGCACCGCCTGCGCCAGCTTGACGGGATCGAGCATTCAAAATTCCAAATTTGAATTTACCCCATCCAAGGGTCATTCGCCTCTAATCGGTGCTTTCTTACCGCTTAGGGGCGTTTTTGTGCGTAACAGGTGGAATTGTACCGTTTATCTACGAGCGATGACGATCCTGCACCAGCAGGCCAGAATTACCCCCAAAATGTTTGGCAGGTCGCGTGTCAAGTCTCCTTGTCAGGCTACCCCCTACGCCGCGTAACGCACCCCCACATATGGTACCTATCCTGATCGACCCCCTATTAGCAGGGCTAGGGTAGTGACCCCCTATGGCCGATGTGTTGGCCGATATGGTACCTTTAGCAACTAATTGATTAGTGGACGGATCAGGGAGGTCACCACCCTATCTCAACTAGGCGGGGCAGGGCGCTTCGGCCACACCAGCTTGAGCTTTGCCTGACCAACCGGGGCGGACTCCCGGCACGCGCCTTGGCGGAGGGTTGGTTAGGGACGTTATCTCCTTTGCTATCATACTCTTACGAGACATCTGACACTAACTCACTCATGCAATCGCACACGTCACGCGCACGGGCACACACGTACAGGCGGTACAGTTTAGCGTGTAACTGATTGATAATGAAAAAGTTAGCATAAGACGTACACATTATGGCGTATTGTGTACAGACGTGCGCGGCGGGCGTTCGGTTGCGTTCGGCGGCGGGCCGCGTGTGTGCGGTTGTGAATAGCCTAGCCTAACCGTTCACACTGGCGTGTATACCGTACGCGGTACGCTCACAAGGCGGGCGGGCACAGGGCAAAGGATCACACACAAGGCGGGCCGCGTGTGAGCGCCACACAGGGCCGCACGGCGGCGGGCACGGTTGCACGTCACAAGGCGGGCCGCGTGTGCATGGCGTGTGCATGGCGTGTGCATGGCGTTAGACGTGTGAGCGTATGAAATACCGTTCGCGTTTACTGTGTGCCCTGTGTATGTGTCATAGGGTATCGGGCACAGGTAGACGTGTGGACGGTTGCACGTTCGGGCGGTTAGTTATGTGCAAACAGTTTGGAGCATACGCGGCACAGGTTAGCGTGTGGCGTTCGGCGGTATGTGTACGACACACAGGCGGGCACAATCACGCGTAGACGGGCACAGGCGGGCCGCGTAGACGTTCGGCGGGCGTTCGCACGGTACGCGATACAGGCGGCGGCCCTGTGTGCCATGCGCGGCGGCGGCCCGCGTTCGCGGTTGTGATCATGTGCGCATACGTGAGACAACCGAACGGGCCGCACACGCGGCGGATTGATACAGGCGGGCGTGTGAGCGTACGCGATACCGTTATACGGGCACAGACGGGCACGGGCGGCCCTGTGTGCGTTCTATCCTGTGTGAACGTGTGCCCTGTGCTGATACGTTCGGGCGGCGGCATGGCGGCCTGTTTATGTGCGAATAGTTTGGAGCATAAAAAGGCGGCCCGCCTGTGTAAGCTCGGGCCGCGTGTGATCCTGTGCGAACGGGCGTTAGATTTTTACGCCCGCCGCCCGTGCCGCTGCATAGTTCGCGTGTGAGTGTGCATCAAAATAGACTTCAAACTCACCCGTGCCCGCGTCTATCAAAGGTTCGGCGGTTGCGGTTGTGTGATCCTGTGTGGCGGCGATTGCGGCGGTACGTGTGCGTAAAGTTGCCATTGTCTTTTATCCTTTGCCCGTGTTATCCTTTTTCTAGTTCGGAGGTATCACACAATGCGTTATGCTTACTTGCTTCTACCAGTCGCCGCCGTTCTATATGCCGCGTTCGCATTGCGTACGGCATTAGACGCGGTACTAACTTCTATTCGCTAACGCCACACAACCGCCGCCCGCCGCGTTAGTGCGGGCAAAGGATCACATCATGAATAAGACAACCGCCGCCGCCCGCATCGCCGCCCGTACCATTCACCCGTTAGATTCTCATGTGCCCGCCGAACGTGCGGCCCGCATCGCACAGGATCACATCTTGAGTGTGCCCGCATTGCGTGAGATAACGCCCGCCGATATTCTCGCCGCACACAAGGCGGCGGCCCGTGCGGTTGTGCTAGATTCGCCGATACCATCGCCCGCCGAATGTGACGCACAGATGCGCGAATTACACGCGGGCGATAGTGCCGCGTGTGCCGCGTGTGCAACCGCCGCCCAAACTATCGCGGCACTCACTGCGATATTGACACAGGCGGGCGGCGGCACATGCGCGGATTGTGGCAACTTGGCGCATGAGTTAGCGGCGGGCATATGTGTACACTGTGCATTCGCCGCGCATATGGCGTAGACGCACACACGCCCGCCTGTGCTATACTTTGCACGTACCACTAACCGCAACCGCAACCGCCGCCCGCCGCGATAGACGGGCAAAGGACAATATAAAATGGCAATCTTAGACGCAACTTTCAATCTTGCGGTACGTTCGCTAACCGTTCGCGCACTGTTCACGGGCACACAGTTTGCAGATTATGCCGCCATGAAAAAAGACTTTCAATCACGCGGCATTCTTACGGTAAATGTGAACTTCTCAGACGGTACGATATTCGGCGGCGCGGTTGATAATTGGCACTTCCGCGCATGGCATGATTCGGCGCATCTGGCGGTAGATTCTGACTTCACACAGGCGGGCGAACGGGCGGCGAGTGTCTACCAGATTGCGCAAGTATTCGCCGCGTACGGTATCAACCCGGTAACTGGTAGATGGGCGGCGCTGATTGATTGTGAAGTGAATGCGCAAGCTGAACACTTCTACAGGTTCGGCGAGTTTGTTCAGGATCAATCAGCATTCACACTCGCACAGTTGCGGGATGTGTACAAAGTAGAATTACCGGATGCGTTCGCGGGCACGGATACCGCCGCCGCCTATTGGAATGCGGCACTCGCCGCCATGCCGCCCGCGCAACTTGACGTATACGCCCGCCCGCTTGTGCCGCCCGCGTACCTGCTAGACTATGCGGGCATCTTTGTTGATTGCATGGCGAACGTGCGGCGAGACATTCGCAACCGCCGCCGCTAGTCTAACCGCCGCCCGTGCTCACATAGACGGGCGGTTGTCTTTCAGGATCACAACCGCCGCCCGCCGCGTTAGGACGGGCACAGGGTAAAGCAATGGCATACGATTACACACAAGACATAAAGGCATGGCGGCGGGCACTGTGCCGCGTATACGCCCGCGCAACCGCCGAACAGATACAAGCGGGCGGCGAGTGGTACGCGAACGCGGCGGCGGTACTAGCGGCATTCTTAGACGTGTGGACGGGCACACAGGCGGCGGCGGTATGCGCGGTATTATCGCCGCGTGTGGCGTGGAAGGAAAACATCACGGGCGTTCGCAAAATGCACAAGGCGGCCCGCGAACGTCTACGCGTGTGCCCCACGGTTGCGGGCACTCGCCGCAATGTAGAACGCGCGTGGACGATTGCACAGGCGGGCGATACTAGCCTAGTGAGCGGGCCGAAAGTGTCTAGCTTTTATGCGAACCTGTGCGGCGATTACAACCGCGTCACAATAGACATATGGGCGGCGCGGGCGGCGGGCGTGAGTGATTCCGTTATGTCGCACTTGGATAGGCGGCGGTATACCGCACTGGTAACCGCGTATCGTTTGGCGGCGATGGACTGCGGGCACACGCCCGCGCAATTTCAGGCGATTGTGTGGACTGTTACACGGGGGAATCATGAATAACACGGCGGCATTATTGGACGCGGCACAGGCGGGCATAGACGCGGCCCGCGTAGACGTTCGGCGGGCACGGGCGGGCGTGGACGCGGCGGCGGCATTCTTACGCGGTTGCACATGTAAAGACGGGCGGTTGCCGTGCTCTAAGTGTATCGCCGCCGCAACTAAACGCTACACACGCGAACGGGGGAACCTGCGATGATGAAAGGGAACATATTCCGCATACTAACCGAACGGCGAAACGTGCGCGGCATCCGCCGCATTCTCGCCGCGCATGGATTGGATTACACTTTGTTTCATGCGTTCGGATGTTTCGGCGGTACGCCCGAATCGTCTACCATCATAGAATTGTGCCTTGTGACTCGGGCACAGGCGGTTGCGGTTGCGGTTGCAATCGGGCGGGCGAATAATCAGCAATGCGTGATGCTGCAAACGGTATCAGGTTCGGCGGTATTGCTAGACACAGGCGGCACAGGTAAACACTAGCAGACGCACACAGGGCCGCCAGCGGCGGCAGAATAGGGCACAGGATGAGCGAACCAGCGATGAGTCTACCAGCGGTTAGGATCACAGGCGACACGGGCCGCCCGCAACAGTATGCGGGTGAGCATGGATGCCGCACGTACATCAGCGAACAGGGCCGCGTGTGTATGGCGGCGGAAACCGTGATTCATGATGGGCGGATGTACTGCGATGCACATGCGCCAGCGGCGACAGGGCGGGCGGCGGGCCGCATCCCCAGCGGTGTACAGGCGGAGTTAGACGCGGCGGCGGTACGCACAGGCGACACGGCGGCGCTGATCCTTGCGCGGCACAGGTTGGGCATCATATTCAGTTTATCAGCGGTTGAACTTGAGCGGGTCACAGCAGAGCTTTACCAGCGGACAGTTTGACACACAACTAGGCGGCATGTATACTGTTACCAGCGAACTACTCGGAGGATACACATATGGCAGTCAAGAAAATGCTCGAACCGTGCGGCAACGACTTCACACCCTCAGCGAAAAATAAACAGGTGTGCGACAATTGTGGATTCATCAAGCGGAAGCATATCTGCAATTGCGGGTGTGGTCTCGGTCTCGGGATTGCACACCTCCCAGCGGTACACGCGGCGGCAACCGCCCCGAGCTTTACGGCAGAATCAGCGGCGGCATTCGCGGCCCGTATTCACCCGCGCAATTTCAATTTCAGCCCCAAACTCGCCGCCATAGTCGGCGCTATCATCGGGCACGATTACGGTGTGCGCGACCGCAAGGGCGGCCACCTTACAGGTCTCAGCATCACCAGCGATGGGTTTGTAATCGCGTCGTCTACTGCCAGCGATGGCGGCGGCGCATTGCTGTGCGATGCCGAAGAGCTAGACGCGAACCTCAGCGCATGGCTGCCCGAACTTGCGGCGAAGGATCAAACCGAGTTCAACCGCCTGCGGGCCGAACGTGTACGCGATTGGAGGAGCTAACTTGAACCTGACACAGGCACAGAATTACGCGGGACAGGTAGCGAATAAAACCGGGTCGAGTGTGCTGGTATACCGTACACTAGATGGGGATCACGGTGTGGCGTTCACACTGCCCGGATCAACTAACGTGCGGGTGGGTGAACGCATCCGCCCGTCTCAGCCCAAACCAGCGGAAGCAGCGAAGGCACGGCTGGAATATCTGCGCGGAGAGTTGCGGGCGGAGTGCCTGAGCTATGCCGAAGTTGTCGAGCTTCAGACCCTCGTGGACTTTATCGAACCGGGGGACGTGGAATTGCTCGAAGCAGCGGGCGTACCGGAAGGGGCGGCACACTAATGGCGCAATCGTTCACCAGTCCCATCGTCGCGGCGGCACACCAGCGGGAGCAGACGGCAGAATTTGCCCGCCTGCTAACCGCTGCCCGCGAGGTCTTGCAGTTCGAGCACATCCAGCGCATCAGCGATTCCATGGGCATCTCATGCCCGGCAGTCGAGACCCTGTTCGGTCAGGCGCTACACTATCGGGAAGGAGGGAACTAGGAATGACAGCAGGACAGCCAGCGGGCAGCGCAAGCGTATCGCGCAGAACATGAGGAGGAATAAAGTGCGCAACTTTATCGCCGTTGTATTCGCAGCCGTGCTCATCGGTAGTTTGTTATGGTTGTTTCCTACTGCTTACGGACTACAGCAGACTCCCACAGGAGCAGCAATTTGTAAGGCTCTCGGCGGTTGCTCAAATTAGCGCTTGACACCCACCCCTACCCGCGTGGTAGGCTTGCAGTAATTCAGCGGTCACCCCGCTAGGAGCGACACATGCAGTTTGTACAGCAGTTCAAAGCAGCCCGGCGCGTCAGCACTCCTTTGGTCGCAGTGCGCACCTTCGACGCCAAGTCCACCCTCGACCAGATTCGCAAACTGTTGGGCGATACCCTGAAGGACACCCCCATGATCCTGTGGGACATCATGAACGGTGTGCGGGCACTCACTGAGAAGGGCAAGGATGAGCTTGCCAACATCCTGCAAAAAGCAGACCTCATGCAAGAAGCGACCATCGGCGACGACGGTCTCAGCGTCACCCTCAAGATGGCAGAGTTCGCCCGCGAGGATGCCATCATTTTCATCAGCAATTCCCATCTCTTCATGGGCAAAGCAGCGAACATCACACAAGGCATATGGAACCTGCGCGACAGCTTCAAGGCACAGGGTAACATGCTCGTGCTTCTGTGCCACCCCGGTGCGACCCTGCCCGTGGAATTGTGCAACGACGTGCTGATGTTGGATGAACCCCTGCCAACCGTCGCAGAGCTTACCGCGACCGTGAAAGACACGTTCAAATTCGCTAAGGCCGATGCCCCCAGCGATGAGGTAATTGAGAAGGCGATGGACGCCCTTGTCGGTCTCCCAGCTTTCCCAGCGGAGCAGACGACAGCGATGTGCCTGAGCGTGGACGCCAAGTCGCGCAAAGGTGCCCTCGACATGCCCGAGCTATGGGGGCGGAAGCGTAGCATCATCAGCCAAACCCCCGGCCTGAGTGTGTGGGAGGGTAAGGAGCGGCTGGAAGACATCGGCGGAGTGGAAGTAGTCAAAGAGTTCTACCGCCGCGTGATCGAAGGCCGGGACGCCCCCAAAGTCATCATCTTCATGGATGAAATTGAGAAGGCATTCGCGGGCACGGGCACGGATATGTCGGGCGTGAAGACCGAGCTAACGGGCAGCATGTTGTCGTGGATGCAGGACACGGGCATCGTCGGCAGCATCAGCATCGGTGTCCCCGGTGTGTCGAAGTCACAGCTTGCGAAGGCCATCGGCGGGACGTACGGAAAGCCCGTCATCAAGTTCGACCTTGCCGCCATGCAGTCGGGCATCATCGGCAGCAGCGGCGCGAACCTCCGCGCGGCACAGAAGACCGTGGACGCCATCAAAGGTGACGGCAAGGTCTTTGCCATCGCTACCTGCAACAGTATCAACAGCCTGCCCCCCGAGCTTCAGGGAAGGTTCAACCTCGGGACGTTTTTCTTCGACGTGCCCACCCCCGAAGAGGCAGCGGTCATATGGAACATCTACCGCAAGCGGTACCAGTTCGCCGACAGCGACCCGACCCCGGCACATGTAGGCTGGACAGGCCGCGAGATCGAAGAGTGCGCACGTAAGGCGTGGAGCTTGCGGTTGACGCTGGAAGAGGCGGCACAGTACATCGTACCCGTCATCAAGTCCCGCGCCGACAGCATCGCCCATCTGCGGCAGTCGTGCAGCGGCAAGTACCTCAGCGCATCGCACCCCGGTGTGTATGAGTGGAGCGGCGAGACGGTACAGGCATCACTCCCCGTCTTCAGCGGTGACAGCGGGCGCAAGGTGCGGGCATAAGCCTAATGGATAACTTCTTCTCATTCATCGACCAGCATGGCCCGGTACCAGCACATAAACCGGAGCTAGGGCCGTGCTGGTTATGGATGGGACAGCACCACAAGCAAGGCTACGGCATGTTCAGCAAGCGCATCGAAGGGAGGAAAAACAGCAAGACATACCTAGCACATCGAGTAGCCTATGAACGGCTAATCGGGCCAATCCCAGAGGGCTTAGTTCTGGATCACCTTTGCCGCAATACAGGTTGTGCCAACCCGTACCATACAGAACCAGTACCACAGATTGTAAACATTTTGAGGGGTGAGGGCTACGCAGCTAAGTGTGCTAGAAAAACTCATTGCAAACGTGGGCATTCTCTGATAGTATGTCCTTGGAATAATGTAAAGCGTCGGTATTGTCCAGAGTGTAGGCGGATAAACAGGCGCAACAAATACGCAACACGAAAGGTAGGGTAACTATATCAGCGAGTATTCAGAAGCAACCACCGAGTTCAAAGATGCTGACCTCCTCATTGAGGCGCTGGCAGCGGTCGGTTACAATCAGATCGAGAACTGCATCGGCAAGCCTATGCCCCTCGTCGGGTTCCAAGGCGACTACCGTACGCAGGACGGCGAAGGCCACACGAAGGACGCAGACAAGGCGCTGAAGGCGGACATAATCATCCGGCGTAAGTATGTCGGCGGCGCGTCCAACGACATTGGCTTTGTCAAGGGGAGCGACGGCAAGTTCAAGGCGGTCATCAGCGATTACGACAGCAGCAGGCACAACGCCGCATGGCTGGCGAAGTTGAAGGGTGAGTACGCGGAGATCAACGTCGTCAAGACCATGAAGCGCATGGGCGTGAAGATCACCGGGCGCACCACCCGCAAGAACGCACAGGGCCAAGAAGAGGTCGTCTACAATTACGCCAAGGCGTAAGAAAACTGTAGCAAAAATCTGACAGGGAAGGAGGACACCAGTATGGCGAAGCAGGGCACAGTGGTAATAAATAAGGTTACCGGGGAATTTAGCATAGACCTAACAGGCTACAAGGGTAAAGGCTGTAGTGTAGACGCAGCGCAGTTTACCCGTGGTGGTCGGGTTACTAAAGATGTAAAAAAGAAAGAATGGAACTTGACCCAATCGGCAGCACAGCAGCAGGAGCAAAAACAGTGAAGACGATTCAACTAACTAAGGGTAAGGTGGCGCAGGTAGACGACGGTGACTACCTTACCCTTAGTGCCCACAAGTGGTGCGTACTAAAGACAAAGTATGGCCTTTGGTACGCTAAGCGGCGCAAGGGCAAACTTACAGTTTATATGCACTGTGAAATATTGGGGAAAAAGGGCGTAGACCATGAGGACGGAAACGGTCTAAACAATCAGCGATACAACCTGAGAGAAGCAAACTCAGAGCAAAATAACAGGAACCGCAACAAGTTTTTTACTAAGAAGCCTGCCACTAGCCTTTATAAAGGGGTTTGCAAAAAAGGTAGCAAATGGGTAGTTCAAATATCCGTTGACAAGAAACCCTTTCATGTGGGATACTTCTCCACAGAGATAGAAGCAGCAAAGGCATACGACGCAGCGGCAATCGAGCACTACGGCAAGTTTGCTAAACTGAATTTTCCAGAGGAGAAGATATGCGAGAAGGTGTAATAAAAATAAAAGCTGACGGAACGGTTCGCTTTATAAATACCCCAGAGTTAGCAACACTAGCACCTAACGCAACCGTGCGTCGAGCTTCTCAGGTAGAGCCTGATGTTGCAGTCTATCGCTGGGTGTTTCACAGCCTGCGGTGTCTGTTCGGTGAACGAGGACTGGTGGCCGACTGGACACGGGACTGGCGCATTCTTTGGCGCGTAAACTTGGCCCCTGTAGGCGGCCCTGTACTGCCCCAGAGATGGTGGGTTCGTTGTGATGCTATCATCGCTGAAGTTGACTGGTTGAATGAAAACTTCATCTAAAAAATAGTTGTTGACAGCCTTCCCCGCATTTAGTAAAATTATCTCAGATCGAAAAAGGAGCAACACATTATGCCAGTCGAAATCAAAGACGCATCAGAGTTGGTAGACAAAACAGTCTTCCTCAAAGTGAGCTTTGGCATCCTCGGAAACTCGAAGAAGGTGTCCGGCTCTGAAGTGCTCAACACGGATGCAGACGTGGATCGCGTCAAGGTGTCCAAGACCCTCCTCGAAGCAACTGAGTACGAGGCCATCAAGAAGGCCGACACCAAGATGCGCACGTACCTCTACAACACTTGCCTGCCGTTCGACATGGGCATCATGCTTCTGCCGTGGGGATTGGTGGAGACGGTCAACGCCCGGCTCGAAGAGTACGCACAGGAGCGCGGCGCACTGGTCAACGAGTTCATCAAGGTCTACCCCAAGATGTGCGAGGATGCCCGGCAGCACTTAGGCAGCCTGTACAACGAGGCCGACTACCCGTCCGTCGATGTCATCAAGGCCAAATTCAGCTTCCAGTTCCGGCTCCTCAGCCTGAGCGTACCGGGCAAGCTGAAGTCCATCAGCGCCGCGATGTTCAAGCAGGAGACCGAGAAGGCCGCCGCACAGATTCAGTCGGCCCTCGACGACATTACCCTCCTCATGCGCCAAGAACTTCTGGACATGGTTACCAACCTCGAAGACCGTCTCACGCCGGGCGACGAAGGCAAGCCCAAGAAGTTCAAGGAGACCACGGTCACCAACCTCCAGTCGTTCCTCGACGGTTTCGACATCCGCAACGTCGCGGGAGACGAGGAGCTTTCCAAGCTCGTCGCCAAAGCGAAGGAGATCGTCGGCGGCACCAGCGCCCCCACCCTCCGCAGCAGCGATGAGTTCCGCGAGAAGGTACGCGCGGGCATGGCATCGGTGAAGGAACAACTCGCCGGGCTGGTCGAAGAGAAGGGGCGCAAGTTCCGCGAGGACTAGGCTGGGGGCGGGCAACCGCCCCCGCTGCATTCAAGATTCAAGAATACCGAATACGGGAGACACCCTATGCAATACAATCTCACAAACTTTTGTAGATATAAAAAGGAGAACTACAATGACAACTAAGGTTCCGCAGAATGTACTGGACTCGGTTTGGGATTCTACCTCAGCCGATTGGCACCGACATGATAACGGTAAGGGCTGGGTGTACAAAACTGCCAACGTTGATCCAACAGTTTACCTTCACCCAACCTCAATTGTCTACGGCAATGCGCAGGTCTACGGCAATGCGCAGGTCTTCGGCACTGCGCAGGTCTACGGCGATGCGTGGGTCTTCGGCGATGCGCGGGTCTTCGGCGATGCGCGGGTCTACGGCGATGCGCAGGTCTTCGGCGATGCGCGGGTCTTCGGCGATGCGCAGGTCTACGGCACTGCGCAGGTCTCCGGCGATGCGCGGGTCTTCGGCGATGCGTGGGTCTACGGCACTGCGCAGGTCTCCGGCGATGCGCGGGTCTACGGCAATGCGCAGGTCTTCGGCGATGCGCGGGTCTACGGCACTGCGCAGGTCTACGGCACTGCGCAGGTCTCCGGCACTGCGCAGGTCTACGGCGATGCGTGGGTCTTCGGCGATGCGCGGGTCTTCGGCACTGCGCAGGTCTCCGGCGATGCGTGGGTCTTTTCCCCTCTGTACATACAGGGAACTCGTCACGCGGTAACGCTTTGCAGCCACAAGCAAATAGCTATTGGGTGCCACGTCCACGACATTACGGAGTGGCAAAAAAAGTACCGTGCCATCGGTAAGATGGAGGGCTATACTCCAGCGCAGATCAAGGAGTATGGGGCGTACATCGTACTGCTGGCAGCGGCAGCCAAAGTTGCAATCAAGACTGCCAAAACAAAGGGGGCGAAGTGAAACCCAGACTCCTCAAAGCAGGGTTTTTCTGGCGCTCCAATGACCCAGCGGACATCATCGTCGGCGAGAGCAGCATCAACGATGTGGTCTGCATTGCCCCAACCACCATACCAGCGGTCGATCTAGGCCGGGCCATTCCAACCGAGGTTCTCATCAAGTTGTCAAACCTTGAGTTCATAGTAGCTGGTCTGTTCGGCCCAGACCGCCCTTCGCCCGCTGGCAGCGGCTACAAGTGGAACGGCAGTACGCACCGCTATGGCGTGTATGTTCTGTCAAACACTTTGGCAGGAACCCAGAGCATCGTGATCTTGTCAAACACTCCAGACGGAATGCGGGCAGCGATTCTCCCCCGGTACACAACAGAAGCGTGGAAGGCAGTCTTCTACGGGATGCCCTCCGACAAGGTGTGGGACATCTGCTGGACACTGAAGCTCATTCATGGTTCGGTCTACACCCAACTCACGGCTCGAGAGGAGGCTAAAGATGCGGCCAATCACAAAGCGGATGCACTGCAACACGGTGCCAACACCAACCCGGCCACTGGCCCACAAAATCTTCAAGGGCTGCACAAAGAAGCGACAGTACACGACCGAGCAGGGCGCGTGGAAGGCGGTGGATCGCCTTCTGGTGAAGGGCAAGGACACGAACCCCTCGCGCCCGCTACTGCCTTATAAGTGCGAGTTCTGTTTTCAGTGGCATGTCGGACACGCTAACCCGGATGCCTTCAACATGCAAGGGAAGTTGACACAGAGACCCTCCCCTGCTACAATTCAGAAGTAGTCAAAAACCCGTATTAGGTACTCACAAGGAGAAACAAGTGAACATCGACACCAACGACGTACAAGGCAACCTCCAGAAGCTCAACAAACTGCCCACAGGGGCACTCGCCACTCTCGCAATGGCGCTCACCTTCAACCGCACGGCCCCGGTCGAAGTCCGCACTCTCGCCGCCGTTCTCACCAAGCGCCTCAACTCGCTGGCTGAGATCGAAGTCCCCGAGGGCGGTCGTCTCCTGCCACTCAACCCAGTTGCGCCGAAGACCATCGCTCACTGTCTCGGTCTCTACGAGCAGTCCGAGACTGGCTGCGGTCACTTCGACGGCGTGGAAGTGCCTGACGACGAGCAGATCAGTTCCCTCATCCGGCTGATCGAAGCCAGCAACATCTACGTCGTTGTCCGCGACTTCGAGGCGTTCGAGCAGGCCGAGGAGTTGTACGAGCAGACACAGGGCGCGAATCAGGTATCGCCGTCCGACATCCCCGAAGACCCGCAGCAATACGTCGGCACCCCGCTGTCTCCGACGCCCACCCCCATCAGCGAGGATCGCTTCGCCCGTCTCTTCCCGAACTCTCAGGAAGCGGCAGAGCAGGCGGCCCCCGTCAACTCCCTCAACGTCCGCGCCAAGGCTGCGCTGGCCGCACTGGAAGACGCGGCAGCACAGTCCGGCCTCTCGCGTGAAGACGCCCTGTCGCAGCTTGACGAGGCCCGCAGCTTCATGGGTCAGGTGCTCGAACTGGCCCGGCAGTAACCAACCCCGCCCGGTAGTCGCAATGGCTACCGGGGCATATGAAACTTTATTTTCAATGGCTCATGTTCAAGTAAACAAATAGTAAACCAGCGGATTATAGCTGCACTCACTGGTAAAACACTTGACACATGTGTTATACTAAAGATAGAGATAGGAGAAAAAGTCATGCAGTCCCTTGATAGGCTTGAAATAAAGAAGTTGCTGGCGGAGATTCCGCAGGATCGCCAGAAGCTAATGATCGTCGTCACCTTCAACCACGGGCTGCGCGTCAGCGAAACAATCGGCCTGACCGGGCGCTCCATCCGCGACGGGTTCGTGACGGTGCAGCGATTGAAGGGTAGCATGAGGACAGTTCAGCCTTATATGACAAGCTCCGACCCTGACCTTGATGAGGTTCCCGGACTCACAGAGCTTTCTCACAAGCTAGGCCCGAATGATCGCCTTTTCGAGATGACCCGCTTCGGAGTTTACAAACTGATCCAGCGGGCGGGGGAGAAGGCGGGGATACCTAAACATAAGCTGCACCCCCACGCCTTGAAGCACGGCGTGGCTTTAGCCACTATCCACACAGCAGGGATTGAGAACGTGCGGCAGTGGCTAGGACACCGTAACATCAGCAGCACAGGTTCATACCTTAGAGTTACCGACGAAGCAGCAGCGAAAGAAGTAGCGAAGGCTATGGCCTTCGCGTAGTATATCCCACATGAAAGGAAATGATGCCAGCATTCAAAGACTTGACCGGAAAACGGTTTGAACGGTTAGTAGCCGTAAGCAAGGCAGAAGATAGACGCACAGTAGGGGGCAACAAAGTAAAATACTGGAATTGTAAGTGCGATTGCGGTAACATCAAACAAGTCAGCACAGGTCATTTGTCATCCGGTCGCACTGTAAGTTGTGGTTGCTTCAAAGCAGAGGGGTACTGGAGTAGGGAGTTCATCGACCTAACAGGTCAGCGAGTAGGTCGCCTGACTATTCTAGGACGTGGAGAAAATCAGAAAGACAAGCGTGGCACCAGCCGTACGATGTGGAGAGTGAAATGTGATTGCTCACCAGACAAAGAGTTCCTAGTAAACCGAGCTAACCTTCGCGGCGGATCAACCCAAAGCTGCGGATGCTATCAGAAAGAGCAAACAGCAAAGTACGGGCGCAAAGAACCATTCAAGACACCGTACCGTAATCTAGTCCGGGCAGCGGAGAAGCGAGGCATAACGGTTGCCTTGACGTTGGAACAGTACCAGAGCATAGCGGCAGATCAACCGCCATGTCACTATTGTGAACTTCCTATAGTCTGGGCAGCGCACAACTCCTCAAACAGCAGCAGGGGTCACAACCTAGATCGCAAGGACAGCAGTATGGGATACACCTTTGAAAATGTCGTACCATGCTGTGCAGGCTGTAATGAATCAAAGATGTGCCGCTCATACGAAGAGTGGGTTTTCATAGGTAAAGCAATTAGATTGTATCGAGAAGGGAAAAGGTAAACCATGAACATGAACAACCAACTGATTTCACTGGGCTTGACAAAGCCCAAGTAGTGTGATAGAATGTGTTTAGTGATAGGAGAAGCATGACTGAGTTCGAGAAGAAGCAACCCCGCGCCGTCTTCATCAGTGCTGGTGAGAAGGCATTCCGCATGGGCATCCTGCCCGGCAACAACCCATACACCCTGACGCCCTACCGGGAGTTCTGGCAGCGCGGCTACAAGCAGGCCGAAGATAAGTTCAACGGCACGACCCAACGCAAGCGCCCGTTCCTGAAAGCAGTTCAGAGCATCGGTCGCGGCAACCGCACACCCTCGGATCGCCCGGTCATCCCACTCGGGAGAATCACCCACTTCAATCGCAAGCACCAGACACAAGCCGCTTAGGAGGCGGCACCATATGCTGAAACTGAGACTATCAGAAACGCTCAAGGCGAACCTGAAGAAGGTGCTGCGTAGCAAGCCCAACCTGAAGTGCCCGAAGCATGTCAGGTACAACCCGGCACAGGGTCGCGGCGCTATCGTTGGCGGGTGCTCTGGGTGCGAACGTGCGATGACGGCCTACAACGCCTACATCAACATGACCAACGCTGTCGCCTTGTACGTCACCATGACGGTCGATCCCTACGAGACCGCCAAGCCTCGGGCAAAGAATGGGTTCACTAAGAAGGAATTGGAAGAAGCTCGTGGAGCAGTTCAATCCCTTTAGAAAGGTTACATGCCCCTGAGTGAAGCGTTCATCCGTCGATTCGGCAACATGACGGAGAAGTACACGTTCTTCAATGGCGAAGTCGAACTTCGCTACAAAGTGAAAGACCACGTATACCTGTTGGTCACCCCGCACGGGCTGGTCGCGCAGGACGGCGTAACGAGCATCTGCCACATCATCGACAAGTCCGAGGTTCTGATACCGTGGGGATGTAAGATGATGGGCCAGAAGCTCATCAATGACATCCCCAAGGCGCAACTGCCAACCGGGGAAGTGGTCGTGCTCCAACAGACCCTTGCCGACTTCGAGATCGAAGTGCAGAAGGCGAAGCGGGCGCACGAGGAGAAGCTCGAAGAGGCTGGCGCTATCGGTCACACGGCGCACAACTGGATCGAGCAGTACATCAAGTCCGTGCTCAAAGGCGACGACTCGCGCAAGCTGGAGTTGTTAGCCAACATGCCGAGGGATGAGCGGGCGTCCAACGCCTGCATCGCGGCCCTCGACTGGATGCAACGGCACAATGTTCGGTGGATAAGCACCGAGCGCAAAATCTACTCGCGTCAGTATCGGTACGCTGGTACGCTGGACGGTCTCTGTCAGGTTGACTCCTGCGATGATCCTCAGTGCTGCCCGCACCCGTTCAAAGACCGATTGACCGTATCTGACTGGAAGACCTCCAACTATCTGTACATGGAGTTCCTCATGCAGACGGCGGCCTACCAACAGGCTTACAACGAGGAGCAGGCATACCTCGCCAAGTTGGAACACCGCGCCTTCACCCCTGTCGAGGATCGCTGGGTCATCCGGGTGGGCAAGGACGATGCGAAGTTCGAGGCATGGCACCTTGAGGCCGACGAGTTCGGGGATCACTTCGACTGCTTTCAACACGCGTTGAAACTGTCACGTTCAGTGAAACGGATTCAGGAGATCATCAAGGAGAAGAAGGATGTGGCCCGCGCTGAAAAGAAGCGGGTGAGGGAGGCGGAGAAGAAGGCCGCCGAGGAGAAGAAGATCGCCGAGCGCGAAGAGAAGAAAGCTCTGGCGAAAGTTGCAAAGGCGGCGGCGCTATCATTGGCCTGCCCCGGCGCTGCGAAGTACAAGGGTTTGAAGAAGCCCCGGTGCAACAAGGGCAACCCCTGCCAGTCATGTCTGCTGAAGTATGCGGCGGTACAGGCGGCAAAAGTTACTGACGTGCTGAAACCACAGTCGGTGCTTGACGTATTACAATAGGAGAAACATGAGCGAAACAACTGCATTGACTGTGCTCAACAACCGCCCCGGTGTTGACTTCAGTAAGAGCCTCTTCCGGTTGACCCCGAAGACTCTGAGTATCAACCAACCCACAACCAAGGCCGAGGACGCCATCAAGGGCAAGCTGCGCATCGCCGAGACAGGCAAGCAGTTTGATTCAATTCGCGTCGTCCTGCTGGTCGAACCGAAGGAGCAGCGTCAGTACCGCATCGGCGAGAAGGGCAACAACTTCGACCCCGAGAACCTGATGTGCTTCTGCCCCGACGTGAAGCGTACGCCGGACGGTCGCAAGGAACTGACTGGCCCGAGCGCCAAGGCGAAGATGCCGCAGGCCATGCTCTGTTCGGCCTGCCCGAAGGCAAGCTGGGATCGCTACCGTGCCAAGAAGGACAAGAACCAACCCGTCACGGAAGGCGACTTCCCTGAGTGCGAGAGCTTCTACAAGCTCCTGCTGCTGAACATCGACGACCACAACAAGCCGCTGTACATGTACGTGCGTGGCAAGTCCCGTCGTCCGTTCGAGAAGGGTCTGAGCATTCTCACCGAGATGCTGTTCGACATCCAGTCCGAGGGCATCACGCCTGAAGTCTACTACGTTTCGTTCGTCATCAAGGCGAAGAAAGACCCGGACAACACCAAGACCACGACCTACATCATGGACTTGTCGGACTTCCAAGTTGTGACTCCCGAGCAGATCGAGAAGTTCAACACGGCGTTCGACGGATTCGCGGCGCAGGCGGCGGCCCCGGTAGAGACCGAGCAGAAGCAGATCACGGACGCGCAGACTGGCATCGAAGACGCCATCGCGGGCAACGCGGTTGCTACGACCACAACCACAGTTGACAAGCCCGGCGCACCCGTGGTAGAGTCAACACAGATCGTCGAAGCTGAGTACATCAGTGACGGCACTGACGAAGAGATTCCGGTCTAATAAACCGGATACAGGAAACGGTACAGTCAACCGGGACAAAGTGGTGTAGGCCGGACGAGCTTGCTCGAACACGAACCTTGCCACCCGTTTCTTTCACGCATCATCAACCACGATCCAGAGGAGGATCACTATGGCAACAAAGCTCAAGAAGGCACCGCGCTGGAAGGTTGCGGTCGAAGTCACCACTGGCGGAATCAAGCTGGGCGTCAGGAAGGACGCGGAAAAGTGCCCCATCGCCCGCGCCTTGAAGTACCTGAAGTTCAAGGTATCTGAAGTTTCCGATGACGGAATCGACTTCACGTACAAAGGTGTGGACTACCACGCGGCCACACCGAAGTCGGCATCAAAGTTCATCGAACGCTTCGATGGCGGCAAGCCTGTCAAGCCGTTCACCTTCAACATCTACCCCGAGGCGGTCTAACGGTGCAACTCTTTCTGGATTGCGATGGGGTTCTGGCTGACTTTGACGCTTCGGCGTTCAAGGTGTTCGGCCTGCCCCCTCGCAAGGCAGAGGCTCAACTGGGCGACAAGAGGTTCTGGGTTGACCTGCAAAGTGTCCCCGGCTTCTACCGCAACCTGCCCCTGATGCCCGACGCCCGCAAGTTATACATGGCCGTGAAGCATCTCAAGCCCATCATCCTGACTGGATGCCCCCGTGGGGGTTGGGCCGAGGCCGACAAGATTCACTGGGCGAAGGTTCACTTCCCCGGCGTTCAGATGATTACCTGCCAGTCCCGCAACAAGCGGGATCACATGACTGGCCCCGGCGACATCCTCGTGGACGACTACCTGAAGTACAAGCACCTGTGGCTGGAAGCTGGCGGTCGGTTCGTTCACCACGTCTCCGCAGAGGCAAGCATCAAGCACCTGAAGACGGTTGGAATCATATGAAGACACTGATTGAACTGATCGACGAATGCAAGGGCATGACCGCCGAGGCAATGCGCCTCTGGTACCTGCAACTGCCGAAAGCGGAGCAAGACATCATCCTGACCCGCTACGCCTACCTTGCCGCCCAACACCCCAACTCGACTGTGCCGCTAACCCGCAAGGACATCGAAGGAGCACGATGAAGATTGAGCAGTACATCCCGAACCAAGAAAAGCTCGAAGCGTATGTGAAGTCCGGCCTCGTTACCGCATCGCCGCACCCGCGCCTGCCACTGCTGATCCTGACCTACGGTCGGTCGGCTGTCTACGAGAACTTGTGGGATGACGTGACGATCAAATGCCGAGGTCTCATCATCGACCGACAGGGCAACGTCATCGCTCGACCGTTTGAGAAATTCTTCAACGTGGCGACGAGCTACCGTGAAGAGACGTGGTTGGAGAATCTGCCGACCACCAAGCCTGACATTCTGGAGAAGCTGGACGGCTCCCTCGGTATTCTGTATCGCTACAACGGCGAGATCGGGATCGCATCCAAGGGATCGTTCAAGTCGGAACACGCGAACTGGGCAACAGGCTACTACCAAGCGCATCACAAAGAAGCGCAGTGGCCCGAAGGCTATACCCCGGTGTTTGAGATGATTTGCCAAGAGGTACAGACGCATGTCGTCCACTACCGACTGGATGACCATCTGGCGCTGCTGGGAATGGTCAACATCGAAACGGGCGAGGAGTTGTCCTACGACTCCTTGTGCATATGGGCGGCGGGGAACGGTATCCCGGTGGTCGAGAAGTTCGACAAGTCCGTAGGCGACGTGCTGGCGGAGGACAGGCCGAACAAAGAGGGATACGTCCTGTCTTGGCCTCGACCCGGCACGACGCCCCTCAAAGTGAAGGTGAAGCACGAGACCTTCCTCGCCATGCAGAAGATCGCTCACGCGGCAACACCCAAGAGCATACTGGACGCTCTCTGTGAGGGGCAGGACGAGTTGATAGAGACGTGGACGGCCTCCGCTAACCCTGAGATTGCGTCGTTCGTCCAAGGCCACGCATCGCGCTTCCGTGGCAAGTACATGGAGACCCTTGGTATCGCCGCAGGTATGGCACAGACCGCCCGGATGCGGTACGGCTCCCGCAAGGATCAGGCCGCATTCTTGACGCAGGACAACGGGCACAAGTTTTACTCTGGCATCGCGTTCGCGTTGCTGGACAGTAAGGCACCTGAGACCATCCGCAAGGCGGTCTGGAAGGTGACGAGGACGTTACTGGAAGAAGAGTTATCGGATGAACCTGTCGTCGGCATAGACGATGAGGACAAGGAGGAAGTTTGAACATTCAAGAAGCACTAGATGTGTTCAAAACCTCTGAAGCTTCTTTGCATGCTTACGCTGCTGGGTTGCTAGATGGCGAAGGATCAATACAAATAAACCCATCAAAAGGACAAAGTATACGGTAAAGGAATGATAGGTGAGTTTCCTAAAGGAGTTTTATGAGCATATCTGAACCAAAAACCGTTTGCGTTGATTTTGACCTAACGCTGTGTGACTCTGTGTACCCTAAACTTGGCCCTCCAAGGAGGGTGCTTTGGAGGCTATGCACGAACTAAAGCGCATGGGATTCTACATTATAGTCTCAAGTTGCCGTTCGTGTAGCTGGAACTGGGATTTGTATTATGGAGAATCCCCACACGTCGCTGCGGTTGACCGCCCTGTCTTTCAGGACATGGTGAAATGGCTACAAGAATACAATGTTCCGTATGACTTCATCGACGATGGTACTAAGGGAAAGGTCAGTGCCCACTACTACCTTGATGATAAAGCTGTCAGAGTAGAGAACAATTGGCCTGAAGTTATAAGGTTTATAAAAGAAAGGGAAAATGTCTGAGATTATAATCACCACTCCCCCGGCCATCTATGGGGAGGCAGTAGCGGGAGAGTCTGCGAAGCTCCGCAAGGAACTTGAGAGTCTCATCGGCAACATCAACAAGTCACAGTTCGACGTGGCTGAACTGCTGTACAAGACGAAGCTGAATAAGCCCTACGTCGAGTGGGGCTTCTCTACCTTCCCCGAGTATGTCAAGACGCTCCCCATCAAGGAGAGCAAAGCCCGGTACCTGACAACTATTGCCGAGACCTTCGCCGCAGTGGGCATACCCCGTGCGACGTATGAGCCTCTGGGCATCACGCGGTGTCGGTTCATCTCATCCCTCGACCCGGCTAAAGTCTGGAAGAACCCGGACACTGGCGCTGAGACCCCCATCACCGAGTTCATCAAAGGTTTTGTGGAGAAGGGAGAAGAGATCAACATGGATTTGCTGAAGCAGCACATCCGTACCCTGAAGGGCATCTCTGGCGACAGTGACCTGTCGTTCCGCAACCTGAAGTTCCAACGCCTCGTCGCCGAGAACACATGGGACAAGGCCATCGAACTTGCCAAGCACAACGCTGGCTCTGTCGGCAAAGACTCTGAAGGTATGAGCAAAGACATCTCAGATGAGTACGCCGCCGAGATACTGGCGATTGCCTACCTGAACGACCCGACCAACAACGGATCGCTGGTTGACACGGAAGAGGAAGCTAATGAGTAAGACTGCAAACACATGCCAAAAGCCCCCGAAGGGATGGATATGCGGCGGCAAGAAGGGTCACAAAGGCCCGTGCGCTGCCTACCCTGCTGACATGGTGGTACCAGACATCGCATGGCTGCTGGAGGCTAAGTTAGAAGATGGCGCTCCATTGTACTTGAACCACATCGTCAACGGTGGCAAGCCCATACTGACAACTGACGTGGAGGACGCAATCCGGTTCTCCCGAGAGCAGGACGCGCAGAGGATCGCCGACGACATCAAGCTCACGATGGGCGTCTTGACACCAACGGAGCACGTTTGGTTGTGAGTTGGTGGAACGATAAGAAGTACAACCTGATCGGAAAGACCTTTGGAAAGCTCAAAGTCATTGAGGACTTGGGCTACCATAATAGGTGCCGCAGATGGAAGTGCGAATGTGAGTGTGGGCAGATCACGGAAGTCTCTGGGCACAACCTGAAGGCGGGTTCGGTTGTAAGCTGTGGATGCTCACTGAAGGGCTGCAATAAGAAGCGCCCGTACGAATGGCTTTACAACACACTGGTTTCGGTAGGTAAAGAAGTAGGTATAACCTACGAAGACTTCCTTGAGTTCACTAAGGTTTCGCAATGCCACTACTGTGATTTCCCCGTGCAGTGGCGGGCACACGGTAGGGCCGATGGGAAAGGAAGCCGGGCATACAACCTTGACAGAAAAGACAACCTACTTGGCTATGTAAAGGACAATCTAGTTGTGTGTTGTGTTCGCTGCAATCGCGCAAAAATGGATCACTTCACTTATGACGAGTTCATAAAGATAGGAAAGGTGATAAAAAAACCTTTGCTAAACCCTAAAATATCCGCTGCATGTTACCGCAGGGATGGCTACAAATGCCGCTATTGCGGGGAGCGCTCTGGCCTGCACCCACACCACTTCATCTACGCCAGTCACCAAGGGCCGGACAGACTGGACAACTTGCTCACCCTGTGCGCCTGCTGTCATCGCGGGCACCATGACGGCTTCTTGAAGATCGTCCTGCGCAAGTTGTTGGTGGATGACCTTGACGTGCAATTCATCGCACTCAAGGGATGGAAGCCTAGCTGATGGGTAAGATGAAGAACAAAGAGCGTGAGCGCGAAATCAAGCGTAATTACGCGAAGCGTGAACGTGAGAAGTTCCCCGAACGGTGCCACAATAGACGCCGCAAATACGAGTTGAATCACCAAGAGCGTTCGTTGGTGCGAAGGGCAAAGAAACGTGCATCCATGAAAGGTGTGCCGTTCTCCTTGACAGAGTACGACATAAAGATACCAGAAGTATGCCCTGTGTTGGGTATACCGCTGTTCAAGGGCACTGGGAAGATCGTCTCTAACTCACCTAGCTTGGATGAAATAATTCCCGGCATCGGATATGTTGTAGGCAACGTACAAGTCATCTCGAACAAGGCGAACGCTATGAAGTCTAACGCCACTCCTGATGAGCTAAGAAAGTTTGCAGACTGGATCACCAAGACATGCTGAGACCCTACCAACAAGAGGCAATAACCGCTATACGCAAAGAACTGGCGGCGGGCACAAACCGACAACTTATACAAATGGCTACGGGCACCGGAAAGACGGTTGTGTTTAGTAGTCTACCGACCGAACTAAAAGATACATGCCCCGGTCAGATGTTGATCCTAGCCCACCGTGAAGAATTGGTGGATCAGGCCATCGACAAGATGCAGATCATCAACCCCGGCATGAAGATCGAGAAAGAGAAGGCGGAGCACAAGGCCGACACGTCCATAGCGGATTGTGTTGTGGCGTCAGTAGCAACGCTGGGGCGCAAGGGCAACCAACGCATCGGCAAGTACAACTGGCCCAGCTTCGACAAGATCATTACAGACGAAGCTCACCACTCCATCGCCGACTCTTACCTCAACATCTACGATGCGTCCGGTATCTTGCTTCCTGAGTCTAAGAACCGCCTGATGCTGGGCGTGACTGCCACTCCGCAACGCGGCGACGGCAAGGCGCTGGCGCAGATTTACGAGAAGATCAGTTATGTCTACTCGATGCGAAAGGCAATAGAGAGCGGCTGGCTGGTCGAGGTCTGTGGCTACAAGGTCAACACCAAGACATCTCTGGATTACGTCAAGACCACTGGCGGCGACTACGCTGTCGGTGAACTGGCGAAGACCGTCAACACCCCGGAGCGCAACCAACTCGTCGTCAAGGCATGGCTGGATCGCGGCGAGGGCCGACAGACGGTCGTCTTCACGGTAGACATCGAACACGCACAGTGCCTTGCTGAAGTATTCAAGGCGTACGGCGTGAAGGCTGAGGCTGTGTGGGGTGACGATCCTGAACGGGCCGACAAACTGGCGCGTCACCGCGCAGGCGAGATCACGGTCATCATCAACTGCGGCATCCTCACTGAGGGCTATGACGATTGGCGCATCGGCTGCGTTGTGCTGGCCCGGCCAACGAAGTCTGCTGTGCTGTTCACGCAGATGATCGGTCGCGGCACTCGCCTGCAAGAGGACACTGGTAACCTGCACGATTGGATCGACGCGGGCAAGCCCCTCATCAAGAAGGACTGCATCGTCATCGACGTTGTGGACGCGTCTTCAAAGCATTCTCTGATAACCCTGCCGACGCTGATGGGCATGAATGCAAAGCTCAACCTCGAAGGAAAAGGGCTTATCGAGTCCGTCAAGATGTTGGAGAAAGCACAGAAGGACTTCCCTCACATCAACTTCGATGAGCTTCCAGACCTGTCTCAACTTGAAGCGCACATCAAGAACGTCAACCTATTCGACATCAAGTTCCCCGAAGAGGTTCAAGAGCACTCGAAGCTGAGTTGGTACCCATCGGCGACAGGCGGCTACGTGCTCATACTGCCTGACAAGGAAACTTTACACATCGAGCAGGACATGCTTGACAAATGGGAGGTCTATGGTACCCTGAAAGGGAAGAAGTACCGTGGGTCTCGTGAGAGCATCGACGAAATCTTCATAGCTGCTGATGGGCTGATTCAAAAGGTCTCACCAGAGGCGTTGAAGGTGCTGCCGCGTGAAGCTGTTTGGCACGGTGACCCGCCTACAGAGCCTCAGATCAAGCTCCTGAAGAAGCTCTTCAAGGGCCGACCCTTACCTTTAGATTTAGATAAGGGAAAAGCATCCCGCCTCATTAGCTCCTTTATGGCGGGCAAAGCATGACCCTGACACGCAAGCAGATAAGCCAGAGATACAGGGAAAAGCGACGTAAAGATGGTATCTGCGTACAGTGTACCCTTCCCGCCGCTGAAGGAAGTGAGCGGTGCGATAAGCACTGGCTAAAGCACAAAGAAGTAGCCAACAAATTTTACCGTAACCGAGTAGATAACGGATTGTGCGCCCGGTGTGGGAATAATGCTAGGGTAAACAAAACCAACTGCCAGAAATGCTTAGAACTTGAGCGTTCAGAATACACCGCTCTGAGAATATCGGTAGTTGACGGTTATGGCGGTAAGTGCTACTGTTGTGGAGAGACAGAACCTTGCTTCCTGACTGTGGATCATGTGAACAACGATGGGGCAGAGCATCGACGCACAGGAAAGGCTATAGGTGCCAAATTGTATCGCTTCATCATCAAGCACAAGTTTCCACCTGAGTTTCAACTACTGTGCTTCAACTGCAACTGCGGAAGGCAAATAAACAATGGGGTATGCCCGCACAAAGGAAAGGCGTGACGACAATGGGGCCAGAACATCAACTGAGCTACGCGATTTATCAACTGACGCGGGTGCAGAACTACTTGCTCAAGCGCAATGTGTCGAGGGCTGACGTAAACGCCATCGACTTGATCGGTATCACACAGAACGCAGTGCGGGCCGAGTTCGAGCTTCACAGGGCAGTGCGAGTCTACAAGGAGACCAAAAGTGGCGTTCTACCAGATGTGCCAAACTCAGTGCGATAAGATGAAGCAACTCACCGAGGGTGAGGCCCGCTTCTTGCTAGTCGCCGGATTGTCTCCCGAAGATGATGGCGAGAAGAAGGCTGTCATCGAAGAGAACCTTGCTATGATCGGAGACCTCGTGACGCTTGGCTTCATGAAGGATTCGACGACGGACTATGTGTCGAGTCTTGATCGTGTCCTGAAGGTGCAGACCGAGGAGGGCTTGACAAAACGTCCCTACCGGGTGTATACTGTAACTGAACTCGGAAACCAGATGTTCGGTATCCCTACGAAGTCAATCAACTAAGGAGCTTCACCGTGACTGAAATCAAAAAGGCAAACCACCGCGCCCCGGTCGTACTCCTCACTGAGGGCATGTTCCGGGCGCACCCCGACCCGGAGACCGCCAACCTCGTTCTCATTGACGTAGAGGGCTACCAAGTAGTATCCCGTAAGGATTCGTTCAAGCCGGGTGACCTCGCCGTTTATGTGCAGCCTGACTCGGTGGTGCCTCAGACCACACCCTTCAAGTTCATCTGGGAGACCTACGTTGGTCTCGACGGCAAGGTGCCAGAGAAGCGCCGCCGCATCACGGTGCGCAAGTTCCGTGGTCAGTGGTCGGAAGGTCTACTGCTTCCTCTCTCCGACTTCACCACCCACGAACTGATCGTCGGTGCCAACGGTGTAGTGAACAACTACCTGCCGAAAGCTGGCGACGATGTGTCGGACGTGCTGGGCATCACCCACTACGATCCTGACGCCGACAAGGAGAGCACTAAAGGCGAGACCGCCAACGCTCCCAAGGTCAAGACCAAGAAGCGTCCAAAGACGCTAAAGGGATGGTTCTTCTACATCCTCGCATTCTTCACTCGCCGCCGCTACAAGGTGCTTACTCAGGAGGTCGGCTTCCATCTCCCTGTGTACGACGTGGAGGGCTACAAGAACTACAAGGACGCCATCCAGATCGGTGAGACGGTCGTTATGACCGAGAAGATTCACGGATCGAATGCGCGGTTCATCTGCCTCGACGGTGTGATATACGTCGGCTCCCGTAATCGGTGGAAGGCTCCCGGCACCGGAACGGTGTGGCACAAAGCGTTGGAGCAGAACCCGTGGATCGAGGAGTGGCTCCGCAAGTACGAGGGCTACGCTCTCTACGGTGAAGTGACTCCGACACAGGCGAAGTTCAATTACGGCTGCAAGCCCGGCGATGTCAAGTTTTTCGTCTTCGACATCTTCACCCCTGAGAATAAGTGGGTGGACTTCAATGACTTCGTGAACTACGGCTTCCGTCCGGCAGACGGTCGGCGTGTTCCGTTCCTCTACCTCGGGCCGTTCACCAAGGAACTGTTGGAGGAAAAGGCTGTCGGCAACTCTCTGGTGCCCGGCGCAAGCCACATCCGTGAGGGCGTCGTCACCAAGCCCATCAACGAGCGCCACGCGAAGGGTCTGGGAAGGGTGCAGTTGAAGTTAGTTTCCAATGACTTTCTCGCCAAGGACTCGAAGTAGAAATAAAGTGTGAAATTCATGCAACTTTTTGGTGCATTTCGCGTCTAATGTAGTGCAGGCGTGTGTTGGGAGGCAGACGCCTGCACGAAAGGACTTATGAGAAAAAGAAAATACCCTGTCTCTGGAGGGTGCGATAGAGTATCTGAAAGGACACGCTAAAATTGAGCAGCATACCATCTGAATTTCAGGGCAGTCCTGCCTTCGCTTTAGTTCTTTCACAAGGATGGGAATATAGAACAGCAACCTCATCTAACATAGAGATTGAGGCTTGTCCTTACTGTAAACATTCAAATTACCACTTCCGCATGGAGATTCACGGTGCGGGAGATGCAGATCAGAACCGCGACGGCCTGCACATGTGCCACCACTGCGGCAAGGGTGGGAACCTATTCAGCCTGAAAGACAAGCTGAAGCTGGTGAACCCGGCGATGGAGAGCACGTCTAGCTACGGCGGAAGCAAGGGCGAATCCTCTAAGATGGAGGAGATGCCCGACACAGATGCGATGCACGAGGCGTTGCTGGCCGATGAGCCTGCGATGGACTACCTTCTGAACGGTCGCGGCTTCTCACAAGAGATTGTGGAGCAGATGAAGCTGGGCCTGACCAAGCGGTACTTCCGTGAGACAGGCGAAGTCCGGGCGCTGGTGTATCCGTACCTCGTAAACGGCCAAGCGGTATTCCTGCACTTCCGCACGCTGCCGACAATGCCGCTGGAGAAAAACAAGGTAGAAAAGGCGTTCTCCAGCTTGAAGGGCTGGGACGTTCCTATCTACAACGGCGAGATACTGCGCGAAGGTTTGAAGGAGGTCTTCTTCGTTGAAGGCGAGGCCAACTGCATCGCGGCGATAGATCACGGTGTCACTGACATTTGCGGCGTCCCCGGCGCGAACTTCAAGAAGGCCGACTGGATCGACACGCTTGACAGAATAGGCGTGGAGAAGGTATACATCTGTTATGACAAGGACAAGGTTGGGCAGAAGGCTGCGCAGACTTTGGCAGCGCGAATCGGCATTGAGAAGTGCTGGAAGATCGTGCTGCCGGACTTCGATGTGGTCACGGACGAAGGAAAGCACCGCAAAGGCAAAGACCTCAACGAGTGGTTTGTGTCTGGTGGGGGCACGGCTGAGGCGCTTCAGAAGCTCAAAGAGGATGCACGACTCTTCGACGTTGACGGTGTAGCATCATCACACGATTCCGTCCAAGAGTTCTACGAAGACCTTCTGGGCAACGGTGTCGAACCGAAGTACCAGACGGCTTGGCCGACACTCAACAAGGTGTTGGGAATTGACGAGGGCGATGTCATCGACATCCTCGCGCCAGAGAAGGTAGGCAAGACAACCTTCGGCCTGAACATCATGGAGCACATGGTCTCCGCGTACGGCGAGGATGGTGTCATCATATGCCTCGAAATGACGCGGGCACGTATGGCCCGGAAGTGGATTTGCCACGTCACCGGGATCGAAGACAACATCCCCAAGTCGTCAGAGGAAGCGACGTTCCTGAAGGATCAGTTCATGGACGCCATCCCCAAGGTGCAGGCAATGGCCGGGGAACGAAAGGGGACGCTCTACTTCTGCTATCCGAAGTACAGCACCAAGGAAGAGATTTACGACCTGATGAAGGACTGCATCAGGCGGTACGGCGTCAAGTGGATCATGATCGACAACATCCAACGGCTTGCTGACACCACGTCATCGGCCAAGGGTACGAATCGAACTGAGCACCTGTCGCAGATCAGTAAGGTGACATCGCAGATCGCCAAGGATTACAACATCCAGATGATCCGCATCCTTCAACCTCACCGCATCATGGTTGGCAAGATGGTCACCACTGACAACGTGGACGGCTCCTCGCAGATCGCCAAGGATTGCGACTGCATGGTCACCCTCCACCGGAACCGCAAGGCGGAACTTACGCAGGAACAGTTTGACCAGTTGCAGCACATCGAGAGCGACGGCGCTTTCGAGACTGGGATGGTTGTCACGGCTGGGCTGACCCGGTATTCGCAGGGCGGCACGACGACGCTGGAGTATGACGGTGCCCGGAGCACGGTGCTTGAACGGAACGAAACCATCAAGAGTAAGATCAAGGACTCCCACAAGGTCGAAGACCAAGGGTCTAAGATTGCCGCTCTGAAGGCTGCCACGGCCCCGGCGCTGGCTCAACCACCCATCGCCCCCGGCAAAGCGCCCGAGGCTGCTGTGACCCCCGTAGCGCCTCAAAGCGCAGTATCGGCGGAGGACGGCGGAGAGATAACAGTCTAATGGTCAAGATGAAGCTGGAATTGGATGTAGCGTCGGTACGAGATACCGTACGGCGCTACAACCTGAGCAACGAGGTTGACCTCCTGCAACACGGGTACACGCTGAAGTACGTCGGCGGCGGCCTGTTCAGGAATGTCTACAGAATTGTTGGCACAAAACTCGTCGTCAAGGTGCCCATCGGTGCGAAGGGGCGCAGGCATTCCCAAGGTGAGATGCGGGCCTATCGCAGGATCATGGCGTCGAAGCGGCGCTACGTGAACATGCAGCTTTACATGCCTGAGATTCTGGCGTACAATGCACGGACTGGGATGATCCTTATGCCAGAGTATCGGGCGGTCGCCAAGCCTGACCACAAGAGGGTCGCCGAACTGGGCAAGCTGGCGGGCGCGGCAATGGGCAAGTATTGCGACCTGCACATCTGGAACGTCGGCAAGGGTAAGCTGGGTGACTTCCGCTTCTTTGATCTTGGCTACTTCGTTCATCGCATCAAGCCGAAGGCGAGGGCCGCGTGACGAAGGCTAAATTCATTGACTTGTCCGGTCAGAAGTTGGGCAAGTGGACGGTCATAAAGCGCGTCAAGAAGAAAGGCTCAGATGGTGCCCTGTTTGAATGCCAGTGCGAATGTGGAACCCGGCGTGTAGTTGCAGCCGATTCCCTCTCACGCGGCAATTCACAAAGCTGTGGTGAGTGCGTTGTGCGTACCAAACAGATTTGTAGGCACGGCCATGACACCGCTATTCTTGGAAGAACAGAAACAGGTGGATGTAGAGCCTGCATTCGAGACAAACGGATGCAAACTCTATACGGCATAACACTAGCTGAGTACACTGAACTCTGGAGCTTCCAAGGCGGCCAATGTGCAATATGTGAAGCGCCGCTGCAACACCCGGACAGCATTGGTAAGCCGGGTTGGAACAACGGCATCAGGGTTGAAGTTGACCATGACCATAACAAAGAGTTGAAGCCACGCCAAGCCGTTCGCGGTTTATTGTGTGGCGGTCGTTGGAAGGGCTGCAACCGAAGGCTGGGTCATATAGACGATCCTAAGTGGCTGAAGAAGGCTGCTATGTATCTTGATAACCCCCCGGCTCAGGCGATGATAAGGATCAAGGAGGCATCATGAAGCAGTTCATCCTAGCCGCGATGTTGTTGCTCACCGCCTGCGGGCGCACAGAGCAGATCAACCCTCTCACCAACGCACCCGGTGTGGTGCTCGACAATCAGATCACCGACCCAGAAGATTGTGTGTATTCGACTGAGGTCGATCCGAAGGGTATGTATTACAACATACATGGCTACGCTGTAGATGGCGTTTTGGCTACGTCAGAAGTATCGTGCGACGACACGCTAATCCAGTGGCTCGATACGAAGAGAGTCCCGGTACGAATGCTCCGGGCGTAGTAGGCAGTACAGGAGGAAGATGGCAGATAGCAACAAGAGTCGGAAGGCTAACTCCGTCCGATTCGCCCGCAACAAGGCAGCGTTCGAGGAAGTCTTAGGCAACCCGTTCGTGAAGCCAGAGCCGTTGCAAGGGCACTACCAGAGGTTCAAGACCAAGAGCGTCATCAAAGCGATGGTGTACTCGGACGAGACCGCTGCGACCCGCAACAACTGCCAACCCACTGTCCTAGACTTTTTCTGTGACGTGGAGCGCATCGTTGGCAAGGTCATGGTAACGAAGGATCGAATCGAACTCTTCTGGAGAACGTACGTGACGGATGAAGATGACCGTCTGTTCACTCCGCAAGAGCGCGAAGAGATCGAACAACAGGTTGGGGCAAGCCTGCTGGAACTCAAACTTAGCCCGGTGCTGGAATACTTTCAAACAGAAAGAAAACCCGGAATGATGACAAGGAGGTAGATGCGAGAAAACCACGGAATGTACAGGTCTGCCGAGTACCGCGCTTACAAACAGGCTAAAGGCAGGTGCCAAAACGTTTATGACAGATGCTATGTTGATTACGGCAGGCGTGGTATTGAGTTCAGGTTTGAAACTTTTGCTGCGTTCTATAAAGAACTTGGCAAGCGCCCATCCTCGGTACACTCCCTTGATCGTACAGACAACAACGGTCATTACGAAGTTGGCAACGTAAAGTGGTCAACCAAGTCTGAACAGGTATCCAACCGGAGGCGTTACACTCGAACACGAGGTAACGCAAAGGGCTACACCAAGCACCGAGGCAAGTTTAGGGTGCAATTTTCCTTCATGGGAACCGCCTACTATGGAGGGTTGTTCGCAACGCGTAAAGAAGCTCACGCTGCTTACATCAAACAAACCACAGAGCTTCACAACCCGGAATGATGACGAGGAAATAAATGGCAGAAGTAGCCACCGTCCCAGTGACGCCAATAGACGCACTGGTAGTAGCACCGGACATCCTAGCAGATGTTCGCAGGCAGATGAACGCAGAGCTTGACGAGGACAACACACCCGTCCAGCGTGGGATGCTGTTACAGAAGTACGGTCTCATCCCGCCCGTCTTCACGACCTCTGAACTGGCCGTGATTGAAAACCGCAAGAAGCTCGAAGCGAAAAGGAGACGCCGTGCAGCCAGAGACTAACGAAGCGTACGATCCGAAGAACTGGCCCGAGTCCGACCTCGTGGTCTATCCGCCGACCGAGCAACAGGAGTTGTTCCCCTCACCAGAGGTTCAGGCGCAGGCCGCCGACCTCATCGCCGTAGCGGAAGAGCAGGCTGACGCCGCATCCGGTGCTGATCCTGAACTCGTCTACGAGAAGACCAACGCACCGCTGAAGGACGGCAAGCTGCCGGACTACTACCGCAAGGCCACGGACGGCACGATCATCCCCATCACCAAGGCCGAGTACAAGCGCGGCATGTTGAAGGAGTTCACCGTCAAGCACCACCCACTTCCCTGTGGGCACAAGCTGGTCGCCGGGCAACCGCCACGGCACCGCAACTGTCAAGCCTGCTGGTTCACGTTCTTCCAAGTTCACGGGGAACTGACACAGGCTGTCGATGAGGCGTACAACGCCAACGGCACGGAAGTCGGCAAGGCACTCATCACGCAACTTCGTGGAGTGAAGTTCTTCAAGAACTTCCTACGGTTCATGTCCACGGTGGCGGCGATGAAGGCGAAACTGGAGACTCAAACAGCAGATGCCGTATAACCTAAAACATGGTATGTCTTTTGCGCCTGAGTATCAGGTGTATGCGACAGCCAAAGACAGGTGTACCAATCCTAACTCTCAACGATGGGAATCGCACGGTGCCAGAGGCATCGAGTTCCGGTTCCCATCGTTTGAAGTGTTTTACGAGCACATTGGCAAGCGACCAGAGGGGGACTACTCGTTAGAGCGTATAGACAATAATGGTCACTATGAGCTAGGTAACGTGAAGTGGGCTACCCGTTCTGAACAGCAGAAAAACAAAAGAACGTTCACTAGGAAGGTAAGGCACGGGAAAGGTTTCTATAGGCACAAAGCGTCAGGTAAACTGATGGTGCGTGTACGGTTCTTCAACAGGATGTACTATGTGGGTCTTTTTGTAGATGAAGAACCCGCCAGAAAAGCCTATGAAGATAAGTTAGAGGAATTGAGGAAAGAGCATGAGCAATGCGTTAGCGGCGTTAGCTGCTATCACCAAACCAAAAGCGTTTGAGATAGCTGCGGCAAAGAAGGAACACAAATCAGAACAAAAGGAAGCAAAGGCGGCCCTAGCATCCGGCACCGCTCCCCTGTCTATGGCGGATAAGCTGAAAGCTCTGGATGATGTCAGGGCGAAACTAAACAAGCAGTTCTCCACATCTACCACGATCATAACCAACTCTGTGATGTCTTTGGGCAGCCGCGTTGGTCAGGACATACCTCATACCCCAACCAACATTGTGTCTCTCGACGAGGACGTGTTAGGAATTGGGGGAGTGCCAGACGGTCGTATCATTGAAATCTTTGGCCCTGAGTCTTCTGGAAAGACTACAATTGCCCTTGAGTTCATCGCTGAAGAGCAGAAACTAGGTAACCTAGCTGCGTTTGTTGATGCCGAGCACGCCTTAGACCCTAACTACGCGGCCAAGCTGGGAGTAGACGTAAAGATGCTACAGGTGTCCCAACCGGATTCAGGGGAACAAGCACTTGAGACAGTTGTAGCACTAATTGAATCTCGTGCTGTTTCTATAATAGTTGTAGATTCGGTGTCCGCACTTACCCCTCAAGCTGAGTTGGATGGTGAAATGGGTGACGCACACATGGGTCTACAGGCCCGGTTGATGTCACAAGCCTGCCGCAAGATCAGGGGAATTGCTTCTATCAACAAAGTCAAAGTAATTTTCCTGAACCAAATCAGGGAGAAGGTCGGTGTGAGCTTCGGCAACCCGGAAGTCACGAGCGGCGGTAAGGCGCTGAAATTCTACGCATCGGTACGGCTGGACATCCGGCGCGTGTCGAAGACGGACGGCGGCGAGATCATGAGCGGAGAAGTTCTGGTCGGCCACAAGATGAAGATCAAGGCCATCAAGAACAAGGGCGCGGCCCCATTCCGCTCGACCATCGTTGACCTGATCTATGGCGTGGGCGTTGACCGCTTCGCCGACATGGTGGACTACGCCGTGAAGATCGGGGTACTTGACAAGCAGGGCGGAGGTTGGATATACTTCGAGGGTGAGAGACTTTCGCAAGGTGTAGCCAACACGGTCGCGCTGCTGCGAGACGATCCAGAGAAGTTCGCCAAGGTCAAGGCAGGCGTGAAGAAGGCTCTCAAGGCCATCCGTGATGCCGAGCTTGAAGACCAGAAGGCGAAGATGGCGGAGGCTGCTGAGTAATGGTTTACGTGCGAGTGGAGATATGGCCGAGAGGCGACAAAACCAAGGCCCGACTACTAGGGCAAGCGTTCATCGCAAACGATGCCTCTGGCACACCCACTCGCGGTAACTACAAAGCCATCCTGACGGACAGGCGCAACCGCCCGTTCCGCGCCGCTGTAGTGAAGAACTTTCCTCGTAAGGCCCGGCACGTCTTCGACCTCTTGAAGCTCGTGCTGGGCAACTCGACCTCGCTCAAAGCTAAACGGGTGATCGAGGAACTTGACAAGAACATAGCGTAGTGGTAGACTGAAAGAGATCGGAGAATCGAATGCCCGGATACAAAGCGAAGACCATCAAGGCCATCATCACGAAGAAGCTGAACGCGTGGATCGAATCGGTCGAAGACGAGAAGGTCAAAGACCTCCTCAAGAACAACGTGATCGTGACTGGTGGTTGCATCGTGTCGATGCTGCTAGGTGAGGATGTCAACGACTTCGACATCTACCTGCGTAACCGGGAGACGGCGCTGGCTGTGGCGGAATACTACGTCGCCAAGTTCAAGGAGAAGCAGACCAACAAGACGGACTTCGAGCTTTACGTCTCAACCGAACCAGACTGGCGCGGCAACGACCGCGTTGCAATCGTGGCTAAGTCCGCAGGCATCGCCGGGGATGAAGGCAAGAACTCCGCAGGAGAGTACAAATACTTCGAGGCATTCCCTGACGAACAGGGATCGGCCTACGTGTCCCGCGTCATGGACAACCCGGAAGAGATTGAGGATGTACACGAGGACGCAAGCATCGAGGCGAAGCGTGTAGAGGGAGAAGGCAAGTTCCGCCCGGTGTTCCTCAGTGGCAACGCCATCACGCTGAGTGACAAGATTCAGATCGTGCTCCGGTTCTTCGGATCGCCGGACGAAATTCACGAGAACTACGACTTCGTACACTGTACTTCGTACTACCAGAACTGGGACGGCACCCTCGTGTTGCGCCCGGCTGCGCTGGAGAGCATCCTGTCCAAGGAGCTTCGGTACGTCGGCAGCAAGTACCCAATCTGTTCTCTGGTGCGCCTGCGGAAGTTCATCTCTCGCGGCTGGCGCATCAATGCTGGGCAGGTTCTCAAGATGTCGATGCAAGTCAGTGAGCTTGACCTGACTGACATCAAGGTGTTGCAGGATCAGTTGACTGGTGTGGACACAGCGTATTTCGTCCAACTCATCGAGCGGCTGAAGGAGAAAGACCCGGAGAAGGTGGACACCGCCTATCTGGTTGAAATCATCGACAGAATGTTCTAAGGAGAATCATGGCAAGCAAGTACCAAGGCAAGAAGCAGGGCAAGGGCAAAAGTAAATCTGCCCCTGTTGTGGTGCGCGACGAACGCGCCCCGGCGTTCCTTTACACGTCTGAGTGCTGCGGCGAACTGGCAAAGAAAGACGCCTGTGTCATCGACCGTGGCGTGAAGTTCGAGGATCGCAAGGCGGCTCTCGGGCACTGGCGTTGCAGTGCATGTCGTCGGGCCTGCAAGGTCACACGCAATCTGAACAAGGAAGGGATCATCCCTTTCAGGCCCAAGGCTGCGGCGCTGAGTGCGGTAACGCTACTCGCAATCGCTGAAGCTCTCGTGCCCGGCTCCGTGGACAGGGTTTTCGCGTCTATCGGCGCATAGGAGAACAATGGCACTATCCGACAAGCAACTTCTTTTCGTTCGCAACATCGCGGCGCAGGCCGCCGCGTCGTCGCATTGTTGGCCGCAAATGGCCGCCTGCGAAGCTGCCGCTGAATCAGGGTATGGAACCTCTGGGCTGGCGGTGCGTGACAAGAACCTGTTCGGAATGAAGCAACACACGCACCCTATCTACGGTACGGAGAACCTGCCGACTAAGGAGTTCCTCCACGGGGACTGGGTGGTAGTGACGGCATCATGGGTGGTTTATCCGACCTACGCCGCCTGCTTCGACGACCGCATGAACACATTGGATCGGCTGAAGAACGTCTACCCCAACTACGCTCACGCGCTGATGGCTACTGACCCATTCACCTACGTCCGCGATGTGTCTGCAACATGGTCTACCGACCCGCACCGGGCCGACAACATCATCGCAATCTACCACGAGGTTTTCGGCTGATGAGTGGCGTATCCACAAGGGCAACCGTCGCCCCTATCGAGATCACGGAGCGCGACGGCGAGTTCGTCGCCTCCACAACTGTATCCCACACCGACGCTCAGGTTCTTGAGTTCGCTGGCACGGGTTACTGTCTGAGTGAGGCGGTGCGTGACTTGGCCGACTACCTCGACGATGCAGGATACTAAGGAGCAACATTGTGCTTGTAGATGACTATCAGAAAAAAGCCCTCGACACTGCGGACTACCCGGAGCGTGGGCACAACATGATATACCCGGCTCTTGGTATCGCTGGAGAGGGTGGAGAATGCGCGGACAAATGCAAAAAGTTCTGGCGCAACCGTGGGATCACAGACGGGGCTTTGCTCACTGATGGGGAGAAGGATGCTCTTGTAAAAGAGCTAGGCGACTGTAGCTGGTACATAGCTGCAATGGCTGCCGAACTTGGTCTATCCCTTTCTCACATCTTTCAAACCAACCTCGACAAACTGGCTGACCGTAAGTCTCGCGGCGTAATCAAGAGTGAAGGGGATAACAGATGAAGACACCGCTGGTTATATATCACTCCCCCTGCATGGACGGATACACCGCTGCGTGGGCCTGCTGGCTGGTTCACCCAGAATGGGAGTTCGTGCCCGGCGTACACGGTTACACCGTACCTCTTGAGGACATGGTGGGCCGCGACGTGTACTTCCTCGACTTCAGCTACAAGCGCCCAGTGATGGAGCAAGTCATCAACGTCGCCCGCAGCGTCACCGTGCTCGACCATCATGTGTCGGCGGAGAGTGACCTGAAGGAGCTTTTCGACCTGAAGCAGATCAAGGGCGTCTTCGATGCGAAGCACTCCGGTGCCTACCTCGCATGGCGTCACTTCCACCCGGACGAGGAAGTCCCGCAGCTTGTCCTCTTCGTTGAGGATCGTGACCTGTGGCTCTTCCGCTACGAGGAGACGCGCCCGGTGTGCGATGCCATCTTCTCTCACGCCTACTCGTTCCAGATGTGGAACAACTTCAACACGATGTGTGAGGCTGGCTACGACGGATGGTCGATCCTCGTCAAAGAGGGACTCGCCATCGGACGCAAGCAGGCGAAGGACGTTGCCGAACTGACGGCGAAGCTCAAGTACCACATGATGATCGCGGGCAAGGTTGTCCCAGTCGTCAACGTGCCATACATCTACGCGAGTGATGTCGGCGAACTTCTTTACCAAGACCCGAAGGTACCTTTCGCCGCGACGTACTTCTACGACGGCGACAATTACATCTTCAGTCTGCGGTCATCGGAGACAGGCGACGACGTTTCGGAAGTTGCCAAGGTCTACGGCGGCGGCGGCCACAAGCACTCCGCTGGATTCCAGATCAGTCGGTTGGAGGATTTAGAGTGAGCAACATCAACGAAAAGATTTTCACTGCCCAAGACCTTGAGCGGGCTGGCACACGCGGTATGATCGCCGGGCAGATCGAGATCGTCAAGGACATTGTGAAGCAGGCGCGGGTCAACGCCACGTCTGAGTTCAATGCCGGGCACGACCCCGAGGCCATCGCCTTGCGCGAGTTCGCCAACCAGATCGAAAGACTGCTGGAGATACTCGACAAGAAGAAGGAAGGGCTGGCATCCAAAGTCCGCTCCGCTCAGATCGCCGACACCATAGTTGACGCCAACCTCGAAGTTGCGGTATAATCATCTCATGTCAACTTACGTCGAAGCACACATGGCGGAATCCCTCAAAGACCACGTACTTGTTCCGCTCCTGCATTCAGGTGTGGGAGAGGTACGTGGTTTCTATTTGAAGAAGCCGGGACGCACCCGCATGATGTCCACGCTCATCCTGTTCACCCCGGAGGGCATCGTCCTTCAGGGAGACCTGACCCCAAGTCGCCACGGCGATGTGTCGTCGTACGGTTACGGCGCTCAGTGGTTCGGTGGTCGCCTGTCTGAGGACTATTTGTGCGAGAAGTTCTTGCAGAAGGAGTTCGTGCCTGAGAAGGCATACGCCACGTTCAAGAAGCGCATCCTATCGCGCCGCCGCGAGGGTGACCGGTACATGACCAAGGAGAAGGCGCGAGAGGCATACGACGCCAACGAGGAGCACGGCCCCGGCCACGATCAGTGGGACTCTCGTGAGTTCTACGACTGCTTCTGCGGCGAGTTCGGTTTCGACTATGACGGCGAGGGCTACGGTTACAATCTCGCTGCCGCAGGCTGGCTCTGTGCCATCCAACAGAAGTTCGCGGAGCTTTACCAAATCCACTTGAAGGGACAGGGCATCACGCCCATACCATGAAGGAATACTACATCATCACCAAGGCGCACGAGGCGCTGTGGCCCCGAGGGGTTATGCTGTTCTGGGCCGCCGATGAAAAGGGCTACTCGTCCTTCCTTGAGAAGGCCGGGCGCTACTCCGAGGAGCGGGCCGAGGCCATCTGTAAATTCTCTCCTGAAGCATGGATGGTTCCGTGTGAGGTTCTCGAAGCAAAGGCCATCCGGGTTGTGGACTACGACCTGTGGCACGTCTACGGAAAGGACGAATACAAACATGCCACTAATAGCTGACTTCCTGCGGCGCAGGCTGAAGCACAAAGAGATCGGCTGGAAGGACATCGGGGAAGAGTTCACCCGGTACGCCATCTGGCGCGGTAAGCGTTTCAACATCTACCTGCATCGCCTGTACGCGCCCAACGAGGCTCCGCAGTGCCACGATCACCCGTGGAGCTTTGTTACGATCCTGTTGTGGAATGGCTACCTCGAATGGTTCGAGGGACAATGGCACCGCCGCTTCGCCGGGACGATCATGAGGCGCAAGGCGACGGACACCCACAACGTCATCACACCATACGGCGTTTGCTGGTCGCTCATCATCACGACCAAGAAGAGCCGCGACTGGAGCTTCAAGTCTTGCCCGGCAGATTGAAAGTGTCAAGTTTTATCGCAAATAAACTTGACATCACAAACGACAAAAGCGCCCCTCACAGATTTTTAGTCTGTGGGGGGCTTTTGTTATTTGCTCTTCGTGTTATTTACATTATTTTACTGGACATACTCCGCCCTCACATTCCATCCCGTCAAGTTCTCCCTGACCTATATCTTCCAAGTTCAGGGGTTTGATCTTGCTGGACAACTTGTGGTACTGCTCCTCAGTGATGGCTTCCTTTGGGGCTTGCACGAAGCCATGATCGCTATGACACAAAAAGCTAATAGACTTGAGATACTGAAGATTCTCGGACAGCCAAACTTTCAACTTAGGGATATCTTCTCGCTTGTAGTAAACCGTAACAGATACGGCTTGATCTGCCCAATGTTTCTGAGCCATCTTGAGAACGTCAAGCTGTTTCCACGTATCCCACTGCTCATCCGCTACTGGCTGCCCGGCTGGGGTCTCGATGTAGAAGTCCGCAACTAAAGTCTGAGGATCAATACCTCCTCCAAACTTCTGAACAGGCTCTACATAATGCCCGGCTTCCCTCAGCTTAGGCACGAGCGCGTCATTGGATGCGAACCTAACCCTCTGAATGAAGTGCCTGCTGTAGGCTGCGTGGATACCCTCGTAGCCCATGCAGTCAAGAACTTTAGACAGGGTTCCAGACGGCTTCACTACTGTAGTCCGCTTGCTCTTAGGTATTCCTAGCTCCTTGCTGTACCGTTCGTCCTCATCTTGGATAGCAGCGTAGGCTTGGTCTAAAACTTCCGGTACGAATAGAGGCGATGCCAAGCACCCGGTTATACTTGTGCCTGTACGTCTGTTTCTCTGGATCACATCCTGTGATACCTTATGGTGGTAATGCTCCATCGTCACACGCTTGGCGTAACGGTGCATAAGTCGGGCGGTATCAAAGAACTCTTGAGGACTTTCAAGATTACATAGAGCAATCTCAGTCAGGTTACAAGGCTCTCCGTTTTCTAAAGTTGCCTCGGCGCACGGGTTCACTCCGATAGCATTGTCGGGCTTCATCTCCCCCATGCGTCCGTACTTTTGCATGTTGGATCGGTTCACTAACCCGAAAGGTTCTCCCTGTTCATAAGTCTTCCAAAACAGGGGATGAAGGTCTTCTGTATCGTCGCACACAACACTATAGTTAGCGCAACTTCTGTGCGAAGGCAGTACACCTAAATCCCATCTCTTAGCCCGAAGATAATCCTTATCCCAAGCATCACCTAGAATGATGATAGCCGAGCGTCGGACGTTTCCAGCGACAACCATTTCCCCAGTGGCAGTAATAATGTCCGCAGCATCTAAGGTGCGCACATGCCTTCCTTCTCGGTTATTTAGAATTGCACACAGGTTGGAAACGAATTTTATAAGCGGGATAGGACCAGACGCAGTACCTCCAAAACCAACTATGGATTCCCCGTAACCGCGTACGCAAACCGTCGAGTAACTGAATGACTTTCCAGTAACAAAGAAGCTCTCTAGTACACGCCGAGTTAGTTCACACCATCCCTCTCGACTGTCCGGTACGATGAAGTCAGCGTCTTTAGTCCCTTTATGGACAATGACGACATCCTTCTTGACCCTTGGAAGCTTGCTGGTGAAACGGTGCTCAACGCTTAGACCCACGCCGCCTCCGAGCATAAGAAGGTCTTGTGCTATTACGAAATTGTTCCAATCATCTGCGGTAAAGAACCAACAGTTGTTTAGAGCCGCCCCGCCAATTTTAGAATGAGAGGGTGAGCCGGACATCCATATACCACGTCCCGCTGCACACGCCTTGCGATCTTGTCCTAACCGTATAAGAGCCTTGATCTCTGACTCAGGTACGTTCTTTCCTTTTACGTTGCCCATTACAACACGTTCGATGGTTTGATCCCAATTCTCTAAGAACCCGTTATCTTGCCTGTTATACGTTCTACGGGTTACCACGCGGGCAAGGTTGCTCCAATCTTTCACTTCAGTGCGCCTCTTTCTTACAACAGAGCCTTGTCATTCTGCTCTCTTTCTTACCTTGCTTCTTAGTTCTTTTAGCCTCTCTACGAAGCGTGTACCTCGTAGGCTGTAAAAGAACCTGTACTTGGGCTTTCGAGGTATGCGTTTTATGTCGGACTCATTCAATCCCAGTGCTCTCATACGGTCTGCCGTTTGGTTGTATCTGGCAAACTTGTGATCCCCCAAGTAGTAATCAACTCTGGGAGATTTGCGCTCTTCATCCTGCATTCCGTCAGGCGACCAGTTGCCTGCTTTGTAGATAGTACCGCTGTGTCCCATACTGGGGTCTGCGAAGCTAACTATACCTTCGACGTGCGGAAACTGCTTCTTCACTAGCATAATGGTTTTGGCAACAAACCAAGTCTCCGAGTTCTTTGGCATCTCGTCCAGCAACCATAACCTCGCCAACTCCCAACAAACACACCCATACCGTTTATTTATCTGGAGAGATGGCATGGAGTAGATGCAGGTTCCTACACATTCTTCTCCACGAAACAGACCGAAAACGCAAAGAACCACCCCCGGCCATTTGCGGAGATAATGCTCTTTCACCATCCAGTCCACTTGCTCACGGGATACTTGGCGAACTTGTAGAGTATTGAATTGGAGCGGAGGAGTCGGGTTCGAACCGCTACCGTCAGCCGGGATAGGCTGCTGTACTACCATTGTACGACCTCCGCAAGTCTATTATAACACATGCCGAACGAGAATGGCAACTGCGCCACCGAGTCCCACCCCTACCCCGTACAGGAAGCTCTTGAGCTTTCCTTTACGGGCTGATGCTTTTTCCGCAGTCAGTTCTTTCGCGTCCGCTGTCTTCTGATCCGTGAGTTCGGTTCCCAGTCCGTCGATCTGCTGGGCCTGATCCGTAATCACGGTGTTTGCCTTTGCGAGTTCCGCTTGGCCGTTACTGACTTGTGTTTGTGCGTCGGCGAGATTCTGCTTGAGCACCGGCACCTGTTCAAGAGCTACCACCGTGCCGATAGCCGCAGCAGGGTCTACCGTTATCCCTGCGGTCGTGGCCGTGAGATCGCCGGGCTGTGCGTCGATGAGGGATGCCCATCGGTTGCCGAGATCGGGCATCGGCAGAGTCTTGTCGGTAGCCTGCTGCTGTTGGAGGACAATCGTGCGGCTGGCGCTGGCCGCAACAAGCTGGGCATTCTGCTGAGACAACGCCGCAACAGTTGCCTTGTAGCTAGTAGCGTCCTGCTGGGCCTGCTGTGCCAGCGCCACGTCCTTGTCATGCTGCACAACGAGTGTCTGGGCCGCGATGTTGGCCTGTTGCTTGTCACGATCCGCTACGACACTTAGATACTTGAAGCTGCCGAGTAACATGGCCAAGCTAATTATCAGGGCCAAGATAATGCGCTCGTGAACCTTTAGCCACGACTCTGCCTTGGTCACGTCAGCCTTCGCTGTTGTCTCAATATTTTGAAACCCTTGGATTATATTTGTTTGTGCTGTCTTCAAACCGGACGCAGCGGCTATCGTAGTTGTCGGTGTGGCTGTGGCGCTCATTGAAAAACTCCTTGTGTGTTTTAGTTCCAAGCTAGAACGAAATTGACACCCCCATCTTGACGAGCAAGACGAGGGTGGCGGCGATGATGAGGACGTACTTGTCAACCTTTGGCATCGAAGGCTTCTTGCAGGACATTGCAGTCCGGCTTGCCAGTTGGATTGAATCGGCTCTGTAGATCGGGTTCAGGGTTGAAGCGACTCTCCACGTCGTTCTGTGGATTGAAGCGGCTCTCGGGATGGGCTACAGGTTGCACCGAGGTTGACTCGATGACGAACGGCAGCTTGAACAGACTTCGTACTTTCTTTTGTGCCATGTGCTTACTCCACTTTGTACTCGGAACAGACGTACTTGATGCTCCGACCGACGCGCTCGTTGAATGCGAGGATCGCTTTGTTGCCGGGCTTATGATAGCCCATGATGTATTTTACCCCACGCTTGCGGGCCTCGTCAACTAACCGCTCCCAGAGCGCCGCGTAGTAACCCTTCTTGCGGTACTCCTTCGAGACGTAGCCCATGTTGACCACGAACTTGCTCTCTTCCTGATAGAACGAGCAAACGCCTACAACGCGCTTCAACCTGTTCTGGATGAAGAACGCTTCCTCATCGCCGGACGCTGGGGCATCCATCGCTTCGATGTTCCCTGCTTTGCGCAGCGTCACGTAGGCGTCGATGATGTACGGCAGCACCGGGGTGCCGTGAATCCTTTGCACGTACTCAATCTTCATACATCTCCTAGCTTGGCCGGATCGAACGACACGGCTTCTGCTTCGTGTTCCTCAAACTGTTGGCGCTCGTACTCTTCCTTCCGCCGCATGTATTGCGCCTGCGCCGCACTCACATAGCCGTGGGCCGTGTGGTCTATGACTTCAAGGTTTGTCCAGTGGCAGTCGAGCTTGTTCTGATTCTTATGGTTTACGTCCTCTGTTGGCAGGAGGTCGCGCTTGAGCATAGCTTGTGCGACGAGTGTGTGGACGCGTACGCCAGTGAACGGGCCTGCGCTGATGCGCGGGTAGCCTTTCTCATCGACGTACGTCCCAAACTGTTGACCGTCCTTACAGACGAACTTTCCACTAGCGTCTCGCGGCATCCTTCAGTACACCCGTTGTTCCTACCAGCTTTCCTTGCTGGCGTAGAAGGTCGTAGGCCAGCCACCGGACTTGCCGGGACAGGTGGTCTATCGAGTCGTTACTGTTGAGAAGCTCGATCAACTGCTTGTTGGTCGGCCCCTTGCATCGGATGGCGTGTCGCGCCTCCGCTGTTAGTGAAACGATCTTGCTCATGAAGCCTGCTTCTCTGCCCGCTTCTGCTTGATGATCGCACTCAGTTTGTCCAACTGCTTCTCCATGAAGTCGAGGTCGGCTTCGTCTTTTGGACGGTCATCAACCAACTTGTTCTTGGACTGTGCATCCAGCAGGATCGCGCAACATGCGATGGCATGGCCGAGATGATGCACCTTGCTGTCGGTCGCCTGCTCCTGACCCTCGAACCAGCACTGAAGGTGGCGCTGTGCGGCGTCCACATAGATGCTGGCGACAACGGCTTTGTCCCGCCAGTTGTACGCGCCGTACTTCTCTGCCCCGTCCATCATTGCCATTGCGCCGTGGGCCACTGCGATGACAGGTAGTTTTGAAAGCGAGACCTTGGTGTTGCCTACGAGGTCTTTAGGATTGGTGGTGTCTGCTTTTGATCGCGGTACGATGGTTAGTGCTGTTTCTCCCATGTCTCTCCCTGACAGGTGTTGCTACTTCTTCAGATACTCGATTGCTTTCAATAGGGATTCGATGTCGTCCCTGAAGTAACCAAGTCCTGCGTTACAGTTGTGGCACAGTAGCCCGCGTACGTCAAGATTCTCATCATGCTTGTGGTCTATACGAGGAGTGTTACCCTCGCCAAACGGTCGCTTGCAGATGGCACACTTATTGTCCTGTTCCAACATCATCGCCGTGTAGTCTTCAGCGTCCAAGTTGTAACGGCTCTTTCGCTTGCGCCTTGCTTCTGACTCTTTAGCCTGCTCAGGATTGTTCAGCTTCCAGTTCTTGTTAGCTTGGCGGCTACACGTTTTACACCAATACGCATAGCCGCTTTTGCTTGACTTGGATTTGTCGAAGTCCTCTACAGGTTTGTCAAGTCCGCACTTGCTGCACTTCACTCGACAACTACCTCTCGCTTAGTGACGATAGTGCCTTGTGCGTCGTCACAATATAACGCGATATTTATGCAGCCCTCGTCCGCGTTCCAGATGTAAGCCTCAGCGTTGCGGAGGTTTCCAACCAGACCGTTTTCAGAATGCCAGTCGTCAGGCGGGCAGAGCGCCGGGAGGACTCGAACACGACAGCCGTACTTCTCATCCAGCTTCGTCATGTGCGTGTGCCCGGTGTGGCACTCACGGTACTTCGTCCGGCCCCACATCTCGTGACGTTCAGATGCCATCAGAGCGGGGTACTCGGTACGCTTGCCTTTGTCGCCGTGGGTGAACATCAGCATCACGCTTCCCCACTCGATGTACTTCCGAGGAGTTGGCAGGTTGTCGATCTTCACGTCTTCGTACTTGGCGAAATAGCATTCGAGCGAATCGCCCAAGTGCCACACAGACAAATTGTCGTGATTGCCGGGAACCATCACCACTTCGACCGGAGCAATCTCGCGGAGCAACTCAATGCAACGCGTGATCGTGCGGCGCACCTTCCAGAAGGTCTTGTGGTAACGACCGTCCGTGGTAACGATGGTGCCCTTCGTGGTCTGGTTCTCGATGTTGTCGGAGTTGAACAGGTCGTTGCCGACAACAAAGATGATCTTGTCGAAGGAGTAACCCTTGACGCGTTCGAGGAGCGTGACCAGCGCCCGCATATACATTTGTTCGGCGATGGTCGAATCGAAGTTCTCGTACATCGTCTCAGTGCCCCACGCCAGTTTGCCGAAGTGGATGTCGGGGATGTTGATCTCCAACATGTTGCCAGTGTTGTTCGACTTCCTCGCAATGATCTTTGGGACGCGGGCGAAGGCTTTAGCTTCTGCCTTCAGGCGCTCGATCTCTTTGCGCACTGCCACGACCTCGACACGCTTCTTGAGCGTTGCCGTGACCTGATAGAGTGCGTGTTCGGCTGCCTTGTTGTTGCTGCGGTCAACGTACCCCATCTCCCATTTGTTGACTTTGAAGTTCGTCACTTCCCAGATGGACAAGTCCACCTTGCAGTATTCGAGCAACTCGTCAAGCGTGTGGATGCGGGTCTTCGGCATGTGGAGATTCCACACATCGCCAGAGACTTCGCTGGTGAGGTCAGGTGCGGCAGGCTTGGTCGGTTCGAGCTTGATGCCTGCTGCGGTAGCAAAGTCGCGGAACGTGGCGAAGTGAGCCTGCCACGCTGCCTCGGGATACTTGCCACCCGCACGATAATAGTTGCGCGTGACGACTCCCTTGTACTTCTGTGCTACACTCTTCAAGTCGGCGATTAGTTCGGCGACGGTGATCTTTTTACTTCCCATCTTCCTCCATGTACGATCCGTACTGTTACTTCAAAAACAGTATACCACAGGTTGTGGTTTCCTGTCAACTACCGCTTGGCGGCAGCCTTCTTGATCGGTGGCTTTTTCTTGGGCTTGGAATTGGCTACGAGCTTGGAGGGCTTGCGCCGGGCCTTGGGGCTGGCGGCTACGAGGGGCTGCATGTACAACATACGGAGATCGGCCCGCTGCTCTCGCAGTTCACCGACAACGGCAGTCGTCTGTTCTTTGAATCCGTTCACGATAGTGCTGGTGTGCTTCTCGGCATCGGTGCGCATTTGTGTGGTCTGGTCGCGCAACTCAACGCTGAGTTTGTCGATGCTGGTTTGGAGCTTGGTCAGAACGACTTCCTTCACGTCCTTGAACCAGTTCATGACGCGGTTGGATGCTTGTGAGAGAGACCAGAATAGCCCGGCTGCGGCTATCCAGAACTTACCCTCGGTGTACAGAGGGCTGCTTAGGAAATCGTGAACGCTACTGATGGGAAGCATCATCGCCTCCTTGCGGTGGATCATTGTGGTCATCGTCTCCGCCGTCGTGTTTGTGCAGCTTGTTCGCCATGTAAGCGCCAATGCCTGTGCCGAGGATGGAAGCGATACCGTAAAGCTGGCCCGGTGTTGGAAGATCGTGACGTGCGTGAAAGAACGCAATCATCAAACCCATAAGTGTTGCTGCCGTCATGAGTGCAATGACGCGGCTTGAACTACCGTTGCCGTTCGGTTCAGACGGAATGGTCTTGGCCCACGCCATGACGGAGGAGAAGGCACTCTTGGCCTTGTCTACAAGTTGCATGGTGTACCCCTACTCGAAAAACGTGAGCGTGTTCATGTCCATCAGTTTCGGATGGATGCTCCGCTGTCCAAGAATCTTCTCGCGGAAGTAGTCGGTCTCGATGAAGCGAAGGTCGCACCAATACAGAGCATCGACGGAAGTGCCGTCTTGACGCTTCGCTTGTGCGTAGTTCTTCGATCCGTCATAGATCGCATCGACCTCATGGAGAAGTCTTACAAACTCTGGCTCCCAAATCTCGGGAGTGCCCTTGGGCATTTCTTTGATCGCCGCGAACGTCGGGATGCGGTCAATCACCTGTAGGTAATTGCCCCAGCCTTTGCGAACCCGGTTGGCGAGGACGGACATAATCATGCACGATGCCAGATGGCCGCCGTAAACGCGACCGTGCTGCCATCCTACCTTGACCAGTTCACCCTTCATGAAATCGTCTTGACGAAGCATACTCCCCCATTTTACCACAGACGACGATAGGTGGGCAACAGGCTATCCAAGCCCGCTGCCCACTACGTTATTTTCCGCTGAGGTTCTGTGTTGCTGAGTCCATAATGGACTGCTGGTTTCCCGTTGGCTCTGGTCGCGGTGGTGATACCGCGTTAGCCGCTGCCGTGCCGATGGTCGAAGCCGCTGTGGAAGCTGCCTTCCGTACAGTTGGGTTCTCCGCTATCTGCCCGGCCTTCAGGTACGCCTTGATCGTGTTCGGGTGGTTGGCGATGTAGTCGAGAAGCTCACGCCCGTAGGCCACGCTGCCGCCTGTTGCGCCGAGCAACCCAACCCCACTGAGCAAGCTCAGGTGAGGCACTACCACGCTTCCCGCCGCCGACGCCGCGCCCATTGCCGTGAGGTAACGGTTCACACGCTGGAGGTTGGCCGCCGACTTCGCGTCCTTGGTGACCTCCTTCAACCCGGCAGTTATCTGATCGTCCGGGCCTTCCATCCCTTCCGGGCGGATGCCGAACAATGCCTGCTTGGTTGGTTCGTCGATGCGGTTCCATGTGCCCATGAATCGCTCAGGGTTGAAGGTGTGAGCTTCGCCCGATTGTGAATCCTTGAGGATGGTACCGAATACGTTCTTGCCGAATGCCTTCATGCCGGGGTCGCCGACGATGGCCTTCAAGGTCGCGGTGTTCTGCGCAATCTTGCCTGCTGTCGGAAGCGCCGAGCCTTGCCGGATGGTACCGACAAAGTTCTTGGCAGCATCGTCGATCTTGCCCTCACGAAGTGACTTGATGACGGGGTTGTCGTAGTGCGTGATGTTGTCCCGATAATTCGACCGCAAGTCCTTGTAGTCCTGAACCGCCGTGTCGTCGCCGGAATCTTCCGCCAGCTTTTGAATGGTGTCATCCATCGGCGACTTGAAGTTCCCGCTTTCGTCCACGGTGTTCAACAGACTGCGCAGTGCGCGAGAGTTGGCGCTGCCGTAATCGTAGTTCTCTGCCGTCTTGCGAATGCGCTGGCGGAGGTCGATCAGGTCGTCAACAGTGTACGGACGAGCCTCCTTGGTTGTGGGCAACTCTTCGGGGGTTTCCGTGGTGAGCGGCTTGCCGTCCGCGCCGAGTAGCCCGGATGGTTTAGGCTGCGCAGCTTCCTGCGCGGCCATCTCTTCTTCGGACAGTGGCTCCGACCCGTTGGCGACTGTCTCCAGAAGCTCCTTGACGGCGGGTGCCAGTGTGTCCTTCTGCGCCTTCGCCGCCGCCGCCACCGCTGGGTGGGTGCCGGGAGGCGGATCGCTCAAGATGGTCTTGGCGTGTTCTGCCAAAGGGTTGTCAGATGCCGATACTTCTGCCCCGGAGAGACGATCCTTCAGGTCATTGATGCCGGACTCGTAGTTCTCATGCAGGGCGTTCTCTGCCGCCCCGATGCGCTGGTTGATGGCGTCGAGGACTTCAGGCTTGGATGCCGCTGCCTTGGCCGCCTCGGATACTCGACCAGTGGCTTCGGCTGCCTGTGCGCCCTTCTTGGCAACTGCGCCTGCTGCCGCGCCTGCTGCGTGTAGAGTGCCCACAGTGGCCGCTGTGACCGCCGCGTCCGCTGCTGCTTGCTTGACATCCCCTCCGGTGCGCACGAGCGTCTGCGCCCCCTGTGTAGCCCCGGCGTGGCCTGCTTCAACGCCCATACTGATGAGCTTTGCAAGGCGAGGGTACTGTTTGACTAGCGCCGCCTCCTCTGGGGAGAGTTGGGTTCCGGCCTTCATCGCTGCCGCGCCGAGCTTCAGCGTGGCGAGTAGCTTTGGTGAGTTCTCCAAAACCTTCCACGTACTGCCGACTGCGGCCAGCTTCTCAGGAATCGAGAGAGCCTTCAGCGCCTCTTCCCCGCTCAGGAACTCCATCAAGGTCTCGCCGCCGTACCCAAGCTGGTTGGCTGCGGGCTTCTGCTGGCCGTTGCCTGCTAGGTCATGGAGCGTGTCGGTGACGGTATCTGATACGGGTACTCCGAGATGCTTGTGCGCCATGTCCACCGCGCCTGAGAGAGTAGAGAATATACCCTCGCCCGCGCCTTGGAACGCGCCGCCGATGTCACTCAGTACACCGTTGTCGCCAAGCTGCTCGTGACTGCTTGTGGCGAACAGGCTGTGTGGATTGGCCGCCTGCATATAGTCGCCAGTCGGCTGCCCATTGCCGCCACCCTGCGGCGGTGCGCCGGGAAGAGGCTTGAACGAGTTGGGGTCGATTGCGCCTGATGGCGCTGGCGCTGCCTGTGTAGGGCTGGAAGGTGTAGACGGAGCACCCGCGCCCGGAAGGGGCTTGAAGGTGCTCGTGTCTATTCCATTCTGATTCGGTGGTGGCATTGTTGCTCCTTACTTGCCGAAGTCATTCGGGTCTGAAAGACGCGGTGCGCGTCCCAGCGGCTTGTGCTGCGCGTCCACGTAGAACGTGTTGCCGTTGGTGTCTTGCGCCGTGCCTACTGCCCCTTGCGGGATGAGCACACCGTCTGCTCCGATTGCTTGGCCCGTGACCGTCTGGTACGCTGCTCGTGCATCGTCAGACAGGATCGGGAAGTCGTACGTCGCGCCAGATGGTTTCCCACGCTGCCACGCTTGGTTCTTCTGCCCGGTCTTGCTGCTCAGAAGTTGCATGTACTCCTTGATGGCATCCACACGGCGGTATGGCAGAGAGCTTGTCAGTCCCTCTTCCAACTGCTTGCGCTTGTCCTCGTGGAGAACGCCCTTGGTGTAGGCGCTGTTCAACTCTTCGACAAGCTGCGGAGCATCTGCGTTGAGACGGTTGTACTCGTGAGTGCCCGGAATGCTGGCCGCCGACGAGACAGCGTTCTTGTAGAACTCTGCCGCGTGTTGCATGGTAGTGTTACCAGCTTCAATCTGGTTCTTGTCTTCGCCTGCGACGAACGAGTCGCGGAGCTTGGTGTAGCCCTTCGCCTTGCTCTGATCGTAGCCGGGGTATGCCCGTGCAAGATACGAACCAAACAACTGACCGTCGCCCTTCGCCAAAGCATAGTCGCTCATGGTCATGTGACCATCATAGACTTCCTTCAGTTCTGCCGCGAGGTTAGGACTTGCCGCTGTGAGCGCCGCGAGGTAACCCTTACGGATTCCGCCGACAGGTGGCTCATTGGGGTCAGTCTGGATTTGCGCCAGCTTCGGGTCTTTGACAAGATCGCCGATGGAACCGTTGCCACTTCCGGTGAGAGGTACGCCGAGCTTCGTCTTCGCTGCGGCCTCACCCGCGTATCGCGCTGCTCCTTCAGAATAGGCGTTGTTCGCCTTCTCTGCGTGGTCGCGTTGTATGACCCCCTGCGCGGTTGACTTCTGGATCGCGCTCGATGTCGGATCGGACAGGATGGAGTTTGCCTCCGCTACCGTCTTCGGCACTTCATTGCGCTTCGCCGCTGCTGCCTTCTGATCGGCTTGTTTGTCGGCTGCATCGAGCTTCGACTGCTCTATTGCTCCAGTCGGGATGAGGGACATGATCTGACCGCGAGTGTCCGGGTCAACCTTGTCCTTTATCATCGTCGCCTGCAACTGATCGAGCGGGACTGCCGCGTAGCGCGAGAAGACCTTCATCGCCGAAGGATCGACGGTATTGTGGGCGTCCTCATAGTTCTTGTGGAACTCTGCGACGTACTTGTCTCCGTCCTTGCCAAGCTGCGCAAGCTGCCCGGTCATGGCGTGGTCGCCGACTTGAATGGCCGAGGCCGCCGCCATCGCGTTAGCCGCGACGACTGCCCGCATCTGCGTGTTATTCGGAAGATTGATCGGGGCGGTCTTGCCGTCCTCACCAACCTTGTAGAATCCCTGCACATGATGATCTGCCAAATACTTGAGCGTCTCGTCCGGCACACTGATCTTCGCCTTCGGGTCGATGAGTGCGTACTCACCATCCCACAGGAGTCGGCCCGTCTCCGGGTCTTTCGCCTGCTGGCCCGTATTTGGGTCGAGTCGTGGAACGGTGTTCTGCCGGATGAAAAGGTCTTGGCCGACGTTGTACTTCTTCGCAAGATCGGCGACGTTGCCCCGCAGACCTTCGTCGAGCAATCCGCCTTGGTTGCGGAGCGCGTCGATCATCGGTGCGTGAGCTACATCCTGTTCATGGTTGGCATCGTACTCCAACTTGCCGAGGGTGACGGCGTTCTGATACGTCTGGAAGTTCGTGTGCGCAATCATGGCCTTGGTCGCGTAGTCGTTCTTGGCCTGATCCTCGTTCGCTTGGTTGGCCTGCTGAACCTGCTGAGATTCCTGCTGGCCCTGCTGGTAGCCTGCTGCCGCCGCTGCCTCTACATGGTTCGGCCCGTGCTGTGCCGCGCCAGTGATAGCGCCGGACAGAGCTTCGAGAGCGATTGCCATACCGAGTTGCTTGGTGGACAAGGGAACCTTGGTGCGAGTCACCGTGCCCGTATTCGGGTCGATGGTGGTCGAGTAGCGCGGGCCACCCGCCAGAGTCGTAGCAATCTCGTTCAGGAGGGATGCCTTCTGAACCGCAGGGTGCTGCGATGGTGTCTGGTATGCAGGCGTCTGCTGCATCTTGTTCTTGGGGTCATCGGGTTTTAGTCCGAGGTTGCTGGTGTCCGCGTTCTCAGTAGGCATCTGCTGAGAGTTGTTGGTGGTGACATCCACGTTCTGCTGAACGGGTGGAATCTTTCCATCCGGGGATGCGACTGGCCCCTTCTGAGACTGATCCTCTTCCATCGCATTAGGAGTCGGCTGTACCTGAGACTGGTCTAGCTGAACTGCGCTGGTGCCAGCTTGTGCATCAGGAATCGGTGCGCCAGTAGGCGCGGTGTTCGGTGTATCTGCCATGTTACTCCTTTATGGGCCTGTCGGACTTGGTGTACTACCATTAGTGCCGCCGCCGCTACCGCTGCCGAGGTTCTTGATGATGCCGCCCGTAGCTATACCAGCGACATTGCCGAGCGCTCCGGTGACTGCACCGACCCAAGAGTTGTTCTGGGAAGCTACGTCGTTCGTGGATTTCTCCGCCGCCTCGCCCGCGCCAGTGGCTACGGAACCCGCTTGGTTAGCTGTACCGAATACGCCCGGTGCGCCCGCCAGCCCAGAGGCCGCGTTGAAGTAGTTTTGACGCCCGGTCGCGTAATTCTGCTGCGTGATGTTGTTCAACTCGCTGGCAGTCTGGTTGCCTGCGTTCTCCGCAAGGCTGAGGTTCTCGCCCACGGTAGCGCCACCGCTGGTCTGACTGTCGTTGCCGCCGTTGAAGGAGGACTCTGCGTTGCCAACCGCTGCCTTCGCGTTGCGATATGCCTGCCCTGTATTAGTGATGGCCTGCGAGTTCATCGCGCTCACTTCGGCAGGACTGAATCCCTGTTGGTTCGGCCCGGCTGCCACGATAGGGGCGAAGGAGCTAACGAGGTCATTGAAGACGCCCGACGCCTGACCGAATTGAGACGATGCTTGGTTCGTAAGAGTAGTATACGCCGAAGTCTGCTGGGTTGCAAGCTGCTGCTGCCCGGGGGTCGCGCCACAAGCCAGTGCGACCGGCCCGTCATGCTCGAAGCTATCCTCTGCCAGAACATACCCCGTTGTCATATCAATGACCAGTTTATTGTAAATTTTCATCTCTATGCCTCTCAATGTATTCTGCCGCTTCTCTGAGTAATTCGGAATTGTCTCTGAATTGCCCTAGTCCGCAATTACATGCGAAACACAGAAGAGAGCGCACCTTTCCTGATTTATGGTCGTGGTCTACGTGCGGTTTATTGTCTTTGTCTAAACCGAACTCACGCTTACACAGAGCACACCTATCGGACTGGCTTTTGGATAGAACTTCAAAACCCTTTTGATCCAGCCCGTACCGCTTTCGCAGCATATATTCTCTTTGCCACTGTTTCATATTCGGGTCTTGCATTCTTTCTAGGTTTTTCTGCCTACGCTTTTCAATGTTCCTTTGGTAGTGCTGTCTACTCCATTGCTTGATTCTTTCTTTATACTCTGGAGTAGAACGCCTAACCCTTTGGCGGTCAGCCGTTTTGGCCTTGCTCTCGGCACTCTTTACATAATCCTTCATGTAGGCTTTCATACGAGCTTTTGTCTTAGTCACAGAAGCTTCCGATGGGATGTAACTTTTTCGGTATTCTCTGAAATACTCACGTCTTGTCTCGTTGCTCACAAGTATCTCCGTAACTCCCCGTCTGAACCGACAAAGCCAAACCGCTTGATGCACAATTTGCGAAGAGATTCGTTTGAACTGTTGAAAATTATCTCGGTGAACCCGTTTTCCTTAGCTTTTTTTGCAAGATCATCGAACCCTGTGACCATTGCTCTGGCATTCCTACGGCGATCCTCGTTTGAAACAAACTGGATGTCGAGTCTGAGAACTTTGGCTCCTCGTACAAAAAGGATAGGGCCAGACTCATCCTCGTAAGTTTTACACACTGTTCCGTATTGTGTGAAAAAATCGGCAGTAGTGCCCTGATGGTGTACGTCATGGGCTAGACTCTTTTCCAGAATCGGCAAGTCACGGGTTTCAAGGAAACGATCTGTTACCATTATTCTCTCCCTGTTCTAAAGCACCGCACACCTAGCCAAGTGTAACTTCATACCACCAGCTAGTCGAGCTTGTGCCAGAGTCTTGATACGGCGCGAACCACTCTCCCGGCAAATTGAATGCTAGGATTCCTTTAGTGTTTCCTCTACGGTTGCGTCAATGTCCAACTAAAGCAAGTTTCGTTATACGGGTTTCCGGCTGACGCTTTGCCGCCTTGGTTATCCGGGTTCATACCAATGCCTACTTGGTTTGGCTTGTTTGCCAAAAACGCGGTTACACCCTGAGCACCAGCAAACCACCAGAAAAACCCATCCACTGAGTAGTAGTAATTCAGGTTGGTTCCATCAAATTTTATCCGCAGCCACGCGTTTCCAGTGGTAACGGCACTTGCGCCAAGGTTTGTCTGACCGCTATATGAGTTCAGATTGTTCATGAAGACCAACCCAAGCGGGCCTACAGGATTAGAAAATCCATATATGATGGCCCGCCCACCTGTAGCATCGTACATCACCATCCCTAGCGTTAGGTAGTTTGGGTAAAATGACGAAGACTTGATACGAGCGGTCGCCGTCCACGGAGAAGCAGGGGTTGTAATGGTTTGAACTAAAGCCCGTACGCAATCTGTAGGCCCAGTGCCTGCATCTGTGAGATAGATTCCCCCGGTGATCGAACCGGAGTTAGTGGGTGCTCCAAAATTCAATGCCGTGAATGATCCTAGGGTGGGAGAAGTCCATGCGCTCTCGCCGGGGGGAGTCGATCCTCCTCCTCCACCAGTTATCGTAACTGTACCCGAACCGTTGTCAACTAGGGTAATACCTGACCCCGCTGCCAAATTCAGCAAAGTTTGAGAACCGTTGTTAGTACCGTTTGTCTGAAGAGTGGCTCCACCGCCACCAGACCCCGGCACAGACATCTGAAACACCGTGCCATCATATTTGCAACTAACGATCTGACCCGCCGTGATGTTCCCTGCTGTAAGGGCGGTAGCGTTGCCGTTCGCCTTGATTGCGATGGCAGCGCCCCCATTCACAGCTAGGGTACTTGCGGCAGTGTTTGTGTGGGCGGCTAAGAAAGTGATAACTGAGCCGGGTACCAAAGTGGGGGATGGAGTCAAGGCCACTGCATAGGCGTTTGCTGTTCCAGTGTCCGATGCGTAGGTATATGCTTCCTGCTGAACGCTTGATTGGGTTGCTGCGCTTGCGATAAACGCCGGAAGTCCTACAACCTGAGACTCGTCAATTTGGGGTATAGTTCCCGGCGCTGTGGAGCTTGTGCTCACAACCACAATAGTCTGGAAGTTGTGTGCAGCCGTAGGCGAAGCGTAACTGACAACGGACGTTACAGTGCCAGCCGTACCTGTAGTGATAGTTTCCGTGTAAACAGCGCAGGCGTTGGTAGCGCCGTCATTAGCCGTACTACGAGAGGTTCCTCGATTCCATGTTACCGCCCCGGTGGAACCTCCCGGTGTCGCGCCTTGCGACCCGAAGTAGATGGCAGTGTTACCAGCAGCAGCCGAGCCGGGGGTAGTCAAGGAAACCGGAGTTGACCCTGCTCTACTCGATATGAAGGTTGACACCGAAACTGTACCACTGAACGTAACTACGCAAGCGTTCCACAAACCCACTGTACTGAAGCTGACTGACCCTGTAGCTATGTCACCGCTCGTTAGAGTCTTGGTATAGGTTCCCCCTCCCCAAAATGTACCGGAACCACTCGTGCCATCCACCAAAGTCCAACCAGAAGGCGTAGAGGGCAGCGACCCGTTTGAAGACCCAATGCACATCACAGCGAAATCACCAGCAGATGCGGCAGCCGGGAGAGTGGGCTGTATGTTAGTGCCTACTCCACCGCTATTACTACTGGCTGCGTAGGAGTGAAGGGTGTTGCCGGTATCAGTTATCGTTATAGAACCCGGAGTGGAGTTAGTCGTTGACCATTTGGCCCTAACTATATCTCCCACACCAAAAGTATTTGATACAAGAGTTGCCACTGATCCAGTCAGGGTGTACTGAGAAGTGTTTATCAAAACACCGTTCAATAGTAAAGACAAGGAACCAGCAATAGGTGTCGAGCCGAAAGTGACAACGCTCTCTCCACCTAAGCAATTAGCTGAAGCATCGCCATAAAACAATATGCCAGAAGCGGCTGCGCTGATAACTCCACCTGTAACCACAATGGATGTACCATCTGGCTTTACTGCGCCTGTAGTGCTGGTTGTGGCAGTAGGTACAGCCACAGTAACCGTGCCTGTACCGTTATCGGTGATAGTAGTGTTGGTTCCCTGTTGCAGATTCAAAAGCGTTTGACTTCCGTTAGGGGTACCATTCACTTCGAGAGATAAGCCAACCACGCCGGTCTGGTTGATCGTGGTAATACCTGCGGCGGTAGAGGCAGTGACGGTTCCAGCAAGATTCAAAGAGAGTTGATTTATGCCGTTTATATTTACAGGAACTACGCTCATCTATTCCTCTCTAAATACTCAGCAGCCAATCGCAAGGCTGCGGGGTCATCCTAAAACATTCCAAGCCTTAGAGACCAGTCTGACCAGCCGCTACTCCGTACCAATTAGTGTCGGCGGCGTTGTAGTAAATCTGCTGGATGCTGTGCTTGTTCGCTGTGGTGCTTGGTGCAGTCACTCCAAGGAAGAATGCAGGCAGCGTGATCGCGTGGCCTGTGCCGTCTTGCACCCAGAAGAGGGTAATGACCTGACCGTCTGTAGGGTTGTTGACGACGATAGATGTGATGGCCGCGTTGACGTTTATCTTTTGCTTGTCACCGGACGCGGCGTTGATCGTCAACACGCCTGCTACAGGGGCAGTTGTGACCGGAGGGTTGGCGGCTGCTCCGGTGTACGCTGAGACATTACCGGAGGCATCCTGTTGCCACTTTACAAGTGAACCGCCATTAGGGGCGGCAGGGGTCGTGCTGTTTAGTGTTATCACTTTGCTCCTTTAGCTCACCGCAATAGGCGGGTTGGTCGCGTTCACGGCAATCATGTAATCGTAGGAAACAACTACACCATCCACCGCTATACAAGCGATAGCAGTTGGAGTCCACTGATTCGTATTGGCGTTATACTGAAGGTTGTTGGCTGGGGCCGGAAAACTACTTGATACAGGTACAGTCTGCAATCCGTCAACAACCACGCGGGGGCTACCTGCGGTGCTAACCACGTCTCCGATAAGCGGGTATATTCCGGCAGCAATGCCTACTATTTCTCGATTAGCCATTCTAAGACTCCAGTCCAACATAAGTGAGCGTGGTCGTCATTGCAGCACTGCTCGTGCCAATGTTGGTTACCGTAACGTATGCGGTACCTACTTGGGGGGAGTCTCCATTGGCTCCTACCCGGTTCTGATACGTCCATTGGTATGGTGCTGTGTCGAGCGCAACATCGCAGATGATGTTCTGCGTAGTGCCTGCGGCTGGAGGAACGTCGAGGGCGCGGCCTGCGTCTGAGGTCTGCGCGGCGGCGGTTCCGTAAAGCTCGAAGCGGATCGCGCCGCTGGCGCTGAGGCTGAGAAGCTGAAACGACTTTGAGATCGACAGGGTGCCGATAAAGCTCTGGCCGGGATTCAACACGCCGGTCTTCACAGTGGCGATAGAGGCCACGATGACTGCCGGGGTGCTTCCGCCTCCGCTGCTGCCAGAGATGACCGCTGTGCTCGTTGTCGTGCTTGTCCCGGCACTCTGTGTGGCAGGCGGGGTAAAGATACGGAACTGCGGCACCTGCCCTTTGAGGTAGTAGCTGCGCAATGAATCCGGTGATGGTTGGAACAGCGGTGGTAGCGGGCACCGCATCATTGTTCCGCGAATGGGCTGGCTGTCCGCGTTAGGGACAGCCGCATTTATACGCGACACCGATTCTACAGGTTGTGCCTCGGCTGTGGAAACTAAAGAATCACTAAGACTTGGCATGTTTCCTTTACCTTTTCTTTGTTATTGGACTGCCAAACTTTTGTTCGTGCAGTATATGCATCCTTGTTGGTAAGGTAGTAACCTGCAAGATATGCTTTTTGGCAGGTCTTGCAGGTACGATAACCTTGCGAGGAGACACGAGTATTCTCGGGGGTAAACTCGTGTCCGTTCTTACAGTGGGTCTTCCCAGTATTCATGTTCTTACCCAACTAAGCCTCCTGACTAAAAGCGCCGAAAACCGTGAGTGTCAGAAGCTCATTCTGGGCATTCTCACTGCTCCAAATCACCTTTATCTGCATACTTCTGCACGATGCTGCCTCGTTGATGATCTCGGACATGTTGAAGCGTTGCGAATAAAAACTGGTGCTCTTCTTTATATTCGTCGGGTCTTCAACCCACTGCTTCACTATATCGAATGGCCCGGTATAGTAAGGAAGCGCCTCATCGAAGATTACGCCCAAGACCATCGGAGTCCCGGTCTTTACGGATTCCGCAGTAACAAAAGAAACAAGGGCGTTCTGACCCGGTTGGGCTAGGACGGCAGAGCCAATCACTGCATTAGCAGCATACGATGTTCCGTTATCCTGCCAAGTTCCCAAATCTCTGTTGAGAATGGGGCCAGAAGCGGTAGGCCCGAGAAGCAACTTGTGCAGTCCCGGTGAAACTTCGAGCGATTGCACCGCGCCGACGCCGCCGACGATTGTCGCAAACGGAGACCATGTGTAGCCGGACTCAGGTGCGGGCGTTGGCATGAGACGGAACCAACCATTCGCACCGTCGCAGATGTACCATCCCTGATCTTCACCAGAGACGTGCCATGCGACGTAGACGTTCGCTGCGTTCCAACTTGTGCCGGGGCTGCCATTGTTCAGGCGAAGCTGGTCACCGATTGGGAATGCTGCGTAGTCCACACCAGACGAAGGATCGAGGATCACGAACTGGTTGTCAGTCGTGAAGAACCCGATGATGGAGCCGTTCACATCGAGAGCATTGTAGCTCAACAAGCCTACGCCACTCATAAGCGGTATGCCGCTTTGGATCGGATTGGCCGATGTCCCGTTGCCTTGGATCAAGTACACATCCGAGACGGTGAAGACCATCAGACCACTCGTCGTCGGAACCAACCGCTTCACCAGTGACGGGAAGTTGTCGTAGTTCAGAGGCGAGACACCATTCACGCCGTTGCCCACTGGGGTGTTCGGCCCGCTCGTCCAATACACCGTGTTACCGATGCTGAAGAAGATGCGGTTGAGATGGTAGGTCAAGTTGATGGCACCCAGCGCGGGCGGTGTGTTCTCGCCTGCGGCTGCGCCTTGGATCAGGTTGTTGAGGCCCGTGTCCGGCGTCGTGTCGGTGTACCCGCTCACGAGGTATTGTGAGAGCGGTATGGTGTACGTTGTGGTCGCGCCCGGAATCAGGAACGGTGTGTTCTGACCATCGGTCGTTCGGAAGATCGCCACATAGTCGGACTGTGGGTCGATGTCTGCGAGAGGAGGCAAGCCTGCCCCTGCGGGTATCGAGATTCCGTTTACGCCGATGAAGTTCCCGGTTGCGGCTGACAAGGGGGACATGTTCGACACGGTGTTGTCCAACGTGTTGACCAATGCCACGCCGTACTTCCACCCTCCGTTGAAAGTGCTCAACGTGCCGGTAGGAGCAACTGCGGCGGTTCCATTGTTGATCCAGATCAGGTTCGGGTTGTCCAACGTCAACTGGTTGAGACCAGTTTGAAACGTCGGCGCTGTCGTGCCGCTGACGCCTGTGCGATACGGGAACTCCGTAAAGCCGTTGGTGTCGATGATCGGCGTGTTCGGCAGCGTGAAGTTTGTTTCTGGCAGCCACGAGAAGTCGGTTGCCGGGCCAAGGTTGATCCATGTGAACTGACCATTGGTCTCGGTCACCTTGGGATAGCTGGGTGCGAAGGACGTGCTCCATGCGGGCCACGCGGGAGGGTTGGTACCACTCGTAGGTGCGCCGTTAGCAATTGGAAATCCGTTGCACGTCAAGACCATCTGCATACCGGAGTGATACCAGTAGGAGAAGTCGATCTCGATGGGGTAGACGCCTGCTGTGGGGAAGTTCACCGTGAGGGTGTCTGTCCACTCTGCTCCGCCGCCAAGACCGCGATTCGTGCCGCTCATGACTGAGTAGCCCTGTGCTGCCGTGATCGTTTGACCGATTGGATTGTCCAGCGTTCCGCTGACCTTAGTCGCGGTACTGCCGATGCCCCAAATCACACCATCGTGGTGTACGTTCGTAAACGTGTACTGTCCTGCGACAGGTATGTTCAAAGAACCCAAAATGATGAGTTGGTAGTTCTGCGTGTACGCCGGGAACGGGTTATTTGTTCCAGTCGTTTCGCCTGCTCCGTTGAGAGTCTGCCATGCCATTGTTGACCCAGACCCGAGAGGGGTTCCGGTAAACTGGAAGCTGTTCTCTGTAGTCGTGTTAGCAAGAGCGCTGCCTGTACTCGTCGGGTTGGTCAGTATGAAGCAACCGACCGGGCCGGAAGTCGGGCCGTTGTAGAGGTACGCGCTCACGTTTCCTGATACCGTGGGGTTCACGGCTGGTGCCAGTTGGAACAAGCAGTTGGTGCCGCCTGCGCTGGCGATGATGTAGGTGCCCTCCGTGATGGCGCTTGCGAGGTTGGTCTCCACGGTGCCCAAGGCGTTGACGAGTGTCAGCGTAGTTGATGTAGACGCGCTGCACAGGTACGTGCCATTGTTGACGCCATTGGTGAATCCCGAGATGACGAAGGTCGTGCCCGCGAAAGCATTAGACCCGCCGCCCGTAATGATGCCTGTGTAGACCGTGTGGCCGCCGCTGTTATTCGCCACAGATGTAAGCTGCAACGAGACGCTTGGCGTGTACGCGGTATGCGGTGTCCAAACCATTGAGGCTGCGGTCTGGATCATCTTCCATGTAACAGAGCCGTCGCTGGTCGTGTTGCCAACGCTGGTTGCCCATGTCGGAGTGACCGCCCCGCTCAATCCTTTGGCAGTAACCTGCTGAAGGTTGCCGTTCGAGTCGATGATGACACCGGGCAACGAGTAGAAGGTGTTCGCCTGCCACGACACGTTGGATGTTCCCACGGTCGGGGTGATGGCCTCCGCGTCGTTGGCGATGCCCCAGTTCTCGATTGGGTTGCCACGGTTCGTCCACTGGACTGTGCCGTCGATGGTGATGCCGCCCTGATAGTCGTTGCCTGCTGCCGGTACGACTGTGCTCCATGTTGGAACGGTTGAGCCTGACACCGGGGTTCCATCTAGACTGAAGATGTTGCCTGCATCTGCGGTAGGCCCGTAGTTCGCATGAGCGTAGTTGAAAGTGAAGGTGCTGCCTGAAACGCCCGTTACCGCTACAGTCAAGCCTTCGAGAAAGGTCGCCGTCATACCCGTTGTCGGGAAGGTCACGTTGTCGCCAACTGCAAGTACGCTCGTCAACGTCGCGGACGACGTGACGGTCACCACAGCGCTAGTCACCTGTATCGTGGTGATCGGAATGTCCGTCCCAGTGAGTTGCTGGATGTTCCCGTTGGGGTCTATGAAGAAGGTCGAGAAGTATGGGGTAGACGGGGTGTTCCACGTTGCGCCCGCCGCCCATACCACAAGGCTCTGAAGCCACTTATTGTTGTCCTGCCCGTTGCCAAAGTACAAGCTGTTCCCTACAGATTGCATGTAGCTCTGGCCTGCGTTCGCGCTCTTCGTCCATACGAGGCTCTTCACTCCGTTATAGAGCGAGTACAGTGCGGTGGCCTGATCGACCATCACGTCGATCTTCTCTGTGCTGTTGCCGAACATGCGGAACGAGTAGAAACGATCTGGCGCATTCCATGAGTTAGAGTCATACACCGAGTTACCGGGACGACGAGCCAGTGTCAAACGATTGGTGATCTCTACGTTGGTGCCTGCGATGAGAGCATCACCTGACGGGCCGTAGAATTTCTCAACGAGTCGCGTAGTATTTGCATCACGCTGCGGGCTGCGGTTTGTCCATATACCGCTCGACCAGCGCCCGGTATAGATCGGTGCGAATCGCACTGCCTTTTGTGGCTGGCCGCCATTGAGTCCAAGATTGTTGGGCATGTTGCTCCTTTAGTTGAATCCGACATTTTTGTACTGCTGCTTGCCCACGTTTACAAACGCAGAGGGTAGTGGAAGGCTGTCGATGTATACTGCCACACCGACTGCGGTTATATTCACGTAGTCGCTGATAGGCCCGATAGGAAGGGTAGCTTCACCGAAGGCTTCTGCCGTAACCCCTGCTATAGACGACAAACTGGTTCCCAAGCTGGCCGTGTGGTAGCTTATATTGAATACCCCTCCAGTTCCAGAAATGAGTGAACCGTTGAGATGAACAATGCTGTTACTACTGCTGACCGATCCGTTCAAATTAATAAACGGATAAATGTTATGCACCACGACACCGGGGTTTGTGAAGACTGAAGGCAGCGTAAAAGTTCCCCAGTTTATGTCGTAGGTTTGCGGATTTACGGGATGTGAGTTGCTAATCAAGCCTGCGCCGCTGGTAGCAGTAACGGAAGCTGCTGCCCCACTTGCCGAAGTGGCGGTGAATACAGAAGCCACACAATAAACAACCGACTGGCCGCTAGGCACTGTGACTGGAGGGGTAAACATCTTAGCTAGTTACCCCACTGAGAATTATGCCTACGTTTGCGAACGTAGCATCGGCTGTCGCGGGGGCGGTAATCTCAAGGATGTCACCCACACTGAAAGTTACGGCACTCCCCGAGAACGTGGCAACGCCTCCTGTGCTGAAGGCTATACTTCCTACTGATGTACCGTTCTTGAGAATGCTTACGGAAACCGCCCCAGTAGGGTTCACCTGACACACAGCAGTGCTTGGGGAAAACTGGGCAGAGAACGTAACATTGCGCTCAAGTTTCAGGTAAAGCATGACCTGAGCATTGGCAAAAGTTCCGGGGAAGAACACACCTACATCATAAATCGTTTGCGTAATCGGAGCGGCAGTGCTAACGATATTCGGCTTCCATACTCCAACGTCGAACGGGGATGGAGTGCTGAGAACCTGCTGGGAGTTCGGCCCCCATACAAGCTGCCCGGCTGAGGTATAACCGCGCACCACATAGAAGGTGTTGGCCGGTGTCAGCACGTCGTTCGGCCACATGTACTGCGCCGGGGAAGTGCTGATGCTGCCGCTGGAGTTCAGAAGTATCTTGATCTCTCGGCCTGCGCAAATGTTCGTAGTCGTATTGGCCTGCGCATCCTGACTGAGAACAAACGTCAGGTAGCCATTGACGAGCAAGTTGCCCTGCGTGTCCTGAAAGTTTCCCCCAGTAAGTTGTACGGTAGTTGACATGGTTTCCTCTTACATCGTCGCGGGGTATGGGCCGCTTATCAACTCACCCTGCGCCGTGAACACCTTGATGATGTACTGTGCGGTCGTTGGAGTGAGCGATGCAGACGGGACTGTAACTGGGTTGGTTACAGTCCCGCTTGAATCGAGTGGTATCTTTGTGTCGCGTCCAGCGGAGAAGCTCAACTCACCCGGCGCGAGTGCGTCCTGATCCAGTGCGACGATCAGATAGCCGTTAGCGACTGCCGTTCCATCGGGGTACTGAAATGTAAGATTAGCCATTAGGCATTCTCCAAATACTCCGCAGCTTTGCGCAACTTGCTTGGGTCATCTTGTAACATGCCTATAGCAATGTTGCAGTTGTTGTGCAGAATACCTCTCACTTTTCCAGTTACATGACTGTGGTCGATAACGGGTGATCTGCCCTTAGAGCCGAACAGCGGTTCGTGGCATAAAGCGCACAGACCGCTTTGCTCTGCCAGCATGTTTCCGAACTGCTCCTCAGTCATGCCATACAATCTGACCTTGTTGCGCAAAGACGCTTTTTTACGATACTCTGGATCATTGGCGTACTTCTTGTTTTGGTATTTGCGGGCATAAGCAGCATATCTAGCTTTCTGCTCTGGGTCTTGTTTTGCTCGCATGGTGCGCTGCCATTCTCGTACATATTCCTTACGCTTGGCTAAGTCTTTGAACGGCATTTTACTGTCCTCGTGCTTGATTGCCTTGGGTCTGTGTAATCTGAAACTGAGTCGGTTGACCCGTAACCGAAGACCAGTTATTCAGCCAATTGTTACGCTCTGTCTCCGTAAGTCCTTGGTTGGCTGCAAGCAATGCCGAAACAAACTTAGCATTGGCAATCTGAAACCGTGGGTCGTCGCTAAAGAGCCATTGGAAAGAAAGGAATCCCCAGTTGTAAAGATGTGCATACTCGTCGGGGATCGGTGCCCATGTTTGATTGATGCCTGCGGTGGTAGCCGAGAACACACCGGGCTTCTCCTGAAGTGTTATGCTCACAGGGGCGGCCACTGTCGGAACCGGCATCAGCCGGAAGGTGATGTTTCCTTGGCCGTCGTCAATCTGTGCAGAGATGTTACCGGGGCGGCCAGAGGTAGTGTCTAGGCCGAGTCCAATCATCGGTGTCATTGGCATCCACTTTGACGTGGCGCTATCCTTGACTGATGCGTTCTCGATCCACCCAAACGTGTACGAGCCTACTGCCTCTGGATCAACCGGGCCTTGGCATGTCCACGTCACGCTGCCATCGGTGACGAACTGACCGTTGACTGTGGGCCACGTCGGAGGGCTGCCCCCGGTGGTGCCCGCTGTGGTGCATATCTGTGACGCGCCGTTGCCGATGGTGACCCAACCGAGCTTCACAGCAGTGGTCGGCTGGTAGTTGAAGAGGGTGTAGTCCTGCTGATTGGCGACGGTGTAGAAACCTGTGATGACTCGGTTCCAGCGCCAGCGGAAGGGTGGCCCGAGGATGGCCTGCATCGTCATGTTTGCACATGTGATGGCAGGCTCCAAAGAGTTGCCGAGGTTTGCGCGGCGTCCGAAGTTGAGCTTCTCTGCGAAGGTTTGAGTACCCAGCAAAGTGTTGGTGCTTGTCGATGCCATGCGATCTCCTTAGTTGCCATTCAAGTAAGCGGAGAGCTTCCGCATGTACTCAACATAGTCCTGTACCTGACCGAGGGTAAGGTTGCATCGTGAGCAAAGAATGCCTCTGACTTTTCCCGTCTTGTGGTCGTGGTCGATGTGCCACTTGTTCTTGAACCCTTTGCCCCACGTACAATCGGTGGCATCGCAGGCAGCGCATTTGTTACCTTGTGCAGCCAGTAACTCTTCGCGTCCTACAATTCCATTGAGACCGAACTTCATTTTTATAGCGGAGTTCGTGCGGGATTCGTTAGCCTTTTCTGGGTACAACTCACGGTAACGAGATATGCGGGTAGCGCTGCACTTTAGACAACGCCGCCCATCTTTTCCACCGTTCTTATTGTAAAGCTGCCGAATGTTTCCCTCGACAAGCTCGTGCCCGTTTACGCAATGAGTCTTGGGCTTTGGGCCTCTAGTTGCCATTGAAGGCTCCAAACGGGTAAGCCGGATTGATCGGGTTGACGCCGATGCCGCTCTCCATAACCGATGACCCCGGATAAAAGCCGAAGTCGTCTTCCTCACGGTCTGCTTGACGTACGGCGTCGTCGAGCGACTTGAGCCAAAGCTGCTGCTCCATCGTGAACTTCGCACGAATCTTCGGATCAGGGTTGCGCCGATAGCACTGCGCGAAAAACCCGCTTTTGAAGGCCCACTCGTAATCATCGGGGATTGGCTCGAGCGTCTGCGCGACGTTGGCGAAGCGGTTGGCCCGCATCTGCGCAACGACTGTGATGACCCACACGACGCCGTTGGAAGGCGGAATGGGGTTCAGGCGGAAGCCCTGCCCTGCCGGGTTGATAGCAGTCCACACAACGCTGCCATCGGTCACTGTGGTGGCAACAGTGGTCGGCGCGGTGAGGGTGGGGAATACCGGGTTGGTAGGCCACGACGGTTGAGTTGCGCCGCATGTGCCGTACGTCGTGAGCGCCCACAGGTTCCCGTTCGGGTCTTTGATGCAGGTACTCGCGTTGGTCGGCTGGTTGAGGATGCCGATGGGGTTCGTATAGATCACGTTCGGGCCGGGGTTCTGCTGCCCTGTTAGGCCGGGGCCGAGTCCGTTGATGTTGCCGTTCGGGTTGCCTGCTGTCGGCCCAAGAGGAGCTTGCCCCCATGTTCCGGTCAACAGGTTACTGTTCTGCATCCAGCAAATCTTTCCGGGGTATCCGGTCTGGTCGTATGTGACCTGAAGGTTCTTCTTCGCTTCGAGGTACTGCTTCTGCTTCGGCACTGAGGTCTGATTGATATTCACGGCCCAAGCGTTCTCGATCCATCCGAGGTTGATGAGACCGGGCACGAAGTAGTCCGACTGGTAGCTGATGGTGCAAAAGGGTGCAACATTGAAGCTGTTCCACTTCCAGTTGTACGGCTGTGCGTTCGGGCCGCCATTGATTATTGCCTGCATCACATCGTTGGCGATGGACAGGGCTGGCGCATCGGAGAAGCCTCCTGTGGCGAGTGCTGGGGCGACATCGCCGAGCGAGTTCGCGTCGTCGATTACTGACTGAAGGGTGATGCTTGAATTTGCCATGAGGTCTCCTGATACAAAAAAAGACAGGGTAGTCCCGCGAAGGACTACCCTGTGGTGTTTATCGAAGCGTTGACGGCTGCATGACTTCGCGGGCAAATGCGCCGTTGTCGGAGTACCGGAACTGATACGAGCTTGATCCGCTGTTGTTGGTCTGGTAATTCAAGGCTGCCTGATACTCTGCGAACTCCTTGATATACTCTTCCTTCGAGTCAAAGAACTTCTCGACTGGGGGCTTCCACGTCTTGCCGCAGCGCATACACCGAATCCATGTATCGCCCCAGCACATCGTGTGCTTCATGACTGCGTAGTTCGAGTCATTGCCCTGACCGCCAACGTATCCGGGGATGCCGTTGCCGCCCTTCTTATGGTTGCAACGATTCTGCACTTTCTTCGCGTTGGCCGCGAGTGCAGATATGGTCGCACCGTTCGTCTTGCTGCGCGAGGCGAGTACGCCGCGCTTCAACTGGCGCTCATCGAGACGCTCACGGGTGTCCTGAAGGTTGGCCTTGGCCGCTTCCACGGTCAGACGCTTCTCTTCAAGTTCGAGGAGCTTCAACTCACGATCCATCTTCGCGTTTTCGAGCGCGATGGCTGCGGTCTCTTCAGCGAGTGATTCCGCCTTGGTCTTCTCTGGTACCTTTGCTTTTGCTGCTGCGGCGGGCGCTGTTGCTGCGGGCGCTCCGCTCAAAAGGTTCTCAACTTCACTCATGCTTTCCTACCCCCTCCTTTAGGGTTTGTAACTAATCCAGTTGCAGACTGTTGCCCGCGTTCCTGAACGCCAGCAGTGTCTTGTTGTACCGCGCATACGCCTCGGTCTGCTTCGGCCTGCCGAACGTGATGTTCGCCATCGCCTCACTGATCCTTCCGGTGAGTATGAGTTGCAGCAGGCATGTGCGCCAGCCCCGCCGACGTTCCGCAAGCGGTGCGCCGTGATCGTCGAAGTTCATGATGGATAGTTCGGGCATCTGCCCTACTTGTACCCAACACGCCTTCTCCGCTTCCGAGTTGACATCCTTGCTCACGTAGAGCACGGCCTTGTCTTCATGCGGATGCTGACGATAGTGGCAGATGACGTGGGCCTTACGCAGAAGTGTGATAAACTCCGTGTGACTCATGACGCGCCCAATGCGCTGTTCAAGGTCTGCGTACTCTTCCGGCTTGATCCACTGGTACTGCTTCGCTACTTCGTCGCTGTACTCTTTCTGTTCAGCGAGTGCTTCCTTGTTCTGGTTGCTTGTTGAGTCGTAGTCGTACTGGCGCTCCGCGTACTCCGCGACTGCGGCAGCCATCTCAGGGGAGAGGACGGTCTCCATCTCTGCGCCGTAAGATTCCCACGGGTTTACTTCCCTGTTTTGGTTCGTGCCTGTAACTTTTACTTGCTCCATTCAAGCCCTCCAGCTTGCGTTTCCAAATTGGAAACTAGAAATAAAACTCTATCCAGTCGAGGTTCATGACGCCCGATAGGTAGAGCCGCCTCATACGTGATTGGCCGGTCGCGTAGACGCGTACGCCGCATCCCGGTTGGCCGAGCCGCTGTTCGCCTCCGGGTAATCCACCCTTGACGAGTTCAGCACGGTGACTAGGAATTGGCATGAAAATCAAATGCTTGGGTCTTGGGTTCGTGCGGCTTTGAGCATCCTGACGGCTGTCAAGCACTCCTCGACGATAAGTTCCACGTCCTCTGGGCCACAATCGAACTCACCGCTCCCCCAGAGTTTCCCAAAAGCCAATCTAGCGTAATTGTCACTCGCATCAGCCTCTATTAGGGCATACTGAAGAGCCTCTGTCTGCTCACGCGCCTGACGCTCACGCTCTCTGATCTTGCGATTTGAAATGCGAAGTACACGATTGTTTACACGTATGCTTCGCTCTTCCTCTTCCTCTTCAAGAATGGTTACTGTTTTGCTCATTTGCGCCTCCACGCTCAAAGCTATGAATAACGCATATACTTGCAAATGGATTCAAGCTCCTGCAAGGTTGCGTCACTCTTCAATCTGTTAGCCCGCCACGATATGACCTGCACGTTGCCTTTGGTGTAGCCCCTACTAGGAATCATCTTGTCCAACGATGGTGAGTTTGGATTTATGTTTCCGTTCACTTTTTCAGCAAATGGAACCAAAGGTATTCCTAGTACAGGACATACTTCTGGAATAAAACAATCTTCAACTGTCAGGTTGAACTCGATACCTGCTCGTCGAGCATTACCACGCGCATAGCTCAACAAAGCCTTCGCTGGGTTACTCCGTCTGCTGGCGTAATGACTACTTTTGCTCAGAGTACGAGCGCAGTCTTTGCACCAACTGGATAAACCGTCCTTGTTAGCGCCTTTGCTGAACTGGTCTGACTCTTTCTCTACTTTGCACTTGCTGCATGTCTTCATGATTATCCTCGCTGAGAAGCGATTCCGCACCTGTGGTTTAGACAGGTGCGGTTCGCGGAGCGTGGTGTCTCACGACAATTACGCAAGGTTGGTATTACGGGCCAACAGTGACGTTGACTTCGGCGTACACCTTGTTGATCGGGAGACCATTCATGATGTTGCCGCTAGACACAACCGCGCCTACCGTGTTGTTGAAGGTCGGGTACGACACTTCGACAGTGGTGGAACCTGCGGTCACCGCCGTAATCAGGCCAGTGGCCGATACGGTTGCAACTGCTGCCCCGTTGGGCGATCCGGTCGAGACGTTCTTCGCGCCGTACGCCACGTAGGTCAGTGCGTTAGTCACTTCCTGCGAGGTTGCGGTTGCCGCGTGGGTCTCTGCCGTTGCGACATCATTCGCCAGAGTCAGCGTAGTGCCGCTCGAAGCAGTTGCGATGAACGTGCCGTTGTTGTTCGCGCCAGTGAAGCCCGCGACCACAAACGTCTGTCCAGCAAATGCGTTCGATCCGCCACCCGTGATGGTTCCGGTGTAGACCGCCGTGCCCTGTTCAGGGGTCGCGGTGGCAGCGTGGGTGTCAGCTACGCCGTTCGCGTTCTCCAGAGTCAGTGTGGTCGTGGTCGAAGCAGTTGCGATAAACACGCCATTGTTCGCGGCATTGTCAAAGCCCGCGATGGTGAACGTGTCGCCTGCAAAAGCGTTCGATCCGCCGCCCGTGATGGTGCCCGTGTAAACGGTCAAGCCGTTCGACGCCGCTGCCGCAGCCGAGAGCGTCAGCACACCGATGGACGATGCAGCGACAGCCGTCAGGACGAATGCGGTACCGGGGGTTATTTCGTTGCCAGCGATGTCTTCCAGATTGGGGTCAAGCTGGAAGGTCGTCGGCCCGTCTGCGCCCGAGAGCGACAGAAAGACATTGTTGTATCCCGGCGTAGTACTGTTAGCCGGGGGCACGTTGCCGAGCACGGCAATCTTAGCGGCTACGCCAAGACCCGTGGTCTGTGCAGGATATGATGCCATTGTTGAATCTCCTTACTGTGCCACGATGCGGGTGTGGATAGCGTACGCCAGTGCGGTACCGCTTCCTGCTGCATAGCTCGTGGTTGCAATCACGACGTTCGTGCCCACCTTGGGATGGATCACGTACTGCCCCTGATTGACCACGCCCGCTGCCGACACCGAAGCCACGTCCGCAAGGGTCTGCGTCACCGAGGTATTCGAGTCCAAATCCGTGTAGGTCACGGTAATGGCAGGGAGTGTCGCTCCGGTTGGGGTGTTAGACGAGACCTCGTACAACAGAACCTCATACACGCCCGCATTGACGACTGGATAGGTCAAAACGTTGGCATTGTTCGCCACCTGAGCCGTAAGCCCAACTTTTGCCACCACTGAAGTGATGGGCGTCCACCCGGTGAGGCCGGGGCCAGTGGCGTATAGTACGGCGTTGGACTCATCAAGACCGATGTTCGGCTGACGAGACGACGGGGTTACCGCGCTGGTAGGCGGGCCGCTGAATACTGCATTTGCTAAACTCATGTTTTCGTCCTTTCAAAACGAAGCTCAAACGTAAGAAACGAGGCGCTGGGGGTTCAGTCCCAGCGCCGCATTCTTAGCTGATTGCCGACGCAGCGTCGATCTCGCGGATGCGGATCGTGGTGTCGGGGCCGAGCGACGTGGTGAAGTGAACACGGTAGCTCGTCCAACCGGGGATCAACCCTTCCGGGTCGGCCACAGTCGGTTCTGCGTTCTGAACGATGTTGCAGTTGATGTTCTGCCACTCGCCGTCACCGAACTCCGTGTCGCCCTGCGCACCGAGCTTGATGCTGTAGATGCCATCGCGCCCGAAGATGTAGGTACGGAGTGCCGTCAGGCCCGTGACGCCCTTGTAGTTCGAGGTCGCGGTAACCTGATTCGTCTGGAAGAAGTGAACTCCAGAGCTAGGCAGTTCGATCATCTCGGTCAAGTCGGTGCTCAGGAGGTCTTCCATCTTGGCAAGGCCCACCGGAGTGTGCTTGAGGATGTCGATTGGTGCGTTGTTCGCGGTATCCGCAAGAACGTCGCCCAGAGCAAACGGGTGGATTACACCGCAGAATGCCTTGGATGCTTCGTCGTACGGACGCACGGAACGGCCAGCGAGGGACTGGACAGCGTTACGAATCTCGGTCAGGCTGAGAGTCGTGAAGCTGGAAGTCGAAGCTGCCGGGAGAGCGATGAGAACGCTGGGGTCAACCGCGTTTGCACCGTCCGCAGTTGCGCGAACCAGACCGCTCAGGCTCTCGCCCAGACGGTAGGACATTTCGCGGGCCACATTCTCGACAGTGTTGTCGATGGCGGTTGCCAGAGACAAGCTGGAGAAGTTGGCGTAGTCTGCGTACTCACCGATGGTTGCGGTCGTCTGAAGGACGTTGACCGAGATGGAGTTGCCCACCGAACCTTCCGTGGTCTGCGCCTGATTTGCAGCCAGAGGAACGTACATGAACATCTCGTACTGGTTACCGCTCTTGGTCGGGAGGTCGAGACGTTCCGAGCAAGCGATGAATGGGGTCTGTGCCTTCAGGTTCTCACGAAACTTCTTCAGTAATGTTACGCACGAAGGCAGTGCGGTTCAGACATTTCTGCTGAACTCATACGGTTATTCTTCCCGTATGGTCGGACTATCGCATCACGTAATGCCGTACCTGCTCTAGCAGGACAGGTTTGTTTTCGTAAACACCGACGATGATGTTGCAATACCAGTGAATGAGACCGCGCACCCTTTTGGTTGCATGGCAATGATCGACACAAGTGTCCCGATCATGTACAGCCTTCAAGGGAAGGTTGCACACAAGACATATACCTTTTTGTTCAATGTACATCTCCTCTTTACGTTCTACGGTTATTCCGTATTTACGCATAAGGTGAGCAGGTTTATCTCGGTGCTGGTCTCGATATGTCTTGGCGTACTTCCGCATCTTTTCGCGGTTGTCTTCTCGCCATTTCTTTTGGTATTCCTTGATCTGTTCTGGTGTCCTTGAAACTCTCATTTACGCGCCCTCTCACTTAGTCTCTCACGCTGCGTTGCTTTTGTCAAGCATTGCTTGCGCCCTGTTAGCCATTTCAGCTTCCAAGTCGATCAGAGAAGGTTTTACTACGACAAGATTATTTATCGTAGAACTTGACGGTGGACTGAGGGAGGTTTGACTGGACGTTTCCAGCAGGAGTGTATGCCATTGTGATTCCTTTACTTCCTGAAACGTGATACGAGTTCGCCGACTTCCCTCCAGAAGCGTCTCTCTTGCGTATCGCCCTCTATGGCACTCGACTCCGCGCAACGGTAATCCGACCGTTGGTTTCTGTCGTTCGATCAGGGTCTCAGATCGAAAACTTCCTCAGCACATACTAGGGGATCAGTCACGGTAATCCACCGTCTTGATCCAACTTCCAAATTCATATAGCAGAACCGCCCCACCAAAGGGGCGGCCCGCACCCTGTCTCCGAAGATCGAGGGGTTATGTCTATTTCGTTGCCGGGAACACATGGTTCCCACAGGTACATTGCAACACGCTGGTGGCTTTCTTGTTCACCACGCGGCCATGCACGTCGTCCGGGTCAACCCCGAAAGTACGCTTGCATTTGCTGCAAGAAATTTCCATTACTTCTTCTTTCCGCGTCCGGCTTCGAGCTTGTCAACCTTGCCCGCGAAGTCGCGCTCCGTCTTGAGGCGGTGCTTGTAAATCTCGGAAGGCATCCGGTCGATTGCCTGTAGGCCCGTCCATCGACGAACTTGGCCGCCCGGCAGGGCTTCCTCGTAAACGATGTCGTCGCCTGCGGTTCGCGCTGGGATAACTCCCGGTGCGGATGCGTTGTCGCGTGTTAGACCACTTCCAATACCCGCACGGGGTGTGGGCGGAGGAGGCGGCGGTGGTTCAACCACCACTGGTTCGGGCGCTGGCGGAGGCACCACTACTGGCGCTGGAGGAGTAATAACTACCTCGGGCGGCGGCGGCGCGGGGGCTTCGATGAGGACGCCAGCGGCTTTGAGTGTGACATAAGCCTTCTGGAAGTTCTCACGTACCGGGGCGAGTTTGTAGCGTACGAGCCAGCTTGTGATGGCTACGCCGTTCTCTTCGCACCGATAGAAGTCCGGGTTAGAGTTCATGAACGCTTCGGATTCGGCAAACGCCTTCTGGCGATAGCTCTCCTGCTGAAGCTGATTGACGGTGTTCGCAAGTACTGTCGGCTTTGCTCCGATGCGGGCTTCGAGCAACTCGTCTGCTGCTTGGTCGAAGGTGTCGGGATCGAGAAGATCACGGGACAGCTTTGCACGTTGCTCCTGCGTCAGATCACGCGGCTTGAACTCCACGGCGGGCGTGTAGCGCGGCGCTGTGTCGGCGATCTCCTCGTCATTCGTGATGCCGAGGCGATTGTTGCGCGTCTCCAGACGGAGCTTGCGCAGAAGCAGAATGCTGTTGTCGCGGAGCTTGTCAGCAAGCTCTTCGGGAGTGCTGTACTTGATGACTTGCTCTCCACCCATCGGGCGTCCAGCTTCATCTTTGGGCTGATAGCGATATTCCAAAACTACAGGTTCTAGAGCCTGTTCGATGGCAGGAATTGCTTCTACGCTTGGCGCTGTATCTGACACCGATTCAAGAGGAGTAACTCCGTCAGGCTGAAGCCCTGCCTGTGCGAGTAAAGCAATTTCCTCCGGGGAACGCTGTTCAATTTCTATGGTCATTTATGTGCGCCCTCCAGCGCGTCATCCTCTCGGTACTCGCCGAGAAGGTTTGGTACATCGCTCGATGCGATCTCGCCGAGGTCAAGTAGACCCTCTGTAGAATCGCCTACGGTCTCAGTCTGCCCTTCCTTGCTTCGCGCTACCGCTACGGTCAACTCTAAGTTGATGCGGTCGGCCATGCCCTGATAAATCTGGGCTGCCGTCTTCGATTGCACGAAGCGGGCGTAGGCCAGCTTCTCATCCTCCACAGGAGTGTTCATGTGTGCTACCACGAACTTGTCTACTTCACTCCGCAAGATTTTGTGGATAATCTTGAAGCCGGGCGTTGCGCATGTTTGCGCTAACTCTCCGCGCTCGAAGTCGGTCAGTTCAATTACTGGTTCAAATGCCATGTTCCTCGCCTTCCATGTAGCGAACAACCGCTTTCAGTTCTTCCAGCGGGTACGCACATTTGATCGTGTTTGCTCTGTGAGAAATAACGCGGATGTTATCCTTCGTGTACCCCTTAGAGTTGTCGAAACGATCAATGGATGGAGAGTTGAACTTGTCTCCGCCTAGTTGCAGCGGTATACCAAGTACAGGACAGGTATAGGGCACTACAACATCTTGCTCAACAAGATCAAATGGTATGCCCTTTTTACTAGCTCGATAACGAGCCTTTCCTAGCAAGTATCTTGCCGGGTTGGACACTCTCCACGTCTTAGAATAGTCAGGATGAAGCTCCCTATGCTTCTTATTGTCAGCCTTTACCTTTTCCGAATCTCTGAACCTAGTTGCCATTGCGCTCCCATGATGAGGAATTTTTGTTTACGCCGGAATCTCATCCAAACCGGACTTATAAGCAATTTGAGTGTTTTTGTTACGCCGGAACACCCAAAACCGGACAGTTAGACGAGGCGGGCACAGTGCCCTGTACGCCTTGGTGACCCGGCTGAACGGGTCGCCTCATCTATCTTTACTGGACGCTAGGCTGCATTCCTTCAAGTCCACCGCTTGCGGGAGTGCCCTCAGTTGCCTCGCTCATACCGTTGTCTCGGAACGCCTCGCGTACGATGTCGCGCCGGATACGGTTATCAGTTGCCTGATCTTCAAGCTGGGACTTCTGCTGAAACTTCTGCTGGTTGGATTGCTGAGTTACTGCTGCCTTCGATTGCGCTTGCGCCTGCTGCGACTGAGCCTGCTGCTTGGCCTTCATCTCAGGGGTGAGTGGCTTGATGATGTCGTTTTTGTTCTTCCACTCAGAGGCTTCCATCCACATCGAAACGATGGGCTTGAAGTCGATGTACTCGCCGTTGATCTCAGCGAGGTTCTGCTGAATGGCGGGGTTCTCGAAAATCTGGGTGATGAGGGTCAACGACTGCGCCATCGTCCGCTTCGCGGCGAGGCTTGATCCAGCCAATACTTCGTACTCGATACGGGCCTTGTGGAAGGCGTCTAGGTCGAGTTCGTAATCCTTGCTCATCTCGTCGCCGAGGATTGCACTGATCTCAGCGTCGGACAGGTACCGCATGATTAGATCGTCGAGGATGTACAAGAACGGCTTGAACACCTGTTCGATGAAGTTGTCGAGCGGGCCATCGAGTCGAGTTGCACTCGCGCCAGCCAGCAGGCTTGCCCCGCCCGCCGTGCGCCCCATTGAGCTACGCGGCCCTGCGGTGGAACCCTGCACAAGGGCTTGGTCTGCGCCTGATGCGCTTTCGGTCGCTGTCTCCGATTCCTTGAGTGCTGACCAGATGTCGCCGGGCACCTTGGGGGTGTCCATGAGCTTGTAAGCCTTTTCGACTTCTCCGTCAACGCTGAGAATCTTTCCGAGGCCAGTCCGAATCATCTGCGTGGGGTTATTGGTGTCCCTCTTGCGCAGGTAGATCGGGTTGACGCCGAACGACAGAATCTTGAGGATGGCGTTGATCGTTCCCTGATCGACACGTTGGTTCTGCCCGACGATGAGGCCGAGGCCCATGCCGTAGAACGCCTTCGGTCTATTCCACCAGTTCGCTGAAAGGAACGGGATGACGCCGAATGGATTGTCGCCAGAGAAGATTACCTTGGCACGGTCGATGACCATGATCTTGCGCTTGCGATCCCAGTATTCCAGAACCTCTTTCTTTGCGAAGAGTACGTCCGGGGTTACCTCGATGCTAACTTTCTGCGCATGATACACAGCACCGTCGATGTAGGTTGCACCTTCACTCGAAAGCAACTGCGGGCCGCTGTCAGTAGGTGGCATCCACCACTGCTTCAACTCCTCCGAAGACTTCGGAAGATTCCAGCCCTTCTTGTCTGGGTGATCGTCCGGTAGCTCTGAGAGAGCTTCGCGGATCGTGTCCATTTCGTAAAAATTCAGGTAGCGAACGTCTGCTACGAAGTCGGCCTGTCGGATGTCTCCAACCGGGCACTTAGGATCGACGAGGACGTGGCTCAGTGGCCGCGACTCAAAGAACGGGCGGGGTACAACGCGCTCTGTTGTCGTGATCTTCGGTAGGTCGTCTGTAGGCAGTACGGTATTCGTTGGTGCGCCGTCCGGCCCGGTCGTCACGTTGGTAACCGTGGCTTGGCGCTTGGTCGTCACAACTTTCTTGTAGACGATGCCCCATTTCCAGATGCCAGTGCCGAGGCAAGCCATCTGTTCGAGTCCCCACTTCGTCTCCGTCTTGAAGCGGCATTCGTCGAGTAGGTAAGAGAACAGTGCGGATTTGCCGTCCACAACATCTTGGGTGGTGCCGGGGCGCGGGCGCAGCAGCATCGGAGGGTCGGCATAGAACAGGCCCTTGTAAAGCTGCGGCACTACCGCATTGCAAACCTTCGCCACAGTGAACCGTTGGACGTTCGGCTCAAGGACGTAGGTATTTTCGTAAACGGTCATCGGTCGTGGCGACTGGTACAGAAGGTCGGCATCGCGCCACAGGAGCGCCCACTGCTTGTTGGCGATCCACTCTTCTGCCTGCTTCGCAGAGCCTACGACTAGCGTCAGTTCAGCAGACTTGCTTGTCAAGTCGCCGCCCTTACCATAGTCGGCTGGCTGGAGTGACCCGCCTGCTATTCCGTCCTTCTCAATCTGTGCCATTCCTTGTTGCCTCCTACATCAGTCCTGCGTCAGCAAGAGGATCGGTTTGTGAAGAGCCGTCATCGTCGCGGAACTTCCTGCCGTTCTGCTCAAGTTGGTACTGGGTGGTCGGGTTGTCATCGCCCTGTATCTGCGAAGCGTTATACCTCGCGTACTGCCCAAGACCGTAGACTACTTGGTGCATGGCTGCGGCTTTCTGGTCGCTGACGTAATCCGTCTCTGCCGCCTGTGTCTTCGCTCCCATGTCCGCATACACACCGAACTGTTCGGCCAGTAGTGAAAGGGCCGACACAATGTCGTCGTGTGCGTCGTCGCTCGTTCCGGTGAACTTCTCAAGCTCGTTGTAAAGCTCGTTCAGTCCCTCGCACGAACTGAGGAAGTACATGCGCTCGTCGCCAAGCAGTCGGAGGACTGGCTTGGCCTTCATCGCTTTGGCTTTCGCCTTTGAGCCGAGTCCCAATGAGCAAAATTCGACGGGCACACTAATCTGGAGGCGATTCATCTCGCGCTTCAGTTCTTGTCCCATCCACTTCACGCCCATCGAGTCCTCTATAACGATGCGTTTCGGTTTCCACATCTGTGCAACGCCCGCGATGACTGCGGGTAATTCGTACTCGTTGAATCGGCCCCTCTTCATGTTGATGATGAAGAAGCGACCGCCTGAAATCAGGCATGTGAGAATTACCGTGTAATCCGCCCAACTCTTTGTGGAGTAGGCAGTGTCAACGGTGGTCACCACGATTCCTTGTGGAGGAAGCTGATTGCCGGGAACGGTGCGCCGGATCAGAAGCTCTCGGGGAAACTTCACCTTGTGAAGCTGCCGAGGGTTGTTGAGGTACTTGATCGGGAAGGCGTCCGGCTCTGTCTGCCGTTCATTGTTCAGGAACTCGAAGGTCAGTCGCTCAGGGAACCACAGTTCGTAGTCTTCCTTCTTCGCTTCTGCTTCGATCTTCCCAGCCTTCTTCGCGGCATCGGTGAACCACCAGCAAGCGCGGAGGTACACCTTCAACTTGACGGCGCTGTTGAAGCGGCCATCGTCCACTGCACCTACGATCAGGTGTGGGCTGCCCTCTTCCTTGGCGAAGAACTCTTCCTGCTTGATACGCTTTCCGTAGTAGTCCTTCTCGTCGTACCACGTACCAATGATGTCCATGAACCCGTAAGGGTGAAGGGCACCACGGTTGATGCTGATCTGTTTGTTGATGCCCGCGATACGCTCTTGCGTCTTGCTGTTCTCGTTGGTCACAACGTCGTCGAGCTTGATGATGCCGTAGTGAGGCCCGGCCAATGATTGCTCGATAGACCCTGCGCGAACGGTCGGCTCTTTGTCGTCTCCGCCAGCGGGCGTTTGAAATTCGTGCTGCGTCCCGGTGTCCGGGTTGATGCAGTGCTCAGGGAAGAGAATCTGAAAGTAGCTTGGTGACCAGTCCCCAGTGTCGTCGTCCAGCAGCTTCGCCGGGCCGAACGTCATCTTGCCCTTCTTGTCAAGCACACCCGCCTCTTCAAGAGTGAAGTGCTTCTTCAACTCCTTGATGAAGTCGCTGGCGAGGTCATAGACACCCGTCAGGATCAGGATGGTGATTGCCGGATAGCAGATGATCCACTGCACACAGTCGGCGATGTCGATGGAAGACTTGAACCCGCCGCGTGGAACGAGTAGCAGTCGTTCCTTCAGATCAGTGTACTGTGTTGCGAATTTTTCAAATGTGTTGAAAATTGGCTGCTTTGCCACAAAGAATTTGTTGCAGATGTCTTCATGCGTATTGACAGTTACTCTGTTGTACTTCTCCAGCAACTTACACAGAAAAAACAAATTCGTTTGTGACAGGTACCGTAGTCTCAAAAGCTCTTTCAGCGATTCTTGGTTTAGTTCTTCGCCATTGGCCTCTAAAGCGGTTTTCCAACTAGATGCTGCTTTGTTCTGTTGTGATGTTGGCAGCTTCTGGTAGCTTTTCAGGGAGTCCGAGTCGAACTGTACGTCGTCTGTATCCCTAAACTGATAATTAGGATTGTGTCGGCACTCTGCGTACAACGTACGCATTTTTTCAATGTGCATCAGCCCTCCAGCCGATTTACTTCTTCTTGCCTGCGCGACGTTGAACGTCAAGCGCGATTGCGATTGCCTGCTTGCGAGGTTTGGTTTTCATTTCTGTAGCGATGTTTTTGCCGACCGCTTTCTTACTTTTACTTTTGATGAGCGGCATAATTACCCCTTTTGAAGGTACTCAATAGCGGATTTCAAAACATCGACGCTATCTCGCAGGTTTCCTAAGCCAGTGTTGCATTTATGGCAAAGAAGTCCGCGTATGCATTTACCACAAGTCTTAGCTCCGGGACAGCAGGAATGATCGTGGTCGATGTGTGGAGTTCTGGTGAATACCTGTTTGCATATAGCACAACAATTCCCTTGTTTTTCGATCATCGCTTGAAAAGAATCATTGGATAGTCCGTACTTCCTACGACGATGCCCCTTATTTGCCCGTTCGTTGGCCGGAATCTGACTACGCCTCGTAATCCCGCTACGCTTCGTATACGAGACATCAGGAGAGCAGCCGCAATGTTTACCTATTTTTACTCGACAAGTAGGGTATGACTTTTCATTACCACATTCACAGCGCACCCTCCAAAGGGAGCTTCCTAGCCTTCCACGATAAATTGGGGTTGGTAGTTTAGCTAAGACGGTGAGCATTCCGAAAGTCTTACCCACCAGATCGATTGAATTCCAAGCAGACATTTACTTTTTCCAAGACTCCATTGTTGAGGCAAAATTTGCCATATGGGCCAAATGTTTATTGTCACTGTTCTTAGCCTTTGTCATTTTGTCGGCAGGAATCGGCTGTCCTTCAGGTACACCGAGAGCACGATGCAGTCCGCCGTGGTTCATCCCGGCAAGCGCTCGATGGAGCGAGTGGTTCTTCATAGTTGCCATGTATTTCTCCTATTTGGATTGAACCAAATTTCCCATGCGCTCTTCAGGCTGGGCAAAGTTTATACTAGTGCTAGAAGTATCCCGACCAAGATCGACCTTCTTCAACTGGGGCTTCACTGTGTTGTCTGCGGGAGGCTTAGGCATAGAGACTGCCTGCAACTTACCAACAGCGGCTTCATGAGGGTTATCGCTGGAAGCGTTTCCCTTAGCGCCGTTCTGCGCTGCTGCCAATGCGCGGTGCATAGATGCCTCTGCCATGTGGGTCTCCTTACATCGCCATCGGCGGTGCGCCTGCGGCTGCGTTAGGCGCTGCGCCTGCGGCGGCCCCTGCCGCTGCGTCAGGCGGGGTTGCCGGGCCTGCTGGCCCTGTGTCGGCGGTCTCGCCGGGATTGGGTGTTCCGAGATTAGCCATCATGTGCGCAGCCATCTCGTCATCGCCGCGCTTGGTGTGCTTCTCCATCGGGTGATGTTCGGGGTGCGTGTGGTGATGTTCGTGAATGGTGTCGCCGCTGGTCTTGGACTTGTACGACTTGATGTGGTCGATTTCTTTCTTCGGCTTCTCGCCGCCGCCCATATGGGATGCTACTTCGTGGTAAACGTGATCCATCTAGTGCTCCTTCAGATATTCCACTGCTTTCAGAAGCAGTTCGGGCCGTTCCTTGAAGAGTCCTAACCCTCGATTGCAATTACCACACAAGAGTTTTCGTACCTCTCCAGTAGTGTGATTATGATCGACAGATAGATTCTTACCTTCAGGCGGCGCTTGCTGGCATATGTAGCACAAGCCGCGCTGCTTCGCCAACATCTCATCGTACTGCTCTAAGGTTATGCCGTAGTTTCGCTTTACCCAGCACTCCCGCATCTTTGCTTTACTGTAGCGGCGTCTGTAAACACCTTTGCAGATGCGACTACAAAACTTCTTGTCCGTTCTAGTCGCCGTGAATACTGCGTCACAAGCTAGGCACTCTTTTTGTTTGAACGCTTTTCTTGTCATGGCTTCAGCACGTTCTCAAACAAAGACCAGTTAGCTTTGGCAAACTGCCGCGCTCCGATGCCGGGCGAATACTCCGGGTACAGTGTGCGGTATATTCGTTCGCTGTGGATGAAGTTGCCGGGCAAGTTTCCGGTGGCTCGTAGGTAGAGCAGTCCGGTAGTCGGGCCTCGACTGTGACCTTCGTTACACGCGATCAAAACCTTGTGACCTGAGCGAAGCTGGCTGTCAACATACTTTAGGCCAGTCATCACCATCTCGACGGGAATGAGATGGGGGTCAGCTACGTCGATGAAGTTCAGAGCCATCCGGTTCTTCTTCACGACGGACAGATAGTCCGGGCCTTTTGGTGCGCCGAGCGTGGTGTAGCCAAGAGATTGCTGATGACCACCGGGGCCATACTTGCAGCAGCGCAACGAGCGCCAGCCTTCTTTGTCCTTCACCTTCTCATACGCCGCGTCACCGCCCACGTACAAATCTGTCAAAATATCGGTCATTCATTTCTCCTGTGAATGGTCAGGGAACTGAGATTTGAACTCAGGCCACTCGACTCCAGATCGAGGACGCTACCAGACTACGCCATTCCCTGCTTATGCAGAACATCCTGTGGCGTCCGGTACACTACTGATCGGGGCGGTGCTCTCTGGAGACTCGCCGTACTTCGCTTGGAACTGGTCAGGCTTCAGAAACGCTCGATCCCAATTCTTTTCCGATGTCGTAGCGCCGGACGAAGCCGGGCATGTAAAAGTGCGTCGTTGGTATAACATGTTGTCCTCAGTCCTACTTGCCAAAAGGCTTGGTGGTGCGACCCTTCCAGTTCACTCCCATCTGGGAGGACTCGGATTCTAGATGATAAACAACGATCTCTGGGATCAGGGCGCGTTTGCTACGCGGCCACTGTGTAGGGAAATGGGAATCCTCACGACCAGCGTCTGTGTGACCTTCAGGATAGGAAGTGATACCGCTGTCCGAATGCCACAACTGGAAGAATCCTATTGGCACGTAACCGCCGTGGTGCTGAAAGGCTACGCGCGTTCCAAGTTGCTTCCCGGTGTTTCCTATGTGGATGAAGAACCCTGCGCCCTGCTGCATCGGCTCTGGGTTTCGGTGAAACTCTTCCCACTCCTCGAAGCTCTTGAACTCGGCGCGGTCGCATCCGTAGATCATAGTGGTGTCTAGGTCAGCAAGCTCCAGTACGCGCCGGAAATGCGGCGGCAGAACTATATCAGCGTCTATGTGTAAAATCCAAGCGTCCTTGTCGAGACGGTTCAGACCTTGATTGACGCCCGCTCCTTTGCAAAACTGACCCTGCCACTGCGCGTTGAACGCATCAGTAAGCCAAACTTGTACGCCGTAATAATCGCACACCCGCTGTGTGTCCTTGTCGGCTGGTGAGGTAACCACAACGATTTTGTCGAAGTGGGACATGTTCAACGGAAGCGTGTGGGCGAGAAAGTCAGCGTACCCAACACACGTAACCACGCACTCGATCTTCAGTTTTTTCGGCTTTACTGGATCACAGCTTGGTGGTTCTGGGTTCTCGTATGAGGACATGTGCGCTCCTTTGTTCAGCTTTTGGTTGGTGTTCGTGTTTTCCTGAACAACGGGAATTATTGAACACACCGTACGGGATTATTGTGCCCTTGAGAGCACGTTACCCGGTGTGATGTTCCCGTGCAGTAATGTCCCATATATGGGTCGTTATCCCGCTTACTGCCCTATATATGGGTCAAATGGTGGATCAACAGAGAATCGAACTCTGAACCTTCGCCTTGCAAAGGCGTTGCTCTCCCTAATTGAGCTATCGACCCGAATATGTCCCGCTTTCGCGGGTGTTGCACGGGCTTTGAAGTGCCCCGGCGCACTGTGGGTTCACGGTGAGTGAGCCCTCAAGGTTGAGAAAAACTACCCTACTTTTTCTAAATGGCTGGCCCAGAGGGAGTCTAACCCCCAACCATTCCGGTAACAGCGGAACGCTCTGACAATTGAGCTACAGGCCATCGTGATTTATGCGGTTGCGACCACAAGCTGTTTCGCTTTCGCGGCGGCTACGGCGGCCTTCTGCGCGTCTTCCACAAAACTCTTGAGGACGATGTTCGCAAAGTCTGCGGTGAACTGGTGATGGATGTCATCGGTAAAGATGCTGATGCCACCCGGCGTCTTCCAGTGCTTCGCAAAATCGGCGGCCTGCTTCGCTGTTACCTTGGGAATGTTCATGCTTTCGCTCCTACCAGCGAACTCACGGCGCTTGAAACAACAGGATCAGTGGGCGTCGGTCGCTCCGCGTCTGCATTTGCGACCGCGATCTTTACCCGGTCTCGCCGGGCGGCCCGCTTCTCCGCGACCTGTTCAGACTGAAGAAGAATCTTCGTCAGACGCTCAGACGCGTTGTTGCGCGTTCGTATCGACATTCTCGGGTCTTCCATGACGGATTCGAGGTAGGCGATCAGTTTTTTATACTTCGGGGATGTAAGGCGCTTCATAGACCCTCCAGCCTATTTGTGTGTAATGACACACGGCAGTGGGCTGTTCATGGCCCAAAACCTTACTCTAGAGGCTCTTCCATACACGGAAACAATCCCGCACACTATCGAACCTTCGGATAAGCATACAGCATAGTCAGCAGGAGACATCACACAGTCCCAATCGTCAGGGTGGGAGTGCAAAAAGCCAACCAGTGCTTGTGAATTTTCTTGAACCAACCGTCTGAGGTTGCGATACTCATCCATGCGCCAAGACACCGCTGTGTTTGTTTGGTGAGCATACCGCTTGGGATACGCCAGCCTATGAACGGTAACCACTCCATCACTCAACTCACCGACCATATATGCCATGATCTCTTTTGAAGAGTTACGGGCTTTGCTGCGAAAGTGATCCAGTGCAGCTTTAGAAATTACTACCTGCACTTGGCCCTCTCTAAAATGTGCCCTTCGGCACATGACCACTCTGTTAGTCACCCGCTTGGGGTGAAGGTGGTGTTTGAAAATCATGCACACGGTTTACGTGTTGCAAAAACGCTTCGGGCGTCATGTCCGACTTCATACGATTACAGACGCGGCAGCATGAAACGCAATTTTCGACAGAGTAGCTTTGCTTGCTATCTCTCCTATCGACTCCGTTATACCTGAAAGTTCTATTGCCACTCTTCCATAGGTTTGAAAGTTCAGTTCCGCAATAAAAGCACTTTCCAAGTATGAGCGAAGCAAACTGCTCTTCGTCTAACTCAAAACGTATTGAGCGCCTATCAGCGCCACGTTTGTAACTCTTCATCAGATCAGATACCGCAGCCGCCTTCAAAGGCAGTGTGTGCAGGCATCCGCAGCTTTTAGTATTACGCTGCATCAGGCTGCTGGTTCTAACGATCTTCGTATTTCCACACTCGCATTGACATAGCCAAGTGGAACCTATCTGAGGGTACGTTCCCTGAAAACTGAGAACGGTAAGCCTACCAAAAACCCTACCTACAAGGTTGTTTACGGTTTTCATTTTCTCCTACTTGATCTTGTGTGGTGCAGTTTTGTTGAACTGCTCGATGCGTCCTTCAAGCTCTTCGATACTGAAGAGTAGGTGGTTCACTCGTTCCGCCAGATGGTTGAACTCTTTGCGGGTCACGTACTGGCTCACAAGGGACGCGTTCTCCGGGGTGACCTCTACGTCCAGTGGGTCGGCCTCGGGTGCGTCTGCTGGCGTCTCCGCCTCAGCATTAGAGGTTCCCTGTGCGGCTACAAGCGGTTCCTGCTGTGCGCCCGGTGCTTCCTCTGGGTGCTGTATGTAGTACGCGGCTTCTGCCACGTCCATCGGCTTCAGCGTGTTTGCTGTGTTTCCTGCGGTCAACGCTTGGCGGGTGAGCGTAAGGTTATCTACGCTTCCTTCAACAACTTGGCTCATAACTTCCTCCTGTGTGCAATACAAAAGGCACCTGAGCGGATGCTCAAAGGTGCCGTTGGGTGTTCAAAACTGGCGACAGGTACGACACTTTTCAGCGCCGCAGGAGGAGCCTGCCGCCTATCTCGTTCAATCTTTGATACCAGTATAGCACGGTCGTCAATGGGTTTCGCTGGTTATACGCCTCGCGCATAACGCTGATGGTTGAAAACAAAGGAGAAAATAAATTTAGTGAGCATACATAAAAACAATTTGCACCCACAAAAGCACCCGATTTTACCCACTTATCGCAAGATACACGAGGGGCTTTCCTTCGTCGTATTACCGTCTTCCAGCCTGTAACACATAGGCCCAAGACAGTGATCGAACGTACCCTATCGGGAAGCAACAGTGAGCGGTGCCCTTCGTCGAGTGCCTTGAAAGAAGCTCACTCATTTGATGCACCTGAAGACGACCTCAAGACGATCTGACTGCCATGAGAGCGACAAACCCCGACGTATGAGAGTTTTTACCCCTTGCGGAGACGACACTGTTGACCGGGACGTATGCCCCTCGGCTGGTGAATCGCGGGATCGCTACCCGCCCGTTGCCCGGCAAAACTGGCTTTAGACCAGAACTCTCTTATCGTTACTGCTACTGTACTGCTGTAGGACTTACACTCCAAGCCCTGATCTCTGTATTGTACGACGAGCGCCTTATTTTGTCAAGTGGGCTTTGCTCAAGTCGTCGCATTCCTGATTCTTCGCACGGCCAACCCATTCAAAAGAAACGATATGACGGTCAAGTCGGATGGGTCGCAGCGCGGCCTTCGCCTGCACGAAGCCGGGATAATAAGCCTTGTGCTCCTTGGCCTGCCATCGTCCGGTCATCATGTCGAGCACGAAGGTGCTGTCCCCTATGATATTGATTTTGCACGGCTCAGTCACATGCAGCCTGCTGAATGCCTCAAGCCCCTTGGCAAGAGCGACGAACTCTGCTAGATTGTTCGTCATGCCCTCCCCGGTGCCGATGACACCGTGGCCCGTCTCGACGGCACTGCCGTCCAGTTTGAGGGTGAAGCCATAAGCGGCGGTGCCGCCCGGATTCTTCGGCCCGCAGGAGCCATCAAAGTTTAGGGTATATTCAGTCATCAAGTACAGGGTATCACAAGTTGATCTATTTGTCAACTGTTGACAGATTAGGCAACCTGTGGTACCATGTATCTAGTTGCAGAGACGGCTTCTTATCCGGTGGGACTGAAGCAATAGCAACCTGAGCAGCACGGAGATACATTGATCGAAAGTAAAACATGCCCCAAGTGCTGGATCGAAAAGGCAGCAATAGAGTTTGCAAAATCCTCTAGACGGTTAGATGGGTTGCAAACTTATTGCAGAGATTGCAACGCCTTGTACCGAGCCTCTAACAAGCAACGCTTGAACGAGGCACAACGGTTGAACTATGCTAAAAATAGAGCTAGAGTGATAGCGTCGGTGAAAAAATACTGCCTAGCTAACGCCGATTCCGTGCGGAAACAGCGAAGGGCTTACTATGAAAAAAACATAGCAGCTTGTATGTTGCGTGAGGCAAGGAAAAGAGCTACTAAAGCTGGCGTTTCTTTTGATCTTACTGGAAAAGATATAATGATACCAAAGATTTGTCCGGTATTAGGCATACCCATTTTTGTTGGGGTAAAAGGCATGTCCGACAATTCACCCTCTTTAGATCGCCTGAAACCCGCTCTAGGCTACACTAGGGAAAATGTGCGCGTCATCTCATGGAGAGCTAATCGTCTAAAGAGTGACGGCGCTGTTGAAGAGCTTAGGGCTATTGTGCGCTACATGGAGACGAATGCTAGAACTGCCGACTTTGACCCCCGTGGTAATTGCAGAGATGAACCCGCCTCTCAGGGTAACGAGAGTTGTGAACGCCACGACGATTGCACAAATGGAAGACTTCTTCGCCCGCACCCTAGCGGCAGGCGGGGTAATCGGCTGCGACATCGAGACCACTCCTCTAAAAGATTTTTACTACAGGCGTATCCGCACCATTCAATTTGGAGACCTAAAAGAGCAATACGTCATAGACCTTCGGGCATTCGTTTTCGAGGACTACACACACGTAACCACAGTCGATGGAATAAACCACAAAGAAGGTTACAAATCCAAGGGTGACATTCTGTTTGAAGCGCAGGGTCAGTATGGAAAGAATCTTACCCCCCTACTGAAAAGTCTCGTCAAAGTTATAGAGCCTGTTCTTTGCTCTTCCTCTTACCTCAAAGTCGGCGTGAATTTGGGGTTTGAATACTTGAATTTTTACTGGAACCTCGGTCTTCGCACATGGCACTTCTGGGATTGTGCGATGGTGGAGAAGTGCATCTATGCGGGTGCGTCCCCGCTGAAGCGATACGCCACGTTCTCGATGGAAGAGATGATGGCCCGCTACTTCCAACTCAAAATCGACAAGATGTATCAGGAGTCGTTCACGCTGGACGCTGACCTGATCGACGACCAGATCAACTACGCGGCGCTCGATACGCGGTTCCCGCTTGCTATCCGGGCCGTGCAGATGCTCATCCTCAAGGGCACGACGTACAAACAGTTGGTCGCGGCGGGAAAGCCTGCGCAAAAGTATTTGCGCTACATCGACCCGCTGGTGCAGGGCGACGACCTACGCGAGATCGCGCAGATTGAGAACGACGCCATAGGTGCCTTCGAGGACATGAACGTCCACGGTGAACGACTGGATCGCACCCGCTGGCTGACTCGCGTTCAGAAGTCCAAGGAAGCTCTGCTGCGACTTCTTGAAGACGAACTCGATCCGGTCTTCCTCCCGATTGTTGGCAGTAAACTCGACATCATCACTGATGAGCAGATCGAGGCAGCGCGGCAGGCGTGGAAGATTTACGCCGACCCTTCTCCCGAGGAGAAGGCATTCCTGCGCGTCTCCCCGGCAGAGACGGAGATCAACGGCCTCATCCGCAAGGCGGAGAAGCTGGGCAACATCGCGGCCATCGAAGAACTTACTGCGGAGAAGGCGAAGATCAAGACAGACCGTGAAGCGGCGGCGGCGGCGCTCAAAGCAGTCCGCGATGAGAAGAAAGAGTTCCTGAAAAAGGAAGCCTCTGATCTTGGCAAGCGGCGCACGAAGATCAAGAACCTCATCAAGAAGTGCGAGGGTCAGGCGCTCATCAACTACGGCTCTGACAAGCAACTTCTCAAAGTCCTCATCGGCATGAAGGGCTTCAAGAATCTCACCAACCTCGATGACGACGTGCTGGCGAAGTATCCGCAGAGCAAGGTCATGTGCGCCATCCGCGAGTACCATCGTTTGTCCAAAGAAATTGGCACATACGGTGACGCGTGGGCGACGGAGTTCACCACCAAACCTTGCAAGGAAGAGGGATGGCTCAACCCCGGCGACGGACGGCTGCACTGCGTCTTCAACCAGTACGATGCCGAGACCGGGCGCTCAAGCTCTGAGAAGCCGAACGGCCAGAATCTTCCGCAGGACAAGGAAGTGCGTGGATGCTTCATCTCTGATCCGCCGAACGAAAACATTCGCATCTCTGACTGCTGTCAAGCAGACACACGCACTCACGGTATCGCCATCGTCACTGATAAGACCGAAGGTCGTTGGTGCGAGGCTTGCGGGCTACCGTGCTCAACTCATGCCGAAGAGTACATGTACATCACATGCGATATGTCCGGCGCAGAGCTTCGCATCATCGCCGAGGTCGCTAACGATCCGGTCTGGATCGGAGCCTTCACTCGCGGCGAAGATGTTCACTCGGTTTGTACCGAGCTTCTCTACCCTGAGAAGTGGCCCGAGCTTGCCCTGCCTGATTGCGCCTATTACAAGCTGCGTGAGGATGGAACGCCTCAGCACAAGAAGTGCAAGTGCCCCGAGCACAATTCACTTCGTGACGGCACCAAGGCTGTCAACTTCCTCCTCTGCTACGGCGGCGGCGCTTCGACTCTGGCGGCCCGCATCGGTGTGAAGAAGGACAAGGCGCAAGAGCTTCTCGACATCCACGCTGCGCGATTCCCGCGTATCTGGGCATACCTTGAGGACTCCGGTAAGAAGGCGAAGGTTCACAAGAAGTCGTTCGACATGTTCGGACGCCGCCGCCTCTTCCCCGAACCCACGATGGATCGCGCCCGCGACTACTTCATCAAGGACAAGGCAGACCGCCTCGAACTGGATGATGATGAAGCGACCGACAACGTGGTAAAGTGGAATGAAGAGCACCCCGGTGAGAAGCCGGACGAGGACACACTGTTCTGGCTGACGCACCGCAAGCCCACGAACAAAGAGGTCATAAGCTCTCTCATGGGACTTGGAGAGGGTATCGGTCGTCAAGGCAAGAACCACCCGATTCAGTCGGCCAACGCGACCATTGCAAAACTGGCGATGGGTTGGGGATTCGACAAGGACGGTATTCCGTTCCTCTGGCACACACTGCCGAAGCTCCGGGCGAAGCTGGTGAAGTTCGTTCACGACGAACTTGTCATCCAAGCGCCGAAGCAGTTGGCGCAGAAGGTTGCTGATGAGATTCAGAGCGCCTTCAAGCGGGCCGCCGCGATGCGGATGGTCAAGGTCTTCATGGAGTCGGAGTTCCACATCGCAACCTACTGGCAGAAGTAGTTGACAGATTCACGAAGTTGTCGTAAGATGGGTGAATCATGAACACGGTAGCGTACAACATGGATGACTTGAGGGAGAGGTTGCGCAGTCGCTTCCATGCTGTTATCATCAGCCGTGGGTATTCGGAGGCAGCGGCTCAAGGCATTCTGAAGGAGTGGCTGCCAAAGTACATGCAGGATGTCGAGGGGTTCAAGAAGATGTTGGAAGAATACGAAACGGGAAACGATGAATCATGATGTCGTCAAGATCAAATTCGGCTCTCACCTGTACGGCACCACAACGCCGTCGAGCGACATGGACTTCAAGTCCGTGTTCATCCCCACCCGCGAAGAGATACTTCTCCAGCGCGTACCCGGCTCACGCACTCACGGCCCCTCAAAGGTCGGCGATGGTGTGAAGAACAAGCCCGGCGACGTGGACTTCGAGTCGTATTCGGTATCGCGCTACCTGCAACTCCTGATGGATGGGCAGACTGTCGCCATAGACATGCTCTTCGCTCCGGTGTCCCATCAGGAGTACAGTAGCCCGACGTGGCGCTACATTTACGCGCACCGCGACCGCTTCCTCACAAAGAAGAGCGCCGCGTTCCTCGGATACTGCCGCCAGCAGGCGAACAAGTACGGAATCAAGGGCAGCCGGGTCGCGGCTGCGCGGGAAGCGTCAGTGCTTTTCAAGGAGGAGTTGACCCTGCGTGGAAACACCGCAAAAGTTGCGGAGATTCCCGAGGCTATTCTCCGCACCATCGAAGGGGAGCACACCACGTTCGAGATGCTTCCGATGTCGTCGAAGCCCGGCGACATGGGGATGTTCATCAATTGCTGCGGTCGGAAGATCAGCTACACGTCCACCATCAAGCAGGCCGCCGAGGTCTTCACCCGTATCTTCGAGAACTACGGCGACAGGGCGAAGCAGGCGGAGTCGAATCAGGGTGTGGACTGGAAAGCCCTGTCCCACGCTGTGCGCGTCGGCCACGAGGCTCTGGAGCTTCTTTACACGGGCAACGTCACGCTGCCGTTGAAGGCGGAGATAAGAAACCTGTGCCTGAAGGTGAAGCTGGGCCAACTTCCTACCAAGAAGTTGCAGATGTGATCGAGGAGCTTCTTGAGCGCGTCGAGCAGGCTGCGGTCGATTCAGACCTACGCGAGGTTCCTGACTACGAGTTCGCAGACAACTTGATCCTCAACGTCCACGAGCATGTCGTACAGGAGAACGTCCTTGGCTGATAACCTACCAAAGCTGCGGGAACGGAAGAGCATTCTGAAGTTCAAGCCGTTCCCGTATGAGCTTCACCTGATCTTCACCAGTGATGTCGTGCGCTCAATTCGCAAGCGGTATGAGGGAACGAAGGGCGACGAGACTACTGGGGCGATGACGCTGCACTGCACTGGCGGTTCACTCATCATTTTCGATGAGACGACCAACATCAACTACATCGGCCATGAGGTCTCACATGTCGTGGAGAAGTTCATGGAGTTTTGTGGCATCAAGGATGGCGAGGTTCGCGCCTACTACCAAGGCTGGCTGACGTATGAAGTAGCGAAGCGGGCCGCGCTTGACAAACCTGCCGGGGAGTGATAGAATCATCCTAGTCGAGCTTGCTGAATGGCGCGTTCGGGACTGGCGTCGTAAGAGAACTACGGACGGGTTTCCTACACCTGATTGCAACACCCGACGCGCCATTCAGCGGGCTTGACAAGATTCACAAGGAGTGAGATGATGCAAACAGTAACCGGAGAGTTCTATTTGGCGGTGAAGAAGAATCGGCAGACTTGGAAAGGTTTGGCCGCTCGACTCACCAACAAAGCCCCGGCTCTGGACCTTCCGGC